TATTGGTCATAAACCAAATTATTATGGTGGCTCTAGAAAATATAATTTATCCGATAACAGCACTAATAACTGGTTATGGGCCATTCCAACCTGGGGAGAATCTTGGCATAATAATCATCATAGGCATCCAAAGAGATATCATTGCGGTGAAAATTGGAAACAAATAGATATTTCAGCCTATGTTATTCGATTAATAAAAATTTAATTATGGTAAATTGTATTATATTTTACGGAAACAGCGATATTACTGTAGGTCCTAAAACAGCAGGTCCGTTTCGAATTGCAACAGAATTAAGAAAGCATGGGTTTTCTGTAATATGTATTGATATAACCGCGTTTGATGGGATGGATGATAATTTTAAAGAAATATATTCTTCCTTAGTATCCTCTGAAACTTTATGGACAGGATTCAGCGGAACATTTATGCGAGACATTTTTGGTAAGCCTTCTTTATTACCATTGGGCTCTAAAAGATTTTTAGATAAAGATCCAAATCATTTTGATAAAGGTGTGCAAGAATTTGTCGATTTTGCAAAAAGATTAAATCCTAAAATGAAATTACTGTTAGGTGGAGCAAGGTTGCACCGGTTGAGTTCTTTGGGATTTATAACTTTTGAAAAATATGTTGATAAAGAAATTGTAGATTATACAAAATGGCTAGCAAAACAATCAACAAAAATAAATCTCCAATTTTACACCGATACTATTGTTGGAGAAGAATTTAAAGAGTTTTCATCATCGCAGATTTTATATGAAGAAAACGATATTATATTCAAAACCGACACACTTCCTTTAGAAGTATCTAGAGGATGCATTTTTAAATGTAAATTTTGTTCATACCCATTGAATGGAAAAAAGAAAGGTGACTGGATTAAACAGGCAAAGTTGTTAAGAGAAGAACTAATTTTAAACTATGAAAAATTTGGAGTTACAAATTATGCTTTGACCGACGATACGTATAACGATTCAGTTGATAAATTACTGTTACTTTATGATGAAGTTTGGTCAAAAGTTCCTTTTAAAATTAAATTTTCAACTTACACTAGGTTAGATCTTATTGTAAGATTTCCAGAGATGGTAGATATTTTAAAAGAATCTGGATTAAAAAGCGCGGTATGTGGTCTAGAAAGCATTAATCCAAAATCTGCAAAATCAATTGGTAAAGGCCTTGATCCTCAAATTCAAATTGAATTTGCAAGAGAATTAAAAAAAGATAAATGGAAAGATATTTTAATTTCTTCAAATTTTATTTTAGGATTGCCTCATGATACAAGAGAAACAATTGATGAATTTGAAGAATGGGTTTTAGGAGATAAAAATCCATTTGATTACTGGTACATATTTCCTTTAGGTATTTTTCCTCCAGGATCTAATAAATCATATACTCAATCAGAATTTGATTTAAATTATAAAGATTATGGTTACGAATTAATTCGAGGTCCTGATGATCCAGATTATCTTTACATAGGCTGGAAAAACGATAGAACAAAACTCAATGCGCCATATTGTAATTCTAAATCTAAATTAATATTAGACAGATCTAGAAAGACTAACTGGAAATTTGGCGGATGGTTATGGAGTATAATGCAAGAATTTATACCAGATGAAGATATTACTCGTCTTTCGAGAAATGAATGTTATAAAAAATACAACCTTGATAAACTGAGAGAAGAAAAGAAAAAGTTGTATATAAAACGATTATACAAAGTTGTAGAGAACATAAAAAATTCTAAATAAAAATAACATCATTTTCAATTAAGGGATTGAGAAAAGTAACACAATCTGGGTTCGTTTCAACTTGCATACTTATTCTCGGAACATTGTTCTTGTTCATTTTTACATCATGAGGGACGCTGCTTCTTATAACCGTAGGTCCATCAAGTTCAAAAGTAGATCTAGCCTGAATGTCTTTTGATACAAATGGTCGATAACTTTTTATTCCGGATTTAGGATTAGTTGTTTTAACTACTCTACAATTTCCATAAAAAGTTGTTTTAGATCCTTCGGTGTTAAGCAACGGCATTAATACTTTTGCATAAGGGGGCAGTAAATCAATATGTATTGGTCCATGCGAATCGTCGTACATAACAAAAATAGAAATAAGATAAGGTTCAAGATCTAACTTATTAAAGGACGGTACCAATAAAGGGCAATAACTAGTAAATTTTTTAAAGTCTACAATATAGTAACTAGACAATTTTCTTTGAAAAATTTTATCATCATTTTTGACAAATTCTAAACTTTTACTTCTTATTTCTTGAAAATTTGGTAAATCAATCTTTTTAAAATAAATGTCATCTTGGTTCATTGTACACCTTTTTTATAATTTATACAAACTTAAAATATTAAATAAAGAAAATGAAAAAGGAAAATTATGCCATTATATAAAAAAATTGATACCTTTGATGTCGACGAAATCCTTAAACAATACACTGAATTAGAAAATAATATAGTTTGGAGAGAAAGTAGTAGAGGAAAACAGGCTGGTATACAATATAAAGAAGGAGAAAATCCTTGGGAAAGTGCAGTTGGAAAATTTAAAGACAGGACCGAAGAATCGTATTCTCTTTTAAATCCTTTTTTCAAAGATACTATTTTTGAAGAAATTATCAAAAAACATAATTTAATTCGAACAAGATTAATGTGGGTATTCCCAATGTCTTGTTATTCATTTCACAACGATGTAGCCCCTAGGATACATTATCCATTAATAACAGATAATGAATGTTATTTCCTTTTTAAAAAAGGAGAACTAATACATTTTCCTGCTGGAGAAGTTTGGTGGGTTGATACTAGGTTTAAACATACATTTTTAAATGCATCTAACGTAAATCGATTACACATTGTAGGTGTAGTGAAACGTTAAATTTGTCCTAAGACAAATTCTGATACTAACTGATGAGTTTTAATTCCAGGATGTATTAAATCTCTCGCAAAGTCATTTGTCACTTTAAAATCGATTAAAAATAATTTTGGAGCATCAAAGCATAAAAACTTTATATTATTTGTTATACAAATATTTTCTATGGCTAAAATATTTTTTTGTTGATTTAAAAAAGAGTTTGTATCGTCTAAAAGCCACTTTTTATAAAAAGAATCCATTTGATAAAATTTCATTTGCGATCTATAATAGAATATTTTTTGATTCTCGCATAGTTCTATTCTTGAATTTTCCGGACTAAACATTATTACAATTTTTGGTTTTAAAGTTGAAATATAATGGTACCCAAATCTAAATGCAGTATCATTCGATGTTCCACCTAGACCTAAATTAAAAAACCTAAGTTTTAACTTTTGAGATATTAAATATCCGGCAGTTTCTTCTAACGGTAATCCAGTACCAAAGGTTAAACTACATCCCAAAAAAAGTATTGAATCAGTATCTGCATCAAATTCAAAAGACCTAAATCCATCACCGTTGAATTTGTAAGTTATTTTTTTATCTATCCAATTATTACTTTTTAATAAATTGAAATTTTTATTAAGATTTTCTTCATATCTTTCTTTTGAATCAAAGAGATCCCATTCTTGAATAGTATTAGAAAAAATTTTATATGAATGAAAGCCGAGATCTGTATTCATAAATTTTTAACCTCTAATCTATTTAATTAAATATTGTTATGCAAGATTTATTATTTGGTAAAGTAAATTTTCCTCCTTTAGACAAACAGTTATTAACATCTCAAATAATGAGTGTTGATAAAAAATATTGGTTTCGAGACGATTATAGAGCGACTAACATGTTATCTCTGATGACTAAAAATCCTATTCCAGGACCGGAAGGAACTAAAAATAGTGTTAAAGGTGAGTTTCAGTGGTTACCATATACTCCGACTGCATTAAAAGACTGGTTTGAAAAAGAGATTTTTCCGTGGATGGGAACAAAAACTCGAATCATGGCTTTATTAACACATGCAAATGATAAAAACAACGAGCATATAGATTGTGATGAAAAAGATATTGGAACATTACAGCACAAATTCAGATATGTGATTAAAGGCAAAACCAGTACTCTTTATTTTAAAAACGAAAACAAAGATGTTTTTGTTCCAGAAATTGATGGTCCATTTATAATGGACGGTAGTTGGCCACATGGTATGTATAATTTCGACAATGATTATAAACTTACTATAGCCGCAGGTTCACCATGGAATGGCAATGTTCAATATTCAAATTTAGCAGTTCTTATGAAGAAAAGTGAATTGGTATTTCCAAAAGATTATAAAAAATATTTAAAAAAATAATATGTCTTATCGCGTTAAGTCTTACAAAGATCTCAGTGTTATAGAAACACAACAATTCATTGAGTTTTGCAAATTAGCATCGACAGAAAAAAAAGACCCAGCAAGTGTTAACATGTGGGATGAAAATGAAAATTCTAAGCACACCATTTTATATAAACTAGATAAAACACCAACGTTTACTGAACCAAACGGAATATTTTTTATACTATTTTATAATGATCAAATAGTAGGATGTAGCGGCGTTTATAAAAGTTCTTTTTCTAATGAAATTTATATTGCAGGTGCTAGGACTTGGATTGACAAAAGATTTCGAAATCAATCTGTAATTAAAGAATACTTTTTTCCTATGCAAAAAAAATGGGTAATAGATAAAGCAGGAAAAATAATTGCGTTAACATTTAACGAATACAACAAAAACATTATAGAAATTTTCAAAAGAAATAGGTTGGGAGAAAAGAATAATAGGATTAACAAACGATCTGAAGGCGATTTATTCTTTAACGGAATAAACGTTTTAGATTTTCCAGTTAATATAAATTATACAAAACAATGGATATGCTATGAACAGTTAGAATCAAATTTTGTTTTTGATTGGGAAAAAATAAAATTTATATAGACATTAACTTTTCGTAATACAAATTTCTAAACGCAGTATTTCTTCTTTTGATCTCTTCCCAATTTAGTTCACTACGTCTTGCTCTTAACATAGTGTTCTTATCGTAACCTAAACTAGTCAAATGCATGTATGTCCACGGATGCAGTCTAGCAAGTGGTTTTAATTCTAAATCAATTTGTTTCGAACAATCTTCTGCTTCTTGTTGCGTCCAATCATTATTAAACCATTTTCCGTTACTGTCAACTTTAAATCCATACTTACTAGAATTTTTATCAAATTCACTAGTAACTGTCCATGCTAATGCACTTGAGAAAAATCCAAGTGCAGTAAATTTAATACTGTGTAGATCATTTTCTTTATACCATTTAATTGTTTCTAATAAATTTTCTTTTGTGTCGTAAGGTAGTCCAACAATAAAATTTAAATGCTGTGTTACTTCTTTATTCCATAATTCATTATATAGTTTAGGAAGCCAATCTCTGGCATGTTTACTACTCCATCCTTTTCCTACTAACATAGATGCTCGAGGATGTAATGTTTCTATTCCGTGCATTGCTCCTACTAATCCAGAATTTTTTAATAAATCAACAGTTTCGGGAAAAGACCATACTAAGTCTGCTCTAATATATGCAGTATATTGAATCTTAAATGGCAATGTTTGTATCATATCATGCCATGCTTTAACTTTAAAAACTGTATCATTAAACGTGTCACAGACAACGTAATAACTAGTTACTCCAAAATTTTCATAATTATGTATTAGTTCTTCTTTAACACACTCCATGGATCTAATATAATCCATTTTTGCCTTTCCTAAAAGGTCAAACTGACAAAATTTACATTTAAAAATGCATCCTCGAGATACTTCTATAGGAAGTGTTTCATTGGGAAAAATTAAATCTTGATTAGAAAATTTGAAATTGTCTCCTTCAATTTTGTATTTTGAATTATTTGGAGCATGATAATTTAACATCATTTTGTCACCAGATGGCAACAATACTCTTCTAGCCTGAGGAGGAGGGTCTCCATTTTTATAATGATTTAATAATTCTAAAAATGTATCTTCGGCAAATCCTGTAACAACACATTCTACTAAAGGTGATCCTTTAAATCTATTTCCAATGTGCCCACCTAAAATAATTTTTAATTTAGGATATTTTTCTTTTAGCATTATAAGTACATTCATCAAAGTTTCAGGAACAAAACTTCCGCCGATATGATGAGCGTGATAAATGTGAGTCATACCTATACCAAGAACCATAGTTTTTTCAGTAACAAATTTTGTTGTTAATTTCCAAAGTTCTTCCTGCGACCATGCAGTAACAAAATCTATCACTTGAGCAGTATACCCGTGATTTCTAATATAACCTGCAATCTTATAAACTCCCATTGTTCTGGCAGACAAATTTGTCGGCGGATTGGGCATATCATTCCAAAAAACTACGTCCATAATTTTCCTAATTTAATTTTGATATTGTTATAGCAATTCGAGGGTGAGAAATATTCATTACAAAATGATATACATCAGTTTGAATTCGATGCCATCTTTCTTTTTCAATTAAAAATTTTTGTTTAAATCTTTTTTGATCATCAAAAAAACATGTATATACATTATCTCCACCAGGATCAATAATATAGTTGAAGGCTTCTTTCCTAACTAGATCTTTATGGATAGGAAGACCTTTATAAACAATATGTATCTTTGCTGAATAATCGACTGTAAAATATTGATAAGCAAAATTTTTTATTTTTTCTCCGGCATTAAATGTTTTGTAATACTGATAACTATCATCCGGATATACATTTTTATTGTTGTTAATACACCAATATGCTTCGTCAATAAGTGATTGATCTATTTTTGGAATAGTATCGATATATTCTAAATAATTCATAAAAATATTTATTTGGTTTATGATTGCAGAATAATATTTGCAGCCTCTTCTACTGAAATGTAATTCTTTTTATCCATGGTTGGATATTTTTCTAAAATTTTAGATGTTCCTACGTATCCAAATGATACATATTTTACTTTACAAAACCCAATAACTCTATTTGACATTTCTTTTAGCATTACTTTTTCTGCCTGATAATGTAACAAATTAAGTTTATTATTTGGAAGATATTTTATATCTGCAATTCTACTTCCTACATTTATTATAGTTTTATTTCTTAAGTTATACCAACTATTCCATAGATCTATAAACATTAAAGTTTGGCCAAATTTGTTTTGGGCATTGTTAATAAAAACATCGCAGTCTTGCACTTCTTCAATTATCTTCAACCGAGAAGAATTTTCATTTATATCGTATCCGTTCGATCTACTGAATCCCAATATGTTTGGACTTAATCTATTAAAAATTTCTAAACCAATACCATAGGTATGTCCTGTAATTGCATATTTCATTTAAACCTCAACGTTAATCCTAATTTTTCCCCGGTCATTTTAGCCGTGCAATGAATTCTTCTCGAGTCAAATATAATAACACTACCCGAACTAAATGGATAAGCATTTCCACTTAGACCAAATAAAGTTTGAAAAGGATACTGCGATAAAAAATTTTTATGTAATTCTTTGTCTATTGGTTCCCCAGTTAAGCCAGTAACAGGATATTCGTATGGAGAACCTTTAACTCCAATGTTTACTTTAAAATTTTTTACTGGATGATGCATACACCAAGTAACACTATCTAGTTCCCAAATTTGATCAAATATAATTAGATGGGGTAACTCACTAGAAAATGATAATGGTATTACTACATTTATTTTTCCATTCTGATAGGTTTTATAATCTGTGTGTGGAAAGTAGGGCTGATTGTGTTTATAAAAATTTCCCTGCACATAATCTAACTTTTTTCCTATTTGCTCTTCTAATATAGTCCTAACAATATCTAATGCTTTACCCGGAGGCGCCTTATTCATAGAAACTGTATCATAAGTACCAATTTCGTTATAATAATCAATTAAATTTTGTACAAGGGCCGAATCAATTATTTCAAAAATTTGTTTTGTTTGCATCATTAAATTCTTTAACCCACCAAAAAATTTTATCAGCCCAGCCAGGGGTTGCCCACATTGAATCCCATTTATTAGCCCATGTTACATAATTTTTTACATCATCTGTTTTTGAATAAGCAGAAAATGGTATAGATTGAAAATTATCTATTGTGTGTATTATCTTCTCTGGAAAATTAACGAGATTTGCATATGATGGATACACAATAGGTATCGCGGTAAATTTATATTTCCAAAAATTTTTGGCTTTTAAAAAATCCTGTATAGTAAAAGGAGTTAGGGAATAATTTATTTCAACTTCTGAAAAATCATTTAAATTTTGTACGCCTACTAATATTTTGTCCCAAGTAGATCCTCTTCTAAACCATTCGTAACTCTCCTCAAATCCGTCAATACTTACAGAACATTTTATTGTTTTCCATCCTTCCCACAACACGGGTTTAAAATTTGATATACCATTTGTTATGTAATGTAATTCACAATGAGACCTATCAAATTTTTTTAAGTATTCTAATATTTTCCAATGATTAAAATCTAGAAAAGGTTCACCCCCGGTGAACTTAATTACAGACAAATTAGGTAAAATTGTAGATAGTTCATTTAAAAATTCATCAGTTATTTTAAATCCTTTGTTAATCTTTGAAGAAAGATTAAGTTTTTTTGCCCACGTTGAACTTTGACTAGGGCCGCAATGAAAACATGCTAACTGACACTTATTACTCATTTTAAATTGAATGAGTTTTAATTCTCTATTTGAACTTAAAAATTTAGTTTTAGTTCTTAAACTTTTTTGATTTCTACTTTCTAAATTTTCACACCGAAAGCAAAAAGGCATTGTATTTTTTGAAAATCCTTTTTTTAATTCGTCTCTTAAAAAAATTATTTTTTTATCGTTAAAAGAATTTAAGATGCCATTTGATATATGTGAAATTTGAGATTGGATAGAATTTTCTCCGCAACACGGTCTGGTATAACCATCCGTTTCTATAGAAATCATATTTTCTATCCAAGCACACTTAATTTCATTAGTGATCATAAATTAAAATTATAATGACAAATTTGAACATCCATCGTTAATTGTGGTTCTGTAATATAATTTTTTTCTAAAACAAGAAAATAATTTTCTAGATCTGGAAATTCTGATCGTTCAATTCCCCACTTATTTTTCCAATACCAATCATTGGCTACATTAACTTCTAAATGATTTTCTATTATAAAACTTCTAGTTTTAAAATTTTCAATGTTAATCCATTTAAGTAAATTGTCCGGATCTTTATAAAATTCATGGTAATCAGGATATTGAATTTTTTCAAAACCTCCAGATTTTATCCATGTAAAATAAGCATACTTGTCTGGCCTTAAAACCATTATAATTTTACTTTTTGGAAAAGTATTTTTTATAAAATCAAGATGAAGTGCAAAATGGTGAGATTTAACTATTCTATATTTGTCCCAGGTCTTATCTTCGTACGCTGCATCAATTTCATTAATAATTTCTTCTTTTGTCATCGAAGGTAATTCATGAAATTTTTTACCAAACTCATTTCCCGGTCCCCAATAGCATCCTTGGTGTCCAATAGTATTATTTGTAAGACTATGAAAATATTCCCTTGATTTATTTTGGTCACTGATATTAATAGGTAGTTTTTTATTTTTAGTTAAAATGTAATAAACAGAACTCCACCTAGAACCCGGTGCTCCGGTAAAAAATATTAGTTTACTTTCATCAATCATTTTATCTCTCTTCTATAGTACAGTTAATGGTGCCAATTTTAAATTTTTTTAATGTGCCTTCTTTTTGCCACCACCATGCCATTCTTACGTTTCCAGAAATTGGTATGTTTTCAAAATACACACCCTTTATAACTTTTAAATTAAATTTCTCAGAAAAATCACGAATATCATCTTCCGTCCAAGAATAACTATTCTTTAACTGACTTATATTTGGAAATGTTCTCATTACAATAAAACCACCGGGCTTAACCCAAGAAACTATTTTTTTTAACTGAGACTCAACAAATTCCCTATTTCCAAATTGAATACTGCCTAATGCTAAAACAACATCGGCAGATTCTTCTCTAAATTTAATTTCTTCAATTGGCATATGAATATCTGCAAAGGGAAATGGTTCAGAATCAAAGCCGATTAAATTTTTAATATGACCTTTAAATCTATTATGACCGCACCCTGCATCAATAACCAAGTCCGGGTCTAATTCATTAATTTCATTAATTAAATTTACACCGGTATACTTATAATATTCAAACGCCTTGAAGCCATTCCATCTTTCGGGATTGAATCTAAATTTCACAGTATCTTTAATATCTTGTATATTTTCCATAAATTTCCTTAGAATTTTTGTCAACTATTTAACTATAGAGATTTTTAAAGATAAAATAATCGAAGACGAATGTTATCTCTGCACCAATGAACACAGATATCCAATAATTGTTAATAAAATTCCAAATTTGTCTTATTAACCACCAAGCAGCAATTACTCGAAGGGTGTAAATTATATCGGATTTTATATATTCAATTAACTCTGGTATTTCTACCGAATTAAAATAAAATCCAAATATAAATGTGTCATAGGCAAAACTTAATTGCGCCATTACAAATACAGCAATGTAGTAAGGGAGATATCGATTTAAAAACTTTACAATAACTCCGCTTACCAACAATCTATAAGAAACATAGATTAAATTTATAACAAGTAAGTCAATCAATTAAAGACCTTTAATAATTTCTAGTATATACGATCTCGTATGATTATTAATAGATCTTTCGGGATGCCATCCTATACCTAATACTCTTTTTTCTTTGTGGATCGCTAATTCTATAACACCGTTATTATCGTTTAACAAAACATCAAATCCCGGTGCTAATTTATCAATCATAATAGAATGATGACAAGTAACATCAAATGGGTCTAAATGAACTGCAACATTATCATACGGAGTTTCCATTAATTTATGAGTTCCTCCCAAGACATAATTTATAAAATGACTTCCTCTACAAATTCCAACTAAAGGTACATTAGAATCAACAGCATCTAAGATTAATTTTTTTTCAAATTCGTCCCGTGGAGGATAATTGTTATCCCTCCACGTTGTTATATCATGCATGTCGTTACCACCACATAATATAATTAGATCATAATCTTTTACATTATATTGATCATAACATATTAAAGGAACGATTTGATGTTCCTTTAAAAAATCATACCATTCATGATTGATAGCCGAATGCCATGTATTTCTTAATTTGAGGGTAGTTTCTAAACTTAGACCTATTTTCATTTTGGGCTCGGCATTTGCTTTACATAAGGTTGCCATTGTGCTCTTAAAGATAACATATCCTTTCTAAGATTGTCGGAACCTTGTGCATTTTTATCAACAATAATCATATTTTCATCTGCCCATTTTTTAAATTCACTGCTGTTCAATGCAGGAATAAAATTGTCAGTATACCATTGCACAATCTTTGGATCTGTGTTTTTTGGTAAGACAATATTCCAACAAGCATAGACGTTTAATCCAGGAACATAATCTTTCATTAAAGGAACATTGGGCATTGCAGCAAGTTTTTGTTCACCGGCTATTCCAAGAATTTTAATTTTTCCTGTCTGTACTAAAGTATTAGCAACAGCCACTGGAATAATTCCAAATTCTACAGCGCCGGCAGCAACATCTTGTCCGGCCGGTAGTGGTCCTTTATATGGAACATTTTGAGCAAATTTTCGATTGCCTTGAACTTTATCCATAAAATATTCAAATGCTAACTGATGTGCAGCACCGCCTGTTGCAAAATTTAATATCCTATTTTCTTTTTGAACAGCATTAATCAATTCGGGGACATTGTCAACGTTGCTAGATGCACTTGCAATAAATGCTAAAGGACTTTTTCCAATGTTCGTAACTAAAGAAAATTCCATTGGATCAAATTCAATCATATGTTTGTAATGAATATCGCTGGCAACAAAAGTACTTTGACATGCTGGGATAGCAATAGTTAATCCGTCTGCTGGTTTTTTACTGAAAATATTCATACCAATGTTTCCATCAGCACCTGCCTTATAATCAAAAATAAATTTTGCTTTTCCTTGTTTTTCTAGTATACTAGATACAGATCTAAATGCCATTTCATTGCCTGAACCCGGTGCAACAGGTGTAATTACAGTAATGGTTTTAGTTGGTTCCCATGCAAAGGCCATAATTGGGAAAAATAAAAGTCCTATAAACGTTTTTTCCATTGATACATCTCCTCTATATTAAATATGTAAAATGAATATAAATTCTAAGATATTTATAAAAATATTCATCGAAAGGAAAAATTTTTAAATGAATACTAAAATTTTTAATTTAATAACAAAAAATTTACAAAATTCTTTTAATTTACCAAAATATAAAAAAATTATTGATAATTTAGAAAAAAATACAATCGTAAAAGAGTTACCTTGGACACCTGTCAGGTTTCAAAAATTTGAAAACAATATCAAACAAGAACTTCAGTTTGATAATATTGATCTTTCTGGTACTATAGAAGAAATAGTAAACAGGTTAGATCAAAATTATATGAAAAGATTCTTTGGTGAAATTTGGAAACCTACAACTGAGCAGTACCAGTATAGCGGGTGGGCGGTAGTTGAAGAAATTAATAAACAGAATCCAAAATCAGTTTTAGATTTTGGCTGCGGCTATAACCCATTTAAAAACAGAATTAAAAATATCGTTGGCATTGATCCTTATAACAACTGTGCAGATTACATGGTTGATATATTAGATTTTAAAATTGAACCAAAAAGTTTTGATCACATCATTGCATTTGGAAGTCTAAACTTTAATAATAAAGATGATATTGAAATTAGATTTCAAAGGTTAGTTGAACTATTGATGGATAACGGGAAAATGTATTTTAGAGCAAATCCCGGAATCAGTTGGAAAAACGGACCATACGTTGATATATTTCCGTGGTCGTTTGAGTTCGTCTATGACTTATCCAAAAAATACAATTTACATCTCGAAACGTTCAAGATAGACAACAATGAAAGATTGTATTTTGTATTTCACAAAGTTATTTGATTAAAGAGATTAAGCAGTCTTTATAAATTTCGCTGTCAAAGGTTACTGTTTTATTAAATTCTTTTTCAAAAAATAATTGAGTAAAATGGTACCATACAGCATTTTGTTTGTATGCAAAATCTAAAATAGATTTATTTTGCTGCATAATCTCGGAATACATGTTAATACTGTGTTTGTATTCAGAATAATTTGGGTATGTAATATTAAAGCCGCCTGCTTCGTGCCACCAAGAATAGCATAGTATATCCGGTCGATACACCAGTAATATCCAACTTTCTGGAAAAGTTCTTTTTATTTCGTCTAACTGGTATGCCCAATCGTGACTTTTAATCAATCTTGGTTTTTCTAAATTTGACCAAGCACTGTCGAGGTATTCTAAATTTAATTTTGACTCAAACTCCATACCTCTTCCAAAATATGCTCCTTTGTGACCTGTAAAATTTTTATGATCATATTCTCTTTCTGCAATTCTATCAGAAGTATTTAGATCTAAAAGTTTTTCTAAATTTTGAGAAATCCCACTCCATCGACTTCCAGGTGCTCCAGTAAAAAAAATTCTATTCGGTATTGTATTCATTTTAATCTTTCTTTTGATAAGGTTCAACCTTCCTTGAACATTTTATTTTACATATACGACTGTCAAATTTTAAGAAGTCTGTTTTCCAAAAAGGATCTAAAAGTATTTCATCTAACGTTTTTAATTTTAAATTAAATTTTGTTTTTGCTAAATCTAACCAATAATTGTTAACGCTATATCTATTACCTGACCAACAACAGGGATAAAACTCTCCTAGACTGTTTATAAAAACTCCAACTTCTCCTGTTAAACAACTTTTTGCTCTTAGTTCAAAAGTTTTTAATTTAAGCGTTCTTTTCCATACTACAGAATAATCATTTGGTCGAATCTTTGAAGTTAGGTCTTCAGCAGTTACTTCATACTTGTAAGAAGGAGAAACTAAATCCATTCTAGGCTGCAATTCATCAAATCCATCATTTGACCATTTAATATTATAATATCCAAATTTAGAACTTTTGGTTATACGATACTGATCGAAACCCAAATCTTTAGCCATCTGTTTTTGGTATTCCATCATATCTTGATTAAAACTAAATGGAATCATTCCCCAAACTCTATATGTAGAATTATTGTTTTTAAAAAAAGAATTTATACCAACAATAATACTTTCCCAATCAGAATTTTTTCTATACTTATTATTGCTTTCGTGATCCCAACCATCTAAACTCCATGTTATTTCGTCGTGCTCGTTTAATATACTTGCTAAAGATTGCCACCATTCGGCTGTTTTGTAACTACCATTTGTAACAATTCTGATATTAATGATAGGATTAATGCTTTTTATCCATGAACAAATTTCCAAAAATTCTTTGCAGTAAATTGGATCACCATCATTACCACAAAAGTTCATCATTCGTATATCACGGATTCTACTTTCAGTAATCTGTGTTTTAAAAAAATTTAAATCCAATTGTTTGTTTAATAAGGTTTCAGGTACTTCAGCCCTTGTACACCTCGGACATTTCAATGTACAAATACTGGAAACTTCAACATGCCAATGGTCTAATACTAAATCGCTCATAGAACTATTTACAATTCCTATTAACTTTAGTAAAATATTTCTATAAATCTTTAGACCATAAATATTATAATGAAATTGCACGGAACAAAAATAATCGAAATCAAAAATGAATCAGACATGATAACAATTGATTGGACTTTAGGGAATTTTTGCAATTTCAAATGCGGCTATTGTTTTGATGATTGCAACAGTGGCACTATACGACCACCAAAGATAAATGATACTGTAAAAAATAATATTCAACATTTGATTAATCAAATTAGAAAAAATAATGATAAAAGTATTATTTTTAATTTTGGTGGAGGTGAACCTACCTTATTTCACGATTTTGAAAACTTAATAAATTTTTGTAGCACACTTGGAAAAATATCAATGGTTACAAACGGAAGTCGAACCATTAATTGGTGGAACGATAACAAAAAATTTATTAATTTTATCAGTCTTAGTTTTCACGTAGAAGAAACAAATTTTGATCACGTTGTTAATTTAATCAAAGAAATCGGTAATGATGTTTCAATCAGTGTTCATTTTATCATAGATGATTTACATTTTGACAAATCAACAAATTTATATGAACAATTAAGAAATATAATAATTGAACAAAAGTTGAAAACAAATTTATATATTAAAACGTTAAGGTCTACTTCAAAACGAAAAATATCGTATGACAAAGATCAAAGTAAAATAATTAACAGTTTGTTACCATACTCGATAAATCCACCCGTTTTTAAAACTTTAATAAAACTTGAAAATGGAAAAACAGTAGGATGGGATATGAGAAATTTGATAAATTATTCTGAAAATTTTTTTAATTACACCTGCGAGGGACACAAGGAATTTGTTCAAATATTTTTAAATGGTGACGTGGGAATGATGTCGTGTGGTCAATTTTATCTTAACAATATGACAAATATATTTTCTAATGATTTTTCAAAAAATTTTATCGTCAATGATGAAAAATTAATTTGTAAGCAATTAAGAGATTGCGGATGTTTAGGACTACATACTGCATCAAAATTTATTAACTAAAAAAATATTATGCTAGATTATATCTACTCAGATCAAGAAAACCCATTAATGATGATTGTATGGGACTTAGGGCGGAGATGCAACTATGATTGCACATATTGCACATCGTGGATGCATTCAACTACTGCACCGTTAAACAGTCTCGAACAATACAAAAAAACTGCTCAATTTATTGACAAATATTATTCTATATATTCTAAACATCATAGAAAAAATTGGAATTTGATGATTTCATTTACAGGAGGAGAGCCAGCAGTCAACCCTGCATTTTTTGATCTTTTATCATTTTTAAAAGAAAATTATCCTTATATGAAATTGAACCTAACCACTAATGGAACATGGAACGAAAGAAAAGGAAAATTTTTATTAGATCATTTAGATAGCATTACAGTTTCATATCATTGTGAAGGTACACAAAAACAAAAAGATCTTGTTAGACATAACCTTAAATGGGTTCGAAACACTATAAAAAATCCTAGTAAATTAAAAGTAAATGTAATGATGCATCAAGATTATTTCGACGAATGCGTTGATTTAATTGAAAATTTCTTAAAGCCCAATGATATAAAATACATTCCCAGAGTAATTGGTGATGATAATAAATTTAAATCTAAATGGTTTGAAGATATGGACGGTGCCATGCGTCGAACATCGCACACATACACTTTTGAACAATTAGATTATCTTAAAAATCATTGGAATAAGAAAAATCAAGAAGCAGCAAATGCTAATTTTAAAAAACAAAAACGAACTAACATTTTTGACTATACCAAAGACAATTTCAAAACAAAAAAAATTATTGAAATAAAAGTAGATAATTCACCAATCAATGTAAAAAAAGTCGAAGAAATTGTTGACATGAAAGAAATCGTTAATGTAATAAAAGTTGAAGATCCAATTGTTACAAAAAAGATTGATACTAGTTTGTTAGAAAAATCACAACCAAAAGCAATAGAAATAAAAACAGAAGTAACCGATGGACTTGCTAGAAAAATGGGGAGAATGTGTTGCGGTGGTAGATGTATGACTGTTAAAGATAACGGAGAAATTAAGAACGCTGCATTTATTGAACAAAGTAATTTTAAAGGGTATAACTGCATGGTAAATTGGTTTTTCTTACATATAGAAGAAGATAAAAACGCTGTATACCATCATCAAACGTGCATGGCAAAACTTCCTAATACTCCAGAAGTTGATATTGACATGATAAAATTTACCAAAGCAAAATTTACAAACGAAGTTGGCCCAATTACGTCTTTGACCGAATCTGACAGATATTTAGAGTGGTTAGAAAAACAATTTGAAAACGGTAGAACTCCTACTATCATTTGCCCCAATACTCATTGCGGGTGCGGTATTTGTGTTACCAAAGCCAGCAATGAATTAGATTTCAGAGAAATTGCAAACAAATTTATAAAATTAGGAGAAACTATTTAAGTGTTTTATCTTGATTTAAAAAAAGGAAATTACGTTGCCACAATTAAATTTAAGGAACTTGATCACTCATTATCTAAAAAATGGGCAAAAGTTCTTAAAAAACATATCGACGCTGGCTATCCCATAGCACAACCGAACAGAATCTATAATCTAAACAATGAATGGGACGAATTAAAAATTATTAATCAAATAAATCAATGCATTCAAACTATAAACAACTATAAACAGTTTATTGATTTTAAAATTTTATCTCAACAACTTTCACAAACTGACTCAAACATCCTACATCATTACTTTGAATTAATGAGAGGAGAAAACGACAGTCCCAATGAATTTTACAGAGACGCCCCCAGGGAAATTAAAAAAGTAATTGAAGAATATAATGTGTTGATACATAGATGGGAAGATCTAGGTAGTTATGGAAGAATTGTAGTGCATTTCAAAGAACGCCCAATGTTTGAATTAGATGACGAGGATTATCAACACTGGACTTTAAATTACGAGCCAGGCGATATAAGACTAAATTATTGTCACAAAGGAAAAACAATTTGGGACTGTTTCAAAGACGGGGATGATATAGTAGGTGATGATAACATTAGACCTCAACATAGGTACAGTCCAGATTTTAATATTATCTTTGGACGAGGCCCTGGAAAAACTCAAGCATTTGTAGATTGGTGGGAAAGAATGTCGCCGAAGTTAAATCAATTAGGATTTTACCAAGATGATCCTAAATGTGCAATAGGACATGCTGTAATAGGAAAAATACAAGGCGACCCAGATGCTGTAAAGAAAAATATTTTAGGAGCAACAGAAATATTAGGAATAAGATATGATAACACTTAAACCAAGATGCATGTATAAAGATAACAACGGTGTTGTCATGGGAATTGCCTATTGTTCCGACGGGTATCTTCTTCCGTGTTGTTGGCTTGACACAGAATGGTCAAAAAAAACTTTAGTAGAACTAGGTCTATACGATAATGAACTAAAATTAGAAAATAACAATTCTGTCGAAGATATTGTTAAAAGTAATCAATGGAAAAGTTTTATAAGAATACTGCAAGAAGAACCAGAATTGGCTCCAAAAAAATGTCACGAAAAATGTAAAAATGATTGATGCTGATGAATTTTTAAATATTCAAAAAGAACAAGGTAGTTCAAATATAGAACTAACATATAAATGTCCTTTGCAATGTTCTCAATGTTTGAGAACAGATCTCGTAGATAAAAAAGTAGAAAAAAGAAATTACATGAAGGAAAAAATTTCTCAGTCATCTGATATTTCTTTAGACAATTTTAGAAAATTATGCAAATTTTTTAATAACACAATAGCGTTATGCGGTCAAATATCTGACCCAGTTTACCATAAAGATTTTTTTGAAATTTTAAAAATTTGTTCTCTAGAGTTTCCAAATAAAAAATTTAAGATACACACAGCAGCACATCAAAAAAATATTGAATGGTATGAAAAGGCCTTTGATTTGACTGGTGATAATGTTTTGTGGATGTTTGGATTAGACGGTCTACCGGATACTAGTTACTTGTACAGAAGGGGACAAAATTCTCAATTAATTTTTGATGCTATGATGTTGGGTAGTAAATTGAATAAAAAAATAATTTGGCAATTTATTGTATTTGAATTCAACGAACATCAAATAGAAACTGCTAGATCCATTTGTAAACAAAACAATATCTTATTTAAATTAGTTAAAACTTATCGAACTTCAAAAAATATTAAACTCCCGTCTGAATCATATAGACCAAAGGGTTTAATAAAAGAATGGACCGACTAATTTATTTGTACCCTATTCTCATGTAACGGGTGTAATCAATTAGTTGTAATTCACCTTCATACAACACTTGTGTCATAGGAGTTTGTTTAGCAAAATCTTCTAAAGACTCTGCACAATTTACATGATCTTCAATATCACGATAGTTATTGTTTTGCATCACTAATAATTTTCCATCTGGAATTTTATCATACCAATCTTTAAAATTTCTTATGTGTTCGCAACTAGTATTAATGATAGTATCGGGATTATCAGTCAATGTAACAACAGAATGATCTGCTCTTAACGTATCATACACTAACGGATATGTCATCTTGTGAATATCATACGTTGTTGCTTTGAATTTCCAATCTTCTAAAATATATTTTTTATTAACAGTATTAGCAATCGTTAAACAATTTTCGTCAATATCGAAACTTCTTATTTTTTCAATCTTGCAGTTACTTTCAAATAACATAGCAGCCAATGTAGCATACCAACCTGCACAAAGAAATACAGTTCCTAATTCAACATTTAATTTTTCTAATTCTTTGATAATCCATTTTTTACTTTTAATCTGTCCACGACTAAATGCATCGTTATCGAATTCTTCGATTCTATCAATTTTTCTTAATGCTTCTACCAAAGGTGTATCGCTTAAATGTTTTATTAATCTAAATAATGCAAATCTATCATCGCTCAAAATAGATTTTCTTAGGTCAACAATTAAATTGTTATCAGGATAAAGTAATTCTAATCGGTCAAGTAGTTCTTCTGTATTCATATTTTTTCCGTTATTCAAATGTTGTAAAAATTAAATTAGACTGTCTCGGAGTATTAAAATTGAATTGTTTAAAAAATTTACTTTGTCTTGGCGTAAACATTTCTGGAATTTCTAAAATGCCTTTTAATAAATTGCTATATGTTTCAATTTTTTCTTGGACATCATCTTCAGATAAGTCAGATAGTTCATTTTCCCAATAAGAATTTAAATAATCAAAATTTCTAACTTGTTCAAAATTCCAATTTGAATAAAGTACTTTGCAACATCCCATTCTTGCTCCTAATATTGCCCAAGTACCATATTCTACGTCACTGCCAACAGTTGCCCAAACTAATAATCTTTTAACATTCCCATGCCACAAATCTGAAACATGTTGGGGACGAAGACCCTTGTCAAGGCTCATTTTTACTCCTTCTCGAAATCCTGCTCTCCATGCCTGCAATTTTGATGAATTGTTTCTTATTTCGCTAAATGATAAATCCAAAGGAATATAATTTATATCCCAACAAAAATCTATTTTAGATCTAGGTTTATCATCAGGAGCATTTTCATGAGTCTGCATAGACAAGGCAAGATCAGTTGGCCAACATTTAATTCCTCCATTACCGTATAATAATCCATTTATTGTATTAAAACTTGGCCAAGAAAAAACAGAGTTCTCGATATCTATCAAATCATCTTTGATAATTAATTTTTGTTTAACAAAGTTTTCTTTTGTTAAAAAATTGTCACCATCGATTACAACGAATCTTTCTGTTTCTGATTTTCTTGCTGCTTCTTTGTGTGCAGTATCACTGCCCTTTATTCCATGCACTCTTTTTGCATATGGTATCATTGTAACCAATTGTTGATAATTTTCATCTGCATTTGGTTCATCGTAACTCAAAAAGATAACATCATACTTAGACAGATTAATTGATCTCTCCATATGTTTCCTTAAATTTATTTTTAAGCCAATCAAAATTGTTAATCATATTCATTTCATTTTTGTGTTGAAGGCCAAATTTTTTTCCTTCCTTGGCTCCATCAATTGCAAATTTTCCAAATGGTCTATCAATGCCCCGCGTACACCAAACTTCGAGGCGTTCTTCAGTTTCAAAAGATTTTTGGCGATCAATCATTTTGCTAGATAATTTAGCACACTCTCTAAATGCACTTTTCCAAGTGTTAAATGGATCTGTGTTAAATTCGGTAATGTTACTGATAACATTGACAGGTTTGTAAAAATCGCTTATACTGGTTGCAATATCTGGATTTTTAATGTTCAAATTTTGAGTCAAATGTTTTGGTAATAATTTAACTCCACCGTAACCATAGACCAGATCATTTATCGGATTTTTACTTCTCCAAACATGAACAGTTTTTTTCGCTCCAGTATCATACTCTGGAATTTCATAATCAAAATTAAAACTTTCTAAAATTATAGCATCACCGTCTACTACATAAAACATCTCTGTATCAACTAGTTTAGCCGCAATTTTATGAGCATTTTGAATACCCTTTATACCGTGTATTCTTTTAATTTTACCGTTCTTTTTCTTCAAAATTTGCCAATTTTTTTCTGCATTTGGCTCGTTGAAACTGATAAAAACAACATCGTACATAGTTTATTTGTAAATATAATTGCACATATTTACCGAGCACTAAAACTGCTGACAAATTTTAGCGATTACAAAAAATATTTTAGAGAAAATTATGAGTTATTTTGATTGGTCAGTTTTAAATCGAAAAGACATTGTTGATCATATGTTAATGATAATGCCAAACATAATTAAAAAAGAATTATCAATTGATGTGTTTCATAAAATGATAACTAATCATATCAAAAAATTAGCCCCAGTTAAGTGTAGAAAATATAAAAATGTTCACGAAAACGTAAACTGGGTATATATAGGCGGCATGTATCACGGTGATTTAGACAAAGACAGAAAAAAATGTATAGAACTTATTTTTGAATATTCCTTTTTAGATCCAAACCTTTATATCTCAATAAACAAATACAAGTCAATTTGTAAATTGATTGCTGACACACTGTTACACGAAATCATACATATGAAGCAATACAGAAGCAGGAGATTTAAAATATTGGCAAATTATCGAAGCAATTCGTCAATAGACTATATTCGAAGAGAACAAGAATATTTAGGTTGTCCAGATGAAATGGATGCTTACAGTTTTAATATTGCCTGTGAATTAAAAGATCATTTTGAAGGCAACGTTTCAAAAATAAAAAAGTTTTTGAATCAAACCAAATTAGAAAGAAAAAAAATATCTCCCTCCTGGAACAAGTATGTGAGAGCATTTGAAAAAAATTATGATCATCCTATAATTCAAAAGTTAAAAAAGAAAATTATTAAATACTTGCCAATGGCAAACATTGGCAAACCTTACAGAAGAAATAATTGGATAAATCATTGATTTTCACGTTAATTTATATTAGCATGTACTTTTTGTAAGCGAATAACATGTCATTTAACGTATGTAAAAGCCAAATCAAAACTATTAAACAATCTAATCCAAATTTTTTAATTCGTGATGGATTTACTATAGCCCCAAGGGCAGGATTTGAAATATCTAACTCATGTCCGTACGAATATCTATTGATCATTGACGAATGTTTAAAAAATGGATGGCTCAAACCTGTTGCCAATGTTACTGAAAAAGAATTAATGTTTATAGGACTAACTAATGAATAAAATAAAAATTGGAATAATAGGTCTAGGATTTGTAGGAAATGCAGTACGACGATCCTACGACGATCCTTTCGTCGAAATAATTGAAATTGATTCAGATCCGTCAAAAGGGTGTACTGGAACATATAATGATTTACATGACACCGATGGTGTCTTTATCTGTGTGCCAAGTCCAATGAACACCGATGGAAGTTGTGATACCAGTCCATTAGAATCAGTTTTAGAAAATCTAAAAGATTTTCGAGGGGTAATCATTTCCAAAGTAACTGCACCCCCTTCTGTCTATGAACGTCTGCAGGCTAATTTTACAAATCTTGTTCATGCTCCAGAGTTTTTAACTGCTGCTAATGCTGTACAAGACTATCTATCAAGTAAACATTCTATCATAGGTGGAGAAAATAAAGCCTATATGCACGAAGCAGACAGGATCATTAGACTAGGTCTTAAAAATTTAGAAACTACTTTTTTCTGTACTATTAAAGAAGCCAGTTTAACAAAGTATACGATCAACACTTTTTTAGCAACAAAAGTTATATTCATGAATGAAATGGCCGACCTTGCAAAATCTATCGACGTTGATTGGAATAAAGTTAGACAACTGATTGCATTAGACGCAGGGCGAGTCGGCAATAGTCACACACAGGTCCCCGGACCAGACGGTGAATACGGATTTGGTGGCGCTTGTTTCCCCAAGGATACTGCTGCCTTACTGAGATATGCAGAAAGTTTAAATGTTCAAATGAATGTATTAGATGCGGCTGTAAAGAAAAATTTGTTGTTAAGGTTGACAGATTCTAAATAATCCTATATTATTGAAGAAAGAGATCAACATGACTACACAATTTCAACCAGATAAAATTATGGCCAGTAAAGAAAAACCAGAATATGTACCAATAACTCATCCGCAGATCTTTGTAAAAGCAGATGATGCTCAAAAACTTGCTACTGAAAAAAACTTATCTCAAGTAATTAGAGAAAGAATTAAAAATGCAGGTGCAAGATTTCATTGTAATGATAATATTTCAGAATTTATCAAAGACAACGAAATTGATCGTCTAGTCGATGAAGTTGCAGATCGATTCCAAGAAGTATTAAAATCATTAATTATTGATACCGACAATGATCATAATACTCAAGATACTGCACGACGAGTTGCAAAAATGTTTGTCAACGAAACATTTAGCGGCCGATATAGACCTACTCCAAAAGTTACAGCATTTCCTAATATGGGATATAAAAGTCTGTACACCACAGGTCCTATTAGCATTCGCAGTACCTGTGCTCACCACTTTCAAAATATTGTAGGTAAGTGTTGGGTCGGAATTGTCCCCCAAGAAGAAGTTATAGGACTAAGTAAGTTTAATCGACTTGTACATCACATCTGTGAACGTCCTCAAATTCAAGAAGAAATGACCACGCAAATTGCCGACGCACTAAAACAATATGCAAAGACAGAGCATATTGCAGTTGTGGTTAAAGCCGAGCATCATTGCATGACACACCGAGGTGTGAGAGAACATGAAAGTGATATGACCACAGCAATCATGTTAGGTGCATTTGAAAAAGATCCCGCACTCAAAAAAGAATTTTATGATATCTGTCTATCAATGAAGGGTCACAATTAAAAGGAAAAAAATGAAAAAAACAAAACTTAATATTCCATCGAGACAAAATACTCCTCTGGCAACAGAAAAACCTACAACTAATACTGCGCCAGCAGGTAGCACAGATCAAATTCCTAGGCAACCCAGCGTTATGATTGCTGTGCCTGCTATGGAAATGGTCAATGCAGAGTTTGCTCAGCATTTGGCTATGGCGGCTGCTAACTTAGTAGCACACGGAGTTAAAATCAACTGCGCATTTAATATCGGAAGCGTAATTACAATTGCTCGAAGAAACTTAGTTGACATTTTCTTAAAGTCAAATTTTGACTATATTTGGTGGGTCGATTCGGACATGAAATTTCCAATCGATACTCCTATTAGATTATTGAAAAGAAATAAAGACATTGTTGGTGCAAACTATCGACGCCGTCGTTTCCCTAACGCCAACTTTACAGGAATGATGGGAACAAATGGTAGTTTTAGAGAATTCGTAACCACTGATAACAGTCCGGCAATGGAATTAATTGATGTATTACCGCATGGCTGCGTTTTAGTTAAACGTCATGTTTATGAAAAAATTCCTCAGCCACACTATCTACAAGAATTTATTCCTTCTCTAAATTTAGAAATTGGAGAAGACATTTTCTTTTGTCAACAAGCACAAAAAGCAGGATTCGAAGTTTGGTGTGATCAAGAATTAAGTAAAGAGATTGCACATATTGGAATTTTCCACTTTAACTATAATCTCAGCGTACCTAAACAATAAAAGGTAATTTTATGTATGAATCTATAGAAATTCGCAAAGTTAAAAATGGAGTCATTGTGACTTTGCGAACCGAAGATGAAGATCAAGAGTATGTCTATGACACAGATAGAAAAGCAATCAAATTTGTCAAAGACATGCTCGAAACTAAAAATCCTTCATTAAAAGATAAACAATTGGTGAGTTAAAATGGAAGTTAAAAAAGACTACCAGATTGATGATTCGGTCTGGATATATGGTATAACTAAAAATAATAGGTTAGTTGAAGGTAAAATTATTAAAAAGTTTACCATGGACTATCAGGGGTACGATGACGAACCTTATTATGTAGTAGCAATTCCTACTGAGATCGAACCCTTGTTAGAAATTAGAACTTGGCATAATATTAGTCAAGATAAACACGGGCCTATCGGCGCATTTCGAAATATCAATACTAAAGATATAGTAGATCGATTTATTAAAAAAGTAGGATACAATGCATCTGACGATGACGATGACATAGAAGAACCTACAGCAGCCGAAATTCATGCGGCATTAGAAAAATCTAAATTGTCCGTTGTTCATCAACCACTGAACATGAAAGAAAACAAACCTAAAAAAAGATATTATCACAGGGCTAAAAAATCTTGAACTCGGCTTGGATTTCGACTTTAGAACAGTTAGAACCTAACTATCATTATTTTGCAAAAATGATAGAAGAAGGTCCAACGATCGTAGCTAGATTAGAAAAATCTACTTTTAAAAAATGGATTGTTCATATTGCTGAAGACTGGTATAAATCTAAAGGAAATATCTATTATACAGCATCATATAATAATAGAGATATTTGTGTCGATTGGACAACAGAACAACTAAAAAATTGGAAATTTGTTAATAGAATATCTCATGATAAATGGATATTTCTTAGAAAACAAGATGCTGAAAAGTTTATAACCTTGTTTAATTTAAAGTGGGGTTCATAAATGTTTTATCAATGTAAAGTAAATGATAAAAATGAAGTTGAAGAACTTCATAAAATAGTAGTACATAGGTTTATTGTTACTGATGAAGATCCTGTTTTACATGCTGCTCAACCTTTATGGGAGTGGGAACAAAGTGAAGCAGGTCAATATGTAATAAAGAACGCTTATCAAACACCAGAATGGAAACACCAAGTGTGTGTATCAACATTCGGTTATGAGTTTGCAATCATAGCAATACTCGAAAAAAAGAAACTCAGCGAATTTTACCTAAAATTCAAAAAATAAATAAAGGAAAAATATGAATCCGTTTCGTGATCAAGAAAAGTTTATGATCGCCTGCGATCAAACAGTTACAGGCTTTAATGAAGAACAATTTAAACTCTATGTTAAACTTATCGAAGAAGAATGTAGAGAACTTAGCATGGCTATTTCGGATCAAGATAAGTTAGAAATTCTAGATGCATTAATTGATATTTTAGTTGTTACCATCGGTGCTGTTCATAGTATGGGTGCAAACGGCGAAGGAGCATGGAAAGAAGTTATGCGAACAAATTTTGCCAAAATTGATCGAGAAACTGGTAAAGTTAGAAAAAGAGATGATGGCAAGGTCTTAAAGCCATCGGGGTGGACCGCACCTGACCTAAAACCTTATCTTACAAAGGAGTAAAAATATGTTTGGAGCAAGTTATGGCCTGCCACAGGCCAGTTATCGAACAGCAGGAGAATTAAATTCTGCTATGGGTAAGGTCTATGCTAATATGGGATTGGCTGTCCTTACTTCTATGATTATCAGTATGCTGGTTGCTAGTAGCCCGGCATTGATGTCATTCTTGTTTACAGGATTTATGAAATGGATTGTAATTTTTGCACCGTTAGTAGCAGTCTTTGCAATTAGCATTGCATTAAATGCAAATCCTCCGGCTCCCCTAGCACATCTAATGCTACACGGGTTCGCAGCATTAATGGGTCTCAGTTTCGCTACAATTTTTGTAGTTTACAATTTAGGTAGTATTGTTAGTGCGTTTATGGGTGCTGCTGTTTTATTTGGTGCTATGAGTTTCTATGGGTACTTTACCAAAAAAAGCCTAGATAGTCTAGGAAAATGGATGTTTGTGGGGTTGATCGCAATCGTTATTGCTAGTATAATCAACATATTCGTAGGAAGTTCTGTGGCTCAAACGGTAATCAGCGCATTGGCCATTATAATTTTCCTTGGATTAACTGCTTGGGATACTCAAAGAATCCGTGAAGAACTGTCGTCAAATACCAGTCCTGCTGCGGAAGTTAATGGTGCCCTAAGTCTTTACATTAACTTTATCAACATTTTCTTAAACTTGTTGAACCTATTTGGAAGTAAAAACGAATAATGGCACAAAGAACTCATTACTGGAGTTGCAGTTCTTTCGCAGATTGGCTTCGAGGCACAGCCAAAAACGGAGCCAAGACTGCTGAAGGATGGCGTGATTGGCGGAAGGATGCAGAAACAAAGTATCCTTTCCGTTATTGGCTTGCAGAAGAAGGATTGGATAAAATCCAAAATTTTATTTGGTGGCCAGTGGACAGATTGTACGATATCAAATATTATATTAACAATCGATTCATTAGCCGCACTCATTGTCTTACCGCTCACCCTAGAGACATTAGACCGGGTCAGTGGCGCGATGTTGGTAATCGCTTTTTGCCTTGTCTTTTCAATGAACTTGTTGATTATGTCGAAGTCGAACTAGCGTGGTGGCACCTTGTTTGGGATAAAGAATCTAGATCCAAATACAATGCACCGTGGTGGAGATTTGGCTGGTGGAACATGCGTCTGTGGCGCTGCCCACAAGCAGGTCTCGACAATCTCAAGTGGCAAAGTGAACTTGTTTGGAAAGAAGATGAATGTGAACCTGGTAGTCCCAATATTGGAAAACCTACCTATCAAGCAGAAAAAGCCCTAGAAATTCTAGCACTGTACAAGTGGTGGACCGAAGTTTATCCGAATCGTCCAGATGTATACGATGTCAGCGGTTGGACCAAGTACTGCGATCTCAAGAGAGAACTTTATGGAAATAAAGATCTTGATTGGTTTTGCGACGACAAAACTCCTGCTGATCTAAGAGAATTTGGAGATCAGACTCTAAAAAAGAGTCGAGAAATTGAAGAAGCCTATGAACAAGAAGATGAAGAAATGCTAATTCGTCTTATCAAAATTCGCAACTCACTTTGGACTTAAATTATGAACGACACAGACAACAAAATTAAAATCACATTTGCACCCGGATGTTTTGATAACTTTGACGGTTCTCAAGAAGAACTAGATGAGTTGATCAAAGAAATTACTCGCCTAGCAGAAAGCGGCGAACTTCTAGAAAATTCTAAGCCGGTAGAAATTCCAGAAGATTTTGATTTTGATGATGTTGAAATACCTAAAAGAAATTTGCAATGATATCTAAAAGTCCAGAACGTCATACCTTTCAAAAAGAAGGATATGTAAAACGCTGTGAAGAAAACGGCGAAACTCCTAGTGAGGATTACTTGGACATGTTCCAAAAGATACTTGAACAAGAGGACCGCAAGTGGGACGATCCTAAGGCCAGAGAAAACAACATGGAATGGGATCTTGTTACTACTGATTGGATTTTGGCAAAGGCTCGTGCCAACGAAAACTATGCTCAAAACATCTACGCAGCATTGTGCAATAACGGCTTTATCAAATTAGATGTAATTCCTATTCTTACGGAAAAAGAATGGAGTTGTTCGTGGCGCCATGCCGGGGGCATTGTTGCAGACATGCGACAAGAAGGTGACTACATTGATTGGTATTGCAGTGGCATAGGCGGACAAATCGTCGAGGAAGAAGGTAAAGAAACTACTGAACAATGGCGTGCTCGAACTGGCTTCATGCCCGAAGGTATGATAACCAAAGAAATTCGAGAAGATTTTCAAAAACTAGGTTGGATACCTGCCAAAGGCGGAGATTGGGAACACTTTGAGTAAGCCAATTATTCTTAAACCTGCTCAATGGGAAAAACTGAGAGAACAACTTAAAAAAGACTATAGACCCAGTGTTCTACTCATACGACAACGAATGCGCGATACTTTGGGATTTTTAGACCGCGAACATCGCTGGTATACAGAACAGCACGGGTATATGACTCAAATCTGTTTAGATTTCTACAACGAACCAAAACGAACTATGTTCATGCTCAAATATAGTGAATTTATAGATAAACAATCATGAAATCAGGAAAAATTTGGGGCAGCACTGAATTAATACATGCCAACGGTGTTCTAGAATTTCATAGGATTGAATTTAAATCTGGATTCAAATGTTCGGAACACCTACACAAATATAAATGGAATGGCTTTTTCGTTGAATCTGGAAAATTGTTAGTTCGAGTCTGGCAAGATGACCAAAATGGTTTAATCGACGAAACCATTTTAAATCCGGGAGAATTTACTCAAGTCAAACCAGGAAAGATACATCAATTCGAAGGCCTAGAAGATGGTGTTGCATTTGAACTATACTGGGCCGAATTCAACCACGATGATATTGTTCGAAGAACTGTTGGATCAAAAGTTTTGCACGACTAGTAAATAGTCTGTTGACAAAATTTTAGTTTGATGCTATACTATTGAAACAGTCAATGTTCAGGAGCAATTATGGCTACTTCTACTGCCAAACGAATCAAAGCCCATCAGGCCCTTCAATCTAGCAAACGAGATCATAGCCCAAAGTGGGACGATGCAGAAAATTGGTCTGGAGAAAAATTTACTGCATACTTTAGAAGTGCAATGGGATATTATAACCTTAACCATAATGGTAAGGATCTCAAGCCTCAAGTTATTAATTGGATGGCTAGAAATGGATATTCCAAGACTGTTATCGAACAGTTCAAGAAAACTAAAGATTGGCGTTGCCAAATTACCATAGGTGCAGTTGCTGCCTGCCTCAACAAAGGCATGCCCAATGTTCATCCCGGATTTAACAACGGCAGAGATACTGCTACCTGGCTTGGTGCAGAAATTTCTCGTGTGTTAACTGATGGCAAAAACGATATTGATCCTGAAGAGACAGTCAAGGTTGAAAAAGTAGCGACTCCTGTTGTAACTATTCAAGACCGTCTTCGAGAAGCCGCCGGCACCATGTGTGAAGAACTTGACGTTGCTATTGACAGTTTTATTCTTGATCCAGAAAACTTTGACCCTAAATCTTTCAAAATTATTAATCTTTTGAGAGGCAAAGGAGCCAAGGCTGCTCATGCACGATACATCAAAAGTTTTTTCCAATTCGGTCATGACGAACTTCAAGAACTGGCCAGTGGTAATGCCGATGACCAACTTCGAGAGGCTTATAAGCATCACCCCAGAAAACACGTTCGTAAGTTGATTGAATTTTACGAAAGCATTATGTCTGCTTGCGATCAGATCGCCGCAGAGCAAAAAGTGCTAAAGAAGCCTCGTGCTAAGAAAGTTAAGCCAGTTGAAGATTTGGTCAAGAAACTCAAATTTTGTATTAAGGACGACAAGTTGGGTATTGTAAGCACCCCTCCTGCTCAAATTGTTAGGGCACAAGGTGTTGTTGTTTACAATGTAAAAACTAGAAAACTAGGCTACTACATTGCTAATAGCAGTAACGGATTTGGTGTAAAAGGAACAACTATCACGGACTTTACCACTAAAAGTATTCAAAAGACTTTGCGCAAGCCCCCGGAACAGATCAAAGAGTTCAAGGAACAAAATACGCAAAAACGGTTTGAAACTTGGTTTAGCAAGAGTGTCAAAACTACTGAAACTGCACTGAATGGCCGTGTCAATGAAGACATTGTTATCCTTAAGGTTTTCAAATAGCCACTAAGGTATAAAATGAAACTTGTGCAATTTAACAAAACTCCCTGATCAAATCATGAATAAATCTACAGAAAAAGTACTTCCTGCACCCGAAGCATTGATGCAATTAGACCATCCTATGGCTAGTAAGTTTGCTAAATTTTGGACGACTTATCAGTTTGATCCCACAGGAGCAAAGTCCTGGATAGAGGCTAATCCTAAAGAAGCACAAGAACTTAGGGCTTTTGTACAGAAATTTGGGTCACAGTTTATCTAACATTTATGAATACTAGTTATCAACCCACCCGAAGCCAACAATTAATGCTGGCATCTGCTGTAGCAGAAAAGTATGGCAAGCGTTCTCCCTACGAACGTATCATTGTACACTATGTACTTAAAGATACACACTTGGTTTTGCACCTTCAAATTGAAAGACAGTGTCCAGAGCATGGGGTGTTTTTTGAACGTGTATATCTATAATCGGAGTTAAAATGAACCGAGAGGATGAAAAACTTAAAAATTCCAAACGCAGGCATCGTGATGAAGTTGCTGTAAAACGCCAGGCTAAAATTGCCAAAGAACATGGTGCACCAGTTAAGGACCCACATAAACTGCATAAAAAACATGCTATGGATTGTGGTAACCCGGGTTGTTTCTTGTGTGGAAACCCTCGAAAGATTCATAAGGATAAACTTACTCAGCAAGAAAAACGTCTTTTTCAAGACATCGATGCACCCAATGACAGACACAGTAATGGAGTAAAAAATGACCAAGAAGATTTACTATGAAAAAAAGGGACGAAGGTATGTACCCGTAGCCGAGTATGACAGCGACTATTTAGATAGTTTTCCCAAGGGAAATCATCTTGTTATGTGCTACCCCGGAGGATCTAGCCGAGTATTCAATATCAATCCAGACTATGCTAGTCTTATTGCTGCTAGTCGGGTAGCACATGATGCTATGTGCAGATCTATTGTCAAAGCCAGTGAAATGAAACCTAAGAAAACGCCCCTTACCCTCGAACAAAGGCAGGCATGGGATAATCTAAAAAAAGCATTTGGTGATGAAATGTATTCTCTAAAAATTGACAGTGCCTATGACGTTGCTCAAGCAGGCATAAAGGCTTTACAAGAGGAAGCAAAGATGCTACAATCTAATGAAGCCGTTAAAAAGGCTATGGATCATCTCAATCTCATTGTCGAACTTACAAAGGAACAAAAATGATTAATCTTAAACAGTGGATGGAAGTTGTTGATTACCGTATTACCGAAGGTGATCAATATTACAGTGAAGTATTTGGCAACGACGCCAGATGCTATTGCCTCAGTGCATGGAATGGTGACCACGACGGTTATACTTTCAATATTATATTTGACACTGATACTCAAGTGGTCTATATGGTAGAGGCATGCGATTACAAACATAATCGGGCATATCGTCGAATCAATCCAAATTTTGTTGATGCATACAATAAAAATGCCAATGAAATGGATCATGTTGCCTGGGACGATGTAAAGTACATTGATCTTGATGTCGATGATGATTGGATGGACAAGGCGCTTGCTATCAAATCAGGTGAAGACTATGATACTCGCGTTAGTATTCCTTTAGATTTTACAGATGAAGAACTACTGAAGTACATGAAAATGGCTCATGAAAAAGATATGACCTTTAATAAGTTTGTTGAAGAAGCACTTAAGGCTGCAATTGACCACTATGAAAAGGATCCAGAAGGAGCCTTGGCTCGTGCCAAGGAATGGAAAGAATCTCAATTGATCAAATCGGAAGATTGCTGAAATGACTTTACCCGACGAAAGATATCGTGCTGTAATGTGGGCTAAAAGGTTTTTAGAGAGTGTTGCTTACAAACCATCAGTCTACCCTCGTGTACCAAAATATTTACGAAGAGAAGCAAATAGTATCCTTCGTCATTTTCCCAGTGAGTGGGACTTACAACAAGCAGCCGAAAAGGCACCATCTGTGTTTCAAGAAAAAATGGAACCGTTGTATCGAATGGTCAAACAACACGAACAGGATAAACAAGATGTATAACGAAAATGAATATGATATCTTCGAAAAAAAGATGATGGAGACCTATCCTAAAATGTTTGCAAATCCCTACGGTGGGATTGCAATTGGTTCAGGCTGGTGGCCAATTATCGAAACTCTGTGCCGACATATTCAACATCACATTGATTGGAAACAACAACAAAAGGAAAAGTACGGCCGTGGTGAAGGTTGTGAACAAGTCGTAGTTGCTCAAATTAAAGAAAAATTTGGTGGACTGAGATTTTATTACGACGGCGGGGACGATGTAATTGGCGGTATGGTCCGTATGGCAGAGGCTTGGGCAGGTAATTCCTGCGAAGAATGTGGTAAGCCCGGAAAGAGCCGTGAAGGGGGTTGGATACGAACTCTCTGTGACGAGCACGAAGCCGAATATCAGGCAAGAAAAACTCAAAATGAAATTAAGTGAACTTAAACGACTAGTTGAACGCTACGATCTTAATCCATACCACGAAGATGCAGAAGTAGTGATCCAAATTAAACTGCCATACTCTACCGTTGGTGGTACGCCATTCGTCAAAGTAAAAACCGTTTATCCTGGATTTGACTGGGATCAGGGCAAGTTCTTCATTATTCCAGAAGAAGATGTTACGCCCAGTGATCGTGACTTCGCCAAGCAGATGAAAGAGATGCAAGATCGTGCTGGTTGGGCAGACTATGAGAACCGCAACCTCAAGGCTGAGATCAAGCAATTGAAGAAGAAGTTGAAGACAGAAGAATGAACGAACAAATTAAGAAACTGTTGGATAAAGGATATTCACATTGCGCAATCGCTATGTACTGTGGAGGTCCAGTTGGAACAGCAGAGTACTATAAAGTGCTAAATGAGTTAGATCCACATCGTCCTATAGGTTGCCCACATTGTGGAGAACCTTGTTTCGGTACTGGTGATTGTAATTGTCGGGATTCATAAAATGAATGAACGTCTCAAGGAACTATACGAACAAGCACATATGATCAGGGAATACTCAGCAGATGATCCTATGCGTGGCGGGAATCCTTCGACGGTGTACTGGGATGGTGAACGCAGCGCCAAGAAGTTTGCTGAGTTGATTGTGCGGGAATGTGTTGATAGCATGGAAAAATGTTTTGCTGGCGGCATAGGGACCGATAATAACAAAGACGTATGGGGACCTTCGGCAAGCACATTCAAGGCGTGGAACGGCGCAATTAAGTTTAGTCGTGACAAGATTAAAGAACATTTCGGAGTTAAAGAATGAAACCAAAGTCAGCCAACGGTGTAAATGGTGTTTTGATAAGAACACTTAACGGATATATGTTCCGTGTCTACGATGACGAACATAATTTTGTAGATTATGATTTACAACATAGTGACCTATCTGTTACAATAACTGATGAAGATGCGTATTTCCATCTCAACTCAGTATTGGATCACGCTCCTGCAACATTAGGACACGAAGAATGAACGAACGAATTAACGGACTTTGGTGGAAGGCTCGGATAGGCTATAACAATCAAAACTGTGATCCAGAAGTGTTAGAAAAGTTCGCCGAGTTGATTGTAGAGGAATGTAGGACGGTTGTAACTGAGGTGTATCGTAATACTCCTTTAGAACTATGTGGTCCTTTGCTCACAGCCGATGAAAAGATTGCAGAACATTTTTACAGAGTTAAAGAATGATTTTGTATTTTATTTTATTTCTTATCTTATGGACAGTTGTTAGTGTTTGGTGGTTCTTCTATAATCTACCAAACAAAAACAAACCTGGTCGTTGGTATCAGTGGATATTTGTGCCGCCTTGTCTGGCAATCGCATTTATAGTTGGAAAGGTCATAAAGTTCAGGAGTAAATTAAAATGAACGAACGAATTAAAGAACTCGCCATCAGTGCCGGTATGACAAAGATGAACCAGCGCAGTGATGGGTTGTATGTTGTAGGCGAAGAGGTCTTTGATACATTTGCTAAAATGCTTATTGAAAAATGTGTAGGTGCGTGTTCCTTGAACGCAGTAGGTATGGTAGGAACTCATGCTAGCGCATATAATAGCGCAATCGGTGCTTGTGTTAAAAATATTAAACAAACATTTGAGATCGAACCATGAACAAGCATTTACGTAGACTAGAAGATCAATGTTGGGAAGAGCGAATTGTTGATGGTGAACCAATTTGGTATTTTGATACTGAACGATATGCTAAACTAATACTACTTGAAGTTACAGATATTCTTTCCACCTATCGTCTAAAGGTTGATTTTATTGATGGATTCGAATATAATTGTGTTCACTCTATTCAAGCGATAGAAAAACATTTCGGAGTAAAAAATGAAGATCGGACTTAGTTTTAGCAGATGTATTAAAGATATCTTCCTAGGAGAAGTAGACTATGAAGATGTGCTAATAATTATTGCCAGAACTCGATTTAACCCTAACGACGACCAAGAATGGGAAGGTATCTGGTCGGGATATCATCACGGCGGAATGTGGAGTCATCCAGAATGGAATGAGATCCCAGATGACAAAGAAGGGGAACTAAGGGCACTGGCCTGTATGTTATACAACGACGGCAAACTTCATCAGCCTAGATATTTTGGTGCCGGAGTGCCTCGTAGGCCGGAAATTTGGTTGGAAACGGTGTTACCTAGCCGTGAACTAGAAAAGAATCCTGCTGCTAAAAAAGCATGGGATCACTTTCAAGTTGTAGCAGGGCTGACCAAAGTTGATCTTAATAAGGATTACGGATGAAAAACTTTTTTGGTTTTATTCGTTGGCAATGGCGAAAGTGGGAAACATGGCAAAAGATGTTTATTTTTTCTATGTTTTTTGTTGTTTTAAGCACTCAATTTGAAGGTATTATGCGGACACTTCTATCAGCAATACCACTGCTGGTAGTATTTTCTTATGCATTAAAATGGTTTGTTTGGGAACAGACTAAAGAAAATTATCAAAAGTATAAAAAAGAAAAACAGAGCCTGCTCGAAACAATTAAAACATCTGATCAATAATGACAAAAAACGCATTTATTTTCAGTTGGGACTGTAATGGCATCGAGTCTATTATTCCCATTTCTAAATACGAACACTGGGATAAAGAAAATCTAATCAGATTACTTAAAGAACAATCCAGAACAAGAAATCCTTTAGATTCAATTGTTCATAATTTAATTCTTCGTGCAAGAGTTAACACACAGCGGCGTTATGAGATTTATGCTATTGATTGCGATCCTAGCCTCGACGAAGAATTTTGGCGTCGGCAGTGGGAAGAACACCCGCAGTTTACCGCAGATCTTATTCGAGAAAAAGGACATAAAATTTACAGCGATAGGCAAACTACGCAATCAGTTATAACTTAAAGGAAATATATGTTAGTACCAATGGTAATTGAAAAAACAGGACAAGGTGAAAGAGCATTTGATATCTACAGTAGATTACTCAATGAAAGAATCGTTTTCCTAAATGGTCCAGTAGACGATGTCAGTGCAAATCTTGTAGTAGCACAGATATTGCACTTAGAAAGCCAGGACAGCGAAAAGGATATTAATTTTTATATTAACAGTCCAGGTGGAGTAATCACAGCAGGAATGGCCATTTACGACGTAATGCAATTTGTTAAACCCGATGTTTCTACTTATGTTATGGGGCAGGCTTGTAGCATGGGAAGTTTTTTAGCGCAGGCAGGCACTCCGGGAAAAAGATATATGTTGCCTAATTCCAGACATATGATTCATCAACCCAGCGGAGGTGCAAGAGGCATGGCGTCGGACATTGAAATTAGTTACAAAGAAATCATGTTTTGGAAAACTAGATTAACTATGCTGTATGTAAAGCATAATTCTGCTGGAAAAACTTATAATGATTTTGAAAGAGATATGGACCGAGATACCTTTATGAGCGCAGAAGAATCGTTAAAGTATGGCTTGTGTGATCATATAGTTCAACATAGATAATTAACTTCTATGTTATTTTTAAAGGTTCTTTGAGTAAATATCTTACTCAAGGAACTTTTTTATGGCAAACAAATTACAACAATATAGAAGCAAAATTAAAAAAATTAATGAAAATCAAATTTTATGGCTCAGACTTAGTGGGTTCGTAGTTATTTCTATTTTCATAGTTCTATTAGGATGGAATTTTTTAACAGATAACACTTTTATATACATAATCATTTTTTCTGGTTTAATTTTATCATGTTTCTGGTGGTATTTAACTATTAAATTAATAAAAGATTTATTAAACCACAGGAACACCGAAGTAGAAATTTTGAATGAAATAATTCAAGAACTTAAAGTTATCAAAGAAGATGTTAAAAAAATATCCTAACCTATTGACAAGTTAAATAATAACTTATAACATAATACATAGAGGACTTGACGCTCGACCCTCTTTAAATATTCCGCCCGTCATCAAACTTGCTACCTAACATAAAGGAGACTAGAGATGGCAAATCAACCTATTACCTATAAATGGACCAGCACTAAAGAATACCACGATTCTTTTCCCTGTGCATACAGACAATGGCGAGCCGATAGTCATTGTAATCTAATTCACGGCTACAGTTTTAGCATGAAGTTCTACTTTGGAACTAATGACCTCGATGTTCGAAACTGGGCTGCGGACTATGGCGGTCTTAAAGAACTCAAAAAAGTTTTAGAAGATCAATTCGATCACACGTTACTAGTTGCTCAAGACGATCCCCAACTTGAAACATTCAAACTACTCCAAGAAAAGAAAATGGCTAAACTTACTATCCTTCCAAGATTAGGTTGTGAAGGTCTAGCAGATATGTTATACAAGTATGTTAATGGAGTATATATTCCTCAACTATGGGGAGATGGGGAATCAAAACGTCTATGGTGTTATAGAGTCGAAGTTCGTGAAACACAAAGCAACATGGCTTTTAGAGAAGGCCATCGTGAATGGAACGAAGATTTATTTGAAGAATTTTAAAAATGCTGTCAACTCAAATTATCATGGTCGGTACAACTAGTATACCGGCATTGGATAATTCAATAATTGATCAATTATTAGATTGGCACGATTCTAAAAAAACAATTTTAGAAAATCCAGGGAGTATTGGTTTGAATACTCCCTGGGTGCATACAAAAATAAGAGATTCCGATCCGATGGAAAAATCAATACAAATAAAAAATTCAATCAGCGGATCTCCTTGGAATTTAGATTTTGTAGAAAATTTTCCAACTTTAGTAGAAAGTTTTAATCAATTACCACTAAATTTCATTAACAAAATTCTTATATTAGAAACTGTAAAAGAATGTGTTCCTCATATAGATGGAAGTAGTAGGACTTACTTAGATAAAAGTATCGAACCTTGTAATTATAGAATGCTTTTGAGAAAACCTAAAAACAGTAAGGGTTTTTATGTTCAACCATTATTAAAAGAAAATTTTGGAATTAGTGCAAGAAAAGAAATTGATACACCTTATTCTAAAAATTATTACTCTCCAGAAATAGGAAAATGGTGGGTACTGAACAATTGGTGTTGCCAGCATGGCAGCGATTGGTTACCGGAAGATAATAAAGCGTTAATATCAGTGATAGGTACTCCATCTAATGAACACAAACAAATATTAAATTCATTATCAAACACAATTAAACACCCCGATTATACCTAAAAGGATTAAAAATGAACATGATGGACAAAGATTGGCTAGAAAGAATAATCATTGCATATAAAGCATATCCATATCCCAATAAAGATATCGAAAGTTTTATTAACTGGCTTTACAAACAATATGGAATTGTACAACCAAAATAACCGATAAGATAAGTTATTGACTATTTTCAAAAGTTGTTATAAAATATAACTGTAGACATTATTGCTTAATAGGTGCAAAAATTATGCTAGATCTTTCACAGCATTCGATTGACCCAACAACTATCAAGATTCACGTTCCCGAACGTATGTTCACTTTTGAAAAAAAAGAAATTGAACAATCAAGTATAACCTTTCATACTCAACATAGTGAAATGTTAAAAATTACACCCGATGGGTTTTATGTTAGAGGAATTAAGGTGCCTGCGGATGATCAAGAAGCAGAATCGGTATACCGAGCATTTAAAGAATTTTTAATTTGGTCTGCACTTACAAGGAACTAAAATGGAAAATCGTAGTTGGACCCTTACTGTAGAAGAAGATCCTAAAACTGGAGAATTAATTCTTCCTCTTCCCGCAGAATTACTTGCTATGCAAGGATGGTTCGAGGGCGACACCCTCGAATGGGAAGATAATAAAGACGGAAGTTGGACTCTTAAGAAAGTCGAAAAATGACTAAACGCATTGGCTTTGCCTGCAAGTGGATTGACAATCCTGATCAAGTCAACGGTATTAAACCCAAAGATGCTTGTAAAAAGTACAATACAGGCAGTACCACCGTTGCTTGGTTAAATAGACAAAGCAAAGATAAGGCCGTAGAAAAACTATGGGACCTTATGAAGGGTAATATTGAATCTGCCCGTTTGCTAGTTGAACGAGTGGGCAATTTAAATGAAATTTTGCGAATGGTACGACTATCTAGCGACATCCTTCCTGTGTATACTGAGCCAAGCTGGTCTTGGTTTTACAGATCAACCGATGTCAGAGATTACGCAGAAAGACATTTTAAACGAATTGGAGATTCGGCCCGTGCGAATAATGTTCGCCTTAGTTTTCATCCCGGTCAATTTTGCGTTTTGGCATCTGATAACCCAGATATTGTAAATAGATCAATAGAGGAGTTTGAATATCATGTGGATATGGCCCGCTGGATGGGATACGGTAACGTATTTCAAGATTTTAAAATCAACGTACACATCGCGGGTCGAGTCGGTCCAGCCGGTATCCGAGCAGCACTTAAGAGACTCAGTCCAGAAGCAAAAAACACCATTACCATCGAAAATGACGAAATATCTTGGGGAATCGACTCAAGTCTCGAACTCGTCAACGATCTCGCTTTGGTGCTAGACATACACCATCATTGGATACACACAGGAGAATATATTGAAACTACTGACGATCGTATTAAAAGGATTATTGACAGTTGGCGTGGTGTGCGCCCTGTTATACACTATTCCGTTTCTAGGGAAGATGTACTTACAGGCCATCCCGGATTACAACGCCCCTCTCTTCCGACCCTCTTAGAATCTGGTTATAAGAAGTCTAAACTAAGAGCGCACAGTGATTTTTATTGGAATGATTCAGTCAATGAGTGGGCTTTGACTCACAGTCAATGGGCCGACATTATGTGCGAATCAAAGGGAAAAAATCTAGCCAGTGTTAATCTGGCTAGTATGGGAAAACAATTAGGACTTCTTTGATCTACGCTTTGTAACTGAGACTGTTTCGGCAGTCTTTTTACTTTTTCTTGCAACAGATTTTACATCTTTAACAGTTACTTTTCCGTCGCCATCGACATCGGCTGCTTTTTTAACTCGAGATCTAGTTTTCTTAACTACTTCTGCAGCATCTTTAAGATCGACTTTACCATCCTTATTAACATCTAATACATTTGTTTTTTGAACATCTGTGTTAGGTGTTGTTTCTTGCTGAGCCACTGGAGCAGGCTGCACTGCCGGCGAATCAACTACTTCTACAGTTTTATTGCTCGCTGTAGAAACTCCCTCATCCGATCGATTAACATAATCTAACGGATGCTTTCCATTACCACTTTCTTTATTTAATGCTCGATAAATTAACCAAAGAGCAATTCCCCCTAAGGCTACAAAAAGTAAAAATTCCATAATAGTTCCTTTATAAAAGTATTGTATTTAATGTCTATAAATACTTTAGAATTAATTTTGAATAACGAAAGGAGGACATAAATTTTAAATTCTAATTAATTTCAAAACCAGGAGAAAATTATGTCCCGAGAAAATATCGAGAATTTTGAAGAAACTGACGACTCAGAAGAATGGGAAGAAGGCGATTATGGATTTATAGTTGGTCCAGACGGAGAACTAAAAAGTATTATGTTCCCGGAGAATTTGTTTTCAGATCCTCCAGCAGAAATTAAAAAAATATTAAAAATATTTGGAATTAAAAATATATACGAAATAGAAAACAGAACCATTCACTAAATAAACAATTTTTCGGTAAATATCTCTATAGTACAGAGGTATTTTAATGTTAAATTGGGTTACAACATCATCATTAGGATCTATCGAAACCGGAAGTATCAGTGAACTTTCTGTTTCAGCAACGCAATCATTATCTCAATCTGAAATTACATATAAATTAACTTCTGGAAATTTACCAAACGGACTTCAACTTAGACACGATGGGACTATTGAAGGGCAGGCAATTTACGATTCTACTGGCACGTTTACATTTTCTATCGAAGCATTTGATGCAACTAATGTTGAATTAATCAGTAAAGAATTTCAACTTCAAGTTATTCAAAACAGCAGTAAAAAATTTACATCAATTTATGTTAAACCTTTGTTGTCAGTTCAAAAACGAAAAGAATATTCTCAATTTATAAAAAATAATAAAATTTTTGACCCAAATTTAATATATCGATCCTATGATAAAAACTTTGGAATTCAAAGTAAAATTAAATTAATTTTAGATTTTGGCATAGAACAGTTAAATTTAGTCGAATATCTTTATCCTCTTTACGAAAATTTCTACAAAAAAAGAATTAGATTAGGGTCTATTAAAACTGCAATTGCAAAAAATTCACAAGGAACGCATATATACGATGTAATTTATGCCAATGTTATCGATGAGTTAGCAGGAGCCTCAAGAATTTTCTATACTGATTTTAATGATGAAATTTATTATCCTGGCAGTATAGATAACATGAAATTGCAACTGCAAGAAATAACATTGCAAAATTATAGTCAAATTACAGTCAACGAAAAGTTGCAACCTAGATTTATGCTAACAAATCAGGAAAATGATTTTAGATTAAAAACTTACTTTGCTGCCGTTCCAATTTGTTATACTTTACCTGGAAAAAGTCAGATAATTGTAAACAATATTAATAAAAGCAATTTTAAATTTAATGTAATAGATTTCGAAATTGATCGAATTTATGTGACAAAAAGTTTAGATTACCAAGCGGATAAATATCTAATATTTGACAGACAATCCTTGGGCGATTTGGTAGATACTGATCAATATCTACTAGGCCCCGAAGGTTGGATAAGATTAGATGATGAAAATGATCAACCATTATTAAGAGAATAAGCAATGGCAAGAATTACAAATTTACAAACTTTAACTACCTTAACCAGTCTATTAGTAATTCCCGTTGTCGATGTTTCACAATTACCTAATAAAACTAGAAAATTGGGAATAAATGATTTAATTACTATTATTAACGGAAACATCGATAATTCATTAGATCCTGTTGCTAACATTCTAACTGTAACTAATACAACACAATCAATTTCTATTGAATCTGGATCAGTACAGATTGCAGGTGGAGTAGGAATCGGCAAAAATTTGTTTGTAGGCGGTTCAATTAATTCAAACAAAGAAATTTACACTAATAAATTCTTTAGAAGTCAATCTCCAATAATTGCTCCAACTAGTGCAGCATATCAAGGATCTGGAGAACTTTCATTAACAACTTATAAAATTTCAACTGGATTAGGTCCTTGGAGTATTGTATTTCATTATACTGGTAAATTTTTATATGTAACTAACAGTAGCGGCAATAATATTAGCAAATATTCGATTAATCAAAATAACGGATTAATTAGTGAAATTTCAAGCCCAACATTTTCTGGTGCAGGAACAAGAAGTCTTTCTATTCATCCAAATGGAAAATATTTATATGCAGTAAATTTTTCAGGAGATTCAGTAAGTCAATTCTTTATTGACCAAAATACTGGTGAATTATCGACTATTACATCTGCCATTCCTACAGGAAACGATCCTAACGGAATTGCAATAACACCTTCTGGTGAATTCGTATATGTTACCAACGGAGGTGGAACTATTAATCAATACTCGGTTAACCTTTCTACTGGAGTGTTAACTTCATTAGGAAGTTTTAGTTCCGGAGGACTAACACCATTTGGGATTACTGTAGATCCATCAGAAAGATTTGTTTATGTAACAAACAGCAGCGGAAATAATATTGGACAATTTGCTATCAATCAAACAACAGGTGTATTAAGTGCAATCACTTCTCCAATAGCATCAGATAATGAACCAACCGGAATTGCTGTAGATCCAACAGGAAGATTTGTTTATGTAACAAATAATAATTCCAATACAATAAGTCAATATTCAATTAACCAAACATCAGGATCTTTAACAATTATTGCCTCTCCTATTGCAACAGGTGTAGAACCATTAGGAATTACAGTCGATCCATTTGGTAAATTTGTTTACATTACAAACTATATTTCAGACACTGTAGGTCAATACAGTATCAACCAATTAACTGGAGAATTATCTGCTATTTCTACAGGCATTTCTTGTGGCAATGGTGCAAATTCAATTGTAGTCGACCCAACAAATAGATTCGTATTGGCTACAAATTTTATAGAAAGAACCATTAGTAATTTTTCTGTTAAAAGTTTTAGTGCAGGGCAATCAGTGATTGCTTCAACAATTGATTCAACTTCAACAGATACCGGAGCATTACAAATTGCAGGAGGAGTCGGAATTGGTGGGAATGTTCATCTGGGTCAAATATTATCATTAAGTATTTCTTCATCTGCTCCATCAATTACAAAAACTGGAATTATTGCAGTTGCAGACGGAATTAATTGGGATCCTTCTTCTAAAGCGACAGGCAGACCATACCCTGTATTTTATGATGGAACAAATTGGAATGCATTTTACTGATAAATATAAAAATAATTATAATAGGTCCTAAAAAATGTCAATTAGAGCATCGCTATCAGAAGTTTTATCAATTGATTTAACGAATCCAACAGACAGTCAAACTGTTTTTATAGTAGGGCACGACGGTGTTGAGCAGACTCTTACTCCAGAAAGAGCAAGAACACTATTAAATACTGCCGGACCTGTTGGACCTCAAGGACCTCAAGGTATTACCGGACCTGTTGGACCTCAAGGTCCGCAGGGTGTACAAGGACCGCAGGGTGTACAAGGACCACAAGGTGTTCAGGGTCCGCAGGGTGTACAAGGACCACAAGGTGTTCAGGGTCCGCAGGGTGTACAAGGACCACAGGGTGTACAAGGTCCACAAGGTGTTCAGGGTCCGCAAGGTGTTCAGGGTCCACAAGGTGTACAAGGACCACAAGGTGTACAAGGACCACAAGGTGTACAAGGACCTCAAGGTGTTACCGGCCCAAGCGGACCAACAGAAGTAACTGACGTACAAGGTGGAACTACTGGATCTATTCTAATTCAAAGTGCTTCCAGTCAAACAGCATTTATACCGTTAGGGCAAATAGGAAACATTTTACAGGTAATAGACGACAGCACCGCATCATGGGTAAGCACTTCGACCGTCCTAGTTGAAAGATCAACAAAAGCAGAAACAATTTATGTAGATAATTTAGGTACATTAGAAATAACACCATTAAGATATATTACAATGTCTCTTGGTTCTGCAGATTATCAAGAATTAGGAGCCAGTTTAGGCCTATCTTATAACACTAACGAAAAAACATTAATTGTTGCTGCATTAACTGTTACAAATAATACAATATCTTCATCTCCACAAACCGGTGCTTTAAGAGTACAAGGTGGAGTTGGTATTGGTGGAGATCTGCATGTAGCAGGTGAAATTGTTTCACAAAAATTAACAATCGAATTAACCACGGTCACTACTACGTTAATTGTAACAGATGATATTATCAAAACAAATAATACATCAAATTCTGTTTCAACAACAACAGGAGCATTAGTAGTTGCCGGAGGAGCAGGAATTGGCAGCGATTTAGTTGTCGGCGGAATTTTATACGCAGATAATATTTCTGGTAATATTACAACTGCAACAAATATAAAAGACGGTACTGTAAATCAAGTACCGTATCAAACAGGTCCGGGAACTACAGCATTTTTTGGCCCCGGTGAAGTCGGGCAAGTATTATTAAGCACAGGAACGAACACAGGTGGTCCCGTATTTGTTGACCAAACTGAACTATATGTAGGTCGTTCTTTACTTGTAGATGATATTTTAGGTGGTGCAACAGGAAGTTTGCCATATCAAAGCACTTCAAACCAAACTGTGTTTTTAAGTTTAGGAAGCACAGGATCTGTACTAACTGCTGGTGCAGACGCTCCTGTATGGGTTCCACCTGATAACTTAACAATAGCGTTTGCAAATACTGCAACAAACCTAAAAGACGGAGCAGCAGGAAGTCTTCCATATCAAAGCGGCCCAGGTACAACTGTTTTCTTACCAATTGGTACCGAAGATCAATTACTAAGTGTCAACAATTCTAATGCTCCAATTTGGGTTAATCGTTCTTCTATTACAGTATCAACTGCATCATTTGCAAACGATTTATTAGGTGGAGCATCTGGTTCTATTGTCTATCAAACTTCAGTTAATGATACTACATTTTTACCAATAGGAGCAGAAAAACAAATACTTACAGTTTCATCATCTGGTATTCCTCAATGGATTAATAGAGAGGATGTTTCTGTTACCACTGCTACAAACATAGAAGATGGAACAATCAATCAAGTTCCTTATCAAATAAGCCCAGGAATTACAGGATTTTTTGGACCGGGTCTTGTTGGACAGGTATTGTTAAGCACAGGAACCAATGCAGGGGGCCCTGTATTTGTTAATCAAACTGAACTATACGTAGGGCGTTCTTTACTTGCAGACGATATCGTAGGAGGCGCAACAGGAAGTATAGTTTATCAAAGCACAGCCAACAATACAGTATTTTTACCTATTGGAACAGAAACTCAAGTATTATCTGTAAATTCTCAAGGATTACCAGATTGGATCAATAGAGATAGTTTACAGGTTAATATTTCTGTTTATGCAGATAACTTATTAGGCGGATTGCCGGGATCTATTCCTTATCAAAGTGATATTGATACTACTACATTTTTAAATATAGGATCTACCGGAACAATATTAACTGTTAATTCATCAGGTTCACCGGTATGGGTTAACAGAGATACTATATCTGTTTCCACTGCATCTTTTGCACAAGATTTATTAGGCGGTATTCAAGGAAGTATACCTTATCAAAACGCAGTTAATGATACTGTGTTTTTAGGTATAGGATCGGAGGGTCAGGTACTAACAGTTAATTCTGCAGGGGTGCCTGTATGGGTTAACAGAGATTCATTATCAGTTACAACTGCAACATTTGCACTTGATTTATTAGGTGGCGTAAAAGGTAGTATTCCATATCAAAATGCAGTAGACGATACTGTATTCTTAGCGATTGGAACCGAAGGGCAGGTTCTAACAGTTAATTCTGCAGGTGTTCCTGTATGGGTTAATAGAGGTACTATATCAGTTACTACTGCATCTTTTGCACAAGATTTATTAGGTGGTGCAACAGGAAGTATACCTTATCAAAATGCAGTAGATGACACTGTGTTCCTAGCAATCGGAACTGAAGATCAAATTTTAACAGTTAATGCCAGCGGATTACCAGTATGGGTCAACAGAAGTACTGTAGCAGTTACTACTGCATCTTTTGCACAAGATTTACTAGGTGGCGTAAAAGGTAGTATTCCATATCAAAATGCAGTCAATGATACTGTGTTTTTAGGTATAGGATCACAAAATCAATTGTTATCTGTTAATGCCAGCGGATTACCAGTATGGATTAATAGAACAACATTATCTGTAACAACAGCAACAAATATTGACGGCGGAACAATAAATCAAATACCGTATCAAATTGATTTTGGTCTCACTGGATTCTTTGGTCCTGGCGACACCGATCAAGTGTTAATTAGTAAAGGAACCGATCCCGGAGGACCAGCATTTGTAGATCAATCTACGTTAAGTGTAGGAAGTGCTAATATAGCCAACGAATTAAGTGGCGGTTCGGCAGGAAGTCTTCCATATCAGTCCGGTGCTAATAATACAACATTTTTATCTCTTGGATCTTTTGGATCTATACTAACTGCCGGTTCTACAGCACCAACTTGGAGTGATCCGGGGGCGTTAACAATAGCAAATGCCAATACCGCAACAAACCTTGCAGGGGGCACAATTGGCAGTGTTCCATACCAAAGTAATCCTGGAACAACTACATTCTTAGGAATTGGTCTTCAATCACAAATTTTAACAGTAGGTGCTGGAAATTCATTAGAATGGGTAGATAGAGATACATTATCGGTTACAACTGCAACATTTGCATTTGATTTGTTAGGCGGCGTAAAGGGAAGTATACCTTATCAAAATAATGCTAACGATACTATATTCTTAGGAATTGGCACACAAAATCAATTGTTATCTGTAAGCGCAGGAGGAGTACCTGTATGGGTTAACAGAGATACAGTATCTGTTACTACAGCATCTCTGGCTCAAGATTTAATAGGCGGATCAACTGGCGCTATTCCATATCAAAATACAGTTAATGACACGGTGTTTTTAAATATTGGTTCACCGACACAAATTTTGTCCGTTGGTTCGGGAAATACACCAGAATGGGTTGATAGTAGCAGTATGGCATCTTCTACTGCAACCAATCTTGCAGGTGGTGTAAAAGGAAGCATTCCATATCAAAGTAATCCAGGATTAACTACATTCTTAGGAATTGGAGCACAAAATCAATTGTTATCTGTTAATGCTAGCGGGGTACCTGCATGGGTTAATAGAGATACATTGTCGGTTACAACTGCATCGTTTGCACAAGATGTACTAGGTGGAGCAAAGGGCAGTATTCTTTATCAAAATGCCGTAGATGATACTGTATTCCTAGCAATAGGAACAGAAAATCAAATTTTAACAGTTAATGCCAGTGGTGTTCCTGAATGGGTTAACAGAGACACATTGTCAGTAACATCTGCAGATAATTTAACAGGTGGCGCTGTTGGTTCTATACCGTATCAAAATAGTGTAAATGATACTGTATTTTTGTCTATAGGATCAGAAAACCAAGTATTAACTGTAGGTAGTAACGGAAAGCCAACATGGTCTGGAAACGTTAATCAATCTAATACTTCTTTAACTTCAACAACTGCAACCAATCTTGCAGGAGGAGTAAAAGGCAGTATTCCATATCAAAGTAATCCAGGATTAACTACATTCTTAGGCATCGGCTTAGAAAATCAAATCTTGAAGGTCAGTGCAGAAGGTATTCCATTTTGGTCAGATACAGCAGGTGCTGCTGGTTCAGCAGCGGATGCAGATAAATTAGATGGTTTAAATTCTACACAATTCTTAAGAAGCGATGTAGGCGATACATGGGCTGCAACTGATGGTCCGTTAATTATAACAACGCCTACAGGTGCTTTAGGAAATAATACAGGACAGGTTAACACACTTCAAGTTTATCAAGCGACTCTTAACACAGATGCATATATGACCTTCCATATTGGAAGTGATTATGCTGTACATTTTGGTCTAGATGGAACAACCAATGATTTATTCGTCGGTGGTTGGAGTGCAGGTGCTGTTAAAAATAAAATACTTCATTTAGGTAATACTTCATCAACAGATGTTACTTTTGATGTAGTAAGGGCTAAACAGTTTTACGATTCTGAAAATAGCAATTATTCATGGAATCCAAATACCAGCGATGCTCATCGATTTAATACACCATCTGGATGGTTAGATTTAGGGCCAATGAATTCCAGTTATTGTCATTTCCAAACTGATAGAGATTTATTTTATTTTAATAAAACAATAGATGTAGACGGAAGTGTTAGATTATATGATGACAATGCTAACAGATTTGATCTAGGAACATTAGTGTTGAGAGGTGCAAGTCCAACAGTATACCTACGAGACACAAATAATAACTCAGCAATGTTACATTGCACTAGTGATTTATTTTATATTTTAAGAGGTGGCAATGACACAGAAACCTGGAGTCAAGTAAACAGTCAATGGCCTGCTTATTGGAACTTAACTAATAATCATATGTTTGCCGGTGGCGACATTAATGCCGTAGGCGAAGTTACAGCATATTATTCAGATAGAAGATTAAAAACAAATGTTAAACCTTTAGAAAATGCATTAGAAAAAGTAGAAAAACTAAACGGTATAACATACAACCCAAATGACTTGGCTGAAAGTTTTGGATATGATAAATCAACTAACTTAGTTGGATTATTTGCTGATGAGGTAGAATCAGTTTTACCCGAAGCAGTAAAAAATGCACCTTTTGATAGAGATGAAAACGGAAATAGTAAATCTGGAGAAAATTACAAAACTGTTCAATATGAAAGATTAATTCCGTTATTAATCGAAGCAATTAAAGAACTATCAGAAGAAGTAAAGCAATTAAAATCAAAACAATAACATGACAAGTACGGTAACTAATTTTAGCAATTTAATAAATGAAAATTTTCCAGTAAAAGGAAAACTCAATGACTTAAAAGGATTTAGAAACAACTTTGATAAAATCAAAACTTCTATTGAAATAGTCGACGGCGAAATAAACAATATTAAATCTAGTGGAGTGTATTTGAACAACACAAACGATTTCAATTATTTCGGAACTATAACTAACGCCGTGATTGATAATTGTGAAATTTTTCTAAAAAGTTATCCTTAAATCGGAGTACACATGGCAAGTACAATAACAGATTATACAGAATTAATAGATATAAATTTTCCAACCCCCGGTGAAGATAATGATAGTCAAGGTTTTAGAACCAATTTTTCTATGATTAAGTCTGCATTAGATGTTGCAGGTGATGAGATTAGTACCTTGCAATCTAACCTAATTAGTTTATCATCAACAAATAACTTTGGTGGTAATATAATTAAAAAAGCAGCACTTGAAAATTGTTCTATAATATTAAAAAATTATACCCTGGCTGAATTAAGTGCGTTAGTAGACGAAGGTACCGCAATTAATGGTACATTAGTTTTTGTAACAGACACTTATAATTGCCCAGCGTATTATTATAATGGAAATTGGTATGCTATTTCGGGAACCTTGATCTAAAATGTTTAATCCTCTTTTACCAGATTTAAGTAAATTAAAAAACGAAGATATTGACAATAGAATAACAGAGTTAATGAAAAAATTTCTTGTGGCTTCGAGGTCTGGACAAGGCGGAGTATGTAACCAAATTTCTATAATACTAGAAGCATATAGAGAGGAACAGTCTAAGCGCCATCAAGCAGCGTTGGAAAAATTGGAATCAAAAGGCAAAAATTTTGATGATTTTATCAACGTTGATCATTGATTTTATTCAAGATATATGTTATCGTTAGTAAATGAACATTGATAAATTTGGAAGAATTTTATTATCTCAAGATGAATTTTTTAGTCACTTGTATTCGGGTCAAATTAAAAATTATCAAAATATTTTTTTAAATGACGCAGAAACAGATAAATTTAATTCTTCACTAGATAAAAATAAAGATAACTTTTCAAAATTAAAAAAGTATGTAGATCTAGATATTTCTACAGAAGAGTTCGATAAAAATAACCAAATTAATTGGTTTATGCCAAAAAATTATTGCCCAGAATTAATCGAACAATTATATTTACAATGCAATAGTGTTGAAGAAACTAACCGGGTAACAACTGAATTAGAACTTTTTGCTCAATATAATATGATAGATTTGTTGTATTATCTTAAATATTTAATAGATACAATGCGTAAACATAATATTGTTTGGGGTGTAGGAAGAGGATCAAGTGTTGCTAGTTTTGTTCTTTACTTGATTGGGGTACATAAAATAAACAGTATTAAATACGAACTAGACATACATGAATTCCTAAAATAAGGAGAATAAAATGGGACGAATATATAGAACTATGCAAGGCAAAGAAGTTGACATGGATAAATTAATGCGTCAGCACGAACTTATGCCAGCAATCGGAAATGTAAAAGTTAATGCTAGAGGTGATGAACTAGGATCTGGTGGAAAAATTATTCGTAAACGAGAAGAAGTAATGGCAGAATATTACGAAAACAATCCAAAAGTAAAAAAAGAAGGTTCTAGAATTGTTGAAACGAAACCTCAACAAAATAATGTTCAACCTCAAACTACAGTAAATCCTCCAAAAAAAGTAAAAAATAACGAGAACGAAAATGAAAATTAAAGGTAAAATTTTACCAATTAGAGATCATGTCTTAGTATCAGATATGAACTTTGGGGTACAACAAACTAAATCCGGAATTATTATTAATTCAGATGATGGAAAAACTTCCGGAATCAAACCTCGTTGGGGTCGAGTTTGGGCAGTAGGACCTGAACAAAAAGATATCAAAGTTGGTGAATGGGTCTGTGTTGAACACGGTAGATGGACCAGAACTATTGAACTTGAACAAGACGACGGCAGTATCTTAGAACTTAGGAGAGTCGAAACAAATGCTATTATGCTCACTGCCGACGAAAACCCCAGTGATGTCGATGTTAGAGTTTGAGAACTTGTGTAACGGCAAAATAGGACCTTGACAGGTCCTATTTTTTTTATTATAATAAAAATATGACCTATATTAAAAATTGGAGCGTGGAAGATATTTCTAGGCAAATTAATAATGCCTATCGAATTTGTGCATCGCCTCGACAAGATGGGTTTACTGCATGGGGTGTAAAACAAGATCTTTATCAATTAAAATGGCTTTTAGACGAAGCAATTAAAAAATGCCCCACTTTTTCTCCAGAAGACGAATGGCTGAGAGAACAAGAAAAAAAGAAAGTAATTAAGATCTTAAAAGAAGAATAATATGATTTTTAATAAAATTAAAGAACTTCAAGAAAAGAAAGTTGGTATTACTTTTAGTACCTTTGACCTTTTACATGCAGGGCATATTGCTATGCTTAGTGAAGCAAAAAGACACTGTGATTATCTAATTGCAGCACTTCAAACAGATCCCACCATTGACAGACCTAATACTAAAAATAATCCTGTACAAAGCATTGTAGAGCGGCAAATTCAACTTCAAGCAGTTAGGTATGTTGACGAAATCGTAGTATACCAAACAGAAAAAGATCTTGAAGATATACTGTTGACTTTACCAATCAATGTTAGAATTTTAGGTGTTGAATATCAAGGAAAAGATTTTACTGGTAAAGATATTTGTATTAAAAGAGGAATTGAATTGGTATATAACGGTAGGGATCATAGTTTTAGCTCTAGTAATCTTCGTAAACGAGTTAAAGAAGCAGAAACATTAAAAACTAATTTATCGGAGAAATGGTAAAATGCACTACGGGGCTCAAGCAAAACTATCATCAATAAACAATGTAAGAAGGGTTAATACACACATGAAAAAACATAGAATGCGTCGTTGGATACGAAATTGGTTAATGAACTTTGACAGTCAACCTGAAAGAGAATCTGTGTTGTCTGTAGAACCAGCAGGTCTTCAATCCGAAGGAATGAAGTTTCAATTATATAGAGCCGCGGGTGGGTATGTTATTGAAACTACAACTTATGATCGGCATAAAGATCGTCGAAATACTAAAATGCATATTGTAACTGATGATCAAGATTTAGGTGATCAACTAGGTAAAATTGTTACAATGGAGGCTTTACGTGCCTAATTGTCGTATATGCAGACAGCCAATTAGTCCTTCCTGTGATTATAATCAAGGTCGGTGCCCACATAGGCCTCCCACAATTGACATACATCATTTGAGATTTTATAATCTTGTTAAAACAATTAAAGGATGGTTTAAAAATGAACGTTCAACCTAAAGATACAAGCAAGGGACACTTTTATGTTAGCCTTGTTAAAAGCGGTCTAAGAATTGTTGCTTCTGGATCTATTGTTGCTGCTGGATATATTATTCCTCACGGTGAATGGTTAATTGCCGGGGGAGTATTATTATTTTTAGCAGAAATTTTAGGTATTGCTGAGGAACTAGTATGAAAGAACTTTGGACTGAAAAATATCGCCCAAAAAACGTAAAAGATTATGTCTTTCGAGATAATGCTCAAAAAAAGCAAGTAGAAAGTTGGATTAAGCAAGGTAGTATCCCCCACTTGCTACTTAGTGGAGGACCGGGTATCGGAAAAACTACACTGGCCAAAGTTTTGCTAAATGAATTAGGAATTCAATCCTTTGACATTTTAGAAATGAACGCCAGTAGAGAACGAGGCATCGACGAAGTTAAAAATAGAATTACAAATTTTATTCAAATGATTCCGTTTGGCCCATTTAAAGTAGTATTATTAGATGAGGCAGATTATCTAACACCAGAAGCACAGGCTGCAATGCGAGGTGTTATGGAAGAATACTCAGCCACTAGTAGATTTATTTTAACCTGCAATCACCCTAATAGGATTATACCAGCAATCCATAGTCGGTGCCAAGGTTTCCATATGGAAAAAATAGATCAAACAGAATTCACAGCCAGATTAGCCACAATTCTAATTTCAGAGAACGTTGATTTTGATTTAGATATCCTTGATACATATGTTAAATTGGCTTACCCTGACTTAAGAAAATGCATCAATTTAGTCCAACAAAACATTATTGATAACAAACTTATAGAACCAAATAGCGGAAACGAAATGATTGGTGATTATAAGATTGAAATGGTCGAACTATTTAAAAAGAAAAAAATACAAGAAGCAAGAAAATTACTGTGCAGCAGAGCAAGACCAGAAGAAATTCCCGGAATTTATACCTGGATGTATGACAATATAGATTTATTCGGCGATACTGAAGAAACTAAAGATCAAGCATTATTAATTATTAAACAAGGACTTGTTGATCACACCTTAATTTTAGATCCGGAGATTAATTTAGCAGCAGTGTTAATTAAACTTGGAAGAAATTTGAAATCTTGAAAATAAATAATGGATGCTTATAAGAGAACTTATTTTTGAAGGTGGGTGGACCACTGGCGATAATCCTGGAATTAAAGCCAAGTTAGTTAAAGTAGGAATTCAATCTGTTAAAAACTTTTTAAAAGATTTTAATCCTTGGTTAAAGTCTCAAGGATTAGGTCCTGCAGAAGTAGGCCATCCCACAGGTTCTGCTGCATATCACGAACTTGATGATCCAGAAAACACCATATACGGTGATATGGATCTTCAACTTATTATTCCTGATATGCCCGAGTATGATTCAATGACCAGCGGTCAACTCCAGGGTAAATGGGGGTCGTTAATTGATTCTTTTATAAAAAACTCAAATTTATCATACATTGATAAAAATGAAAGTAAAGGTAGTCAACCAATGTTTATACTACCTGGAGGTGATAAATTACAAGTCGATCTCATGCCTCACCCTGCTAAAACTTCAGAGTGGGGTAGATTTCGAGCCACCGGCGAACATGGACTTAAAGGCCTATTAAATGGAAACATGTTTGCCACAATGAGTGAATTATACCCTGTTAATCTGCAACACAAAGGAATTCAATATAAAACTATTAATGGTAAAAAAGTTAACTACGGTAAAACACTTAAAGGTTATCAATTACATACCGTAGGTACTGATATTAAACGTTGGATACTAGACATATTTTTACACGAAGCAGAAGAACAAGGAATAGAAAATCCAAAAATTGATCCATTGCTAAAAAATAACCCGGGCGTCGATACACAAAATGTTAATGTTTTAAGATTAGTCAACGGTATAAAAGGATTCGCAAAAAGTTGCGAACTCAATAACATGTTTGGTCAAGGTAACTTAGAAAGATTTAATTCAGCAGATGATTTTCTAAGTCAATTTTTAAATCATTACGTTGAGAAGAGTCAACACGCTATAACTGCACCAAAAAGAGACAAAGCCAGTACTCCAGCAAGTCAGGCAAGAGCAGTTAAAGATAGAGAAGCACTATCTCGAGGGTTAGAATACGTTAAAAGTTTATTTACTGGTTCAGAAAACAATCAACCTCGATATCGAGACTGGAAGAAATAGGTCAAATAGCCTAGGCAGGTTGTGCTATTTGACCTAATAATTCAATCCAACTCTTTATATATTTTCAATACTTCTTGAACCACAGGATGTCTCTCAATATCCTTGGTTTCAAATTTTGCCATAGCAATCATACGATGTTCACCTCCTTGGCCGTATAAATTGCAGAATTCTAGCAAGCCGTTTTCCCTAGGCCGGTCCGCCTGATTTAAATCTCCAGTCACTACCATTCGACTGTAGTCACCTAATCTCGTTAACAGCATTTTCATTTGACTAGGTGTTGCGTTTTGCATTTCGTCTGCCACAATAAACGAATTTTTAAAAGTTCGACCTCTCATGTAGGCTAATGGCGAAATTTCAACGATTCCATCTTCTAACATTTCCTGTATTTCTCTAGGATGGAAATATTCCTCAAAAACATCAAATATAGGTCTTGTCCAAGGTTCCATTTTTTGATTTAATGTTCCTGGTAAAAACCCATGTTCTTCATCAACGCTAACAGCCGGCCGTGTGACAATAATTTTTTTAATCACCCCCTCTTTTAATAATTTGATGGCCATTTGAACTGCAATCATAGTTTTTCCCGTGCCTGCTGGACCCACAGCAAAAACTATTGATTTTTTGGAATTTTTTAACAGTTCTAGATAAGTTTCTTGACTTAAATTTCTCGGAATAATAGAAACTTCTTGTTTGCGTTTAAGATACGGCTTAATTTGAATTAAATTACTACTATTTTCTTTGTTGAATCTAGGGTCTTTTTCTAAGAAAAATTCCCTTTCTCTTCTCTTGGTTCTAGGCAATTGATACCTCCTATAATGAGATCAACCTGCACAAATATTTAAAATCAATTTAAAATATACGCCTAAAATAGCCGAATTTTTAAAATAAATTTCATCGGGCGTATAGATAAATATTTTTAACAAGAGAGCCAACTACTATGCACGATATACTCGAAGTAATTAAAAATGTACAAACATTAAGCGAAAACAATTCAGCATTTAAAATTCTAAAAGATTTTGAACGTGTTTTAGATGAATTAAACATTTATGTGTTTAAAAATTGGGAAGAAGGGGAATTAATTTCAGGACCTCATGTTAATCGTTATTCAGTAACCTGTAAATTTATGTGGCCAGAGTTAGACATGCCTGACCCAAAAGGTGGAAAACGATTAATAGAGTACGGCTGTAAAGTAGTGTTTTCTAAAGACCATGTGTTAATGCCTAGAAAGATTAAAGATCCCGGAGACTTCCGCCCAGGAACCAAAAAAGGAAAAATTGATGAATATCCAATTTGGACTGTAGAAATTACTATGCCTAAAAAACTAATGCAAGATGTTTACATTGGTAAAGAAAATAAAGAAAACAACAGAATGGCCGAATTGATGAAATATCATCAAGAGCAGGTAACTCCAGAAACTGCTGCACAAGAAGCACCAGAGGAACCACAACAAAATGTATAAGCAAAAATTAACTGAAAGCCTTCGAAGAGGTGACTTAAAAGATTATGTATCTGATATTTTTACCGTAGATAGATATAAAAGTAAAATGGGAGAAGACCAAGATATTTTAGTGCTTGGTTTTAAAGTAAAAGAAAAATATCCAGCAATTGATCTCATGGAATTTATTGAAAAAGGATACAATTTTATTTTGGATGCAGATATCAGTGCTGGAGAAGAAAGAGATGGGCAGTATCAGGTGTTTGTTGAAATTGAAAGAACGCCGGGGTTGACTGAACAATTAAAAGAGTTAGTAAATGGTATAAGTCAACTTTGTGATTGCTATGAATGGAAATTTAGATATCAATCGACTCCAAGGTATTTTTTGTTTAACGAAGATACTATTAAAAAACAAATTCCAATGACCCCAGAAGGCTATAAATCAAAAATTTTAGAAATTAAAAATTCTGATGTTAAAGATTTTTTTAATCAAGGAGCCGTTGAAGTAACTTTGGACGAAAGCAATAATTTAATTTTTAAGAAACCATTCGCTGGTGATTTATATGCAAAATTTGTTTCTATAGGAAAATACAAAGACGTTGAAAAAACATTACCAGGAGCAATTTCATTAGATGAAAGTAGTCAAAGTCAAGTTTTATTTTTAAACAAATATATCGGCAATTATGATATTCACAAAATTGGTAATAAATTTTTAATTAGAAATGGAAATGATGCAATTATTATCGAAAAGGATAGGTGGTAATTATGTGGCAAATATCTTGGATGCTAAGTTTATTACCTGAATGGTTTTGGTGGTCAGTTTTAATCTTAGGTCTAATAGCATTAGCACTTTCTTGGTTTCCTGTTCCTGCACAATTTAAATTTCCGTTAAAAATTGGAGGACTTGCCGGAATATTTTTAGGAACTTATATGGTAGGTATGGCTGCTAACGAGGCAAAATGGCAAGCAAAAATAAAAGAACTACAAGAACAATTAGAAATTGCTAAGAATCAAAGTAAAGAAGAAGTTGTTAGAATTGAAGAAAAAATTGTTTATAAAGACAGGATAATAAAAGAAAAAGGACAAACTCAAATTCAGTATATTGATCGAGTCATTAAAGAAAAAGAAGAAATAAAAGTGTTTATAGAAAATTGTCCTATACCTAAAGACATTGTAGATGAACACAATAAAGCAGCAATCAATCAATTGAATGAGGCCGCAAAGCCACCTAAGGGAGAAAAGAAATGAAATTATTAGTAGTTTTACTATCGTTGCTTATAGCAGGATGTGGAACTACTGTTCCCGTTAAACAAACTTTTCCCGATGTAGGAAAATCACTACAAGAAAAATGTCCAGACTTAAAAACGATTGAAGGTGAAAGAGTTTCAATCACAGACATGTTAAAAGTAGTCGTCGAAAACTACAATACCTATTACTCGTGTTCAAATAAAGTTGACGGTTGGAACGAATGGTATGTAAAACAAAAAGAAATTTTCGATAGAGTAAATCAAAATAAAAAATAAGGAGCACATATGTCAAACTTTATACTCAGCAGAGATCAACTTGCAGAATTAATTAAGGGTAACCCTTATGTAGATAACTGGTATCATGCCATGGAATTATGTTTACCAGATTATGATATTAATACCCCCCAACGAGTGGCTGCTTTTGTTGCCCAGTGTGCTCACGAAAGTGCAGGATTTAAATTTTTAAAGGAGAATTTAAATTATAGAGCAGCAAGTTTGAGAAAAGTATTTCCTAAGTATTTTCCTAATGATGACATAGCAAATCAATATGCTAATAGACCAAATAAAGCAGAGGCGATTGCAAATAGAGTTTATGCTAATAGAATGGGCAATGGTCCAGAAGAAAGCGGAGATGGATTCCGCTATTGTGGTAGAGGGTTAATTCAATTAACTGGCAAACATAATTATGAAGCGTTTGCTATGAGCATAGAAACACCCGTCGAAGACATACCCGAGTATTTACAAACATTTGAAGGTGCAGTACAAAGTGCTTGTTGGTTTTGGGAAACAAATGGATTAAATCGTTGGGCCGATGCTGGAGATATTAAAGAATTAACAAGAAGAATTAATGGAGGATACATCGGCCTTGATGATAGAATCAAACATTACAACCATGCACTTCATGTTATGGGTATACACTAAACACTATTAAGGAGCAAATCGTGGCAACATCAGAAGAATATGAAAAAATGAGCGCTAGCGAAAAGAAAAAAGAAGATTGGATGAATGCAAAGTGGCGTCCTATGATGGGATGGAGTTACATGGCCACATGTATAACTGACTTTGTAATTTTTCCTATACTATGGTCTGTTGCGCAAATAATTGGCGGCGGTGAAGTTAAAATGCAATGGCAACCTATTACATTAATGGGTGCAGGTTTATATCACGTTGCTATGGGTGCTGTATTAGGTTTAGCAGCATGGGGACGTACACAAGAAAAATTAAATGGAGCAAACAATGGCGGAATACAAACAGCATCAATGGGCAGCACTCCAACATTTAGCCAACCTCAGACAGGAGGATTCGTTACACCAACCTCGTTTAATTCTTCAAATGCGTCAGGAGGTTTTACAAGAGTATCAGCAGGCGGCTTTGGGGGAAATTCCGGAAGTAGTTTTAGTGCAGCGCCAGTTGCAGTAGCAGGATTTGGTGCGGCGGCAGCAGCATCTGTTCCTTTTATGACAAATGAGGTTGTACTAGGACCAAACGGAAAGCCGGCTCCAGTACAACCAGAACAACCAGAAATTTAAGGAGATCAAAATGGAAGAGTGTCCAAAATGTGGCGGAAAACATTGTAAATAAGGAGAATATATGAAACATGTAATTTTTGTAGCAGGGTTAGCATTGACTCTATCGTACCCTGTACAGGCATCAAATGAAGGTCCAGGAAAAGGAGAAGTAAAAAAGGTTTGTACAGACAAAAAAGGAAAAGATGGAAAACCTGTATTAGATAAAGAAAAGAAACCAGTTCAAGAATGTAAGGATATAAAAGTTCGTAAAAAATTAGAAGGGACTGAGATTCCAGAAGATAAGAAAAAGAAATAATATTTTCTTGACTTAATCAAAAAGGTATAGTATTATTATTACTATACCTTTTTCTTTATGAGTAATCATTATCAAACATTAGGCGTTAAAGCAAACGCTACCCAAGAAGAAATAAAAAAGGCCTATAGAAAATTAGCGGCACAGCATCACCCTGACAGAGGCGGCGATACAAAAAAATTTCAAGAAATTCAAGCAGCATATGATGTGTTAAGTGACCCAACAAAAAAACAACAATACGATAATCCAAATTCACAATTTGAAGAATTTCGAACATATGGAGGAATGCCGCCAGGGTTTGAAGATCTTATGAGTCAAATGTTTAATGGTGGGGGATTTACAGATCTTTTTGGAAAAAGACCAAATTCTTATAAAAACAAAACATTAAACTTTCAAACAACTATTTCTTTAGAAGATGCATTCTATGGTAAAATAATAACAACAAATTTAAATCTCCCCAGAGGAGATGTTCAAACTTTAGAGGTAAAAATACCTGCAGGTATTAAAAATGGTAATGTTATAAGATTGGCAGGAGTAGGAGATAATTCTATACCCAATGCCCCCAGGGGAGATATTCATATAACAATTAATATTTCCAATCACTCGGTATTTACTAGAGAAAATGATGATCTTAGAATGTCAGTAGAAATAGATTGCTTTGATGCAATACTGGGTAAAACATTGAAATTTAATTCAATAGATGGAAAAGTTTTAGAGACTGCAATTCCCCCCGGAATACAACCTGGTCAAATGTTAAACATTCAAGGTTATGGTATGCCAAACATTTCGAATCCGTTAGCAAGAGGAAGACTGTTGTTAGAAATTAACATAACAATTCCAAAAACGTTAACAGACGAACAAAAAGATCAATTAAAAAAAATTATCAGTTAAATATTAAAAAATAAAGGAAACATAGATGTTACAACCAAATAAAGATCTAGAGAAAATTTTTGAATTCGCTGTAGAAGTAGCCAGCGAAAAAAATCATGAATATGTGACTTTAGAACACTTTCTTTATGGAATGATTTCTAACGATGAGTTCGCTAAACTTCTAGAAAATTTTGGAGCCGATGTTAAAAGTTTGATTAAAAATTTAGAGCAATATATCAATGTAGAACTAAACGACATCGTTAACCCCAATGTTGATAAACCTAAAAAAACTACGTCAATTGATCGAGTTTTGAATAGAGCATTTACACATGTGTTGTTTGGCGGGCGAACTGTAATAGAGCCATTAGATTGTTTCATCAGTATGTTTGCAGAAAAGAAAAGTCATGCAAATTATTTTATTAAAAAAGCAAACATTGATAAAGATCGATTTTTAAATTTCATTCAGAAAAAATATCAAGAAGAAAATGAAGAAGAATCAAGTTCTCAAAAAATTAATCCTCAAATTGAAAAAATGATCAATCAATTTTGCATTAATTTAACTGCAAAAGCCAAATCTAAAAAGATTGATCCAGTGATCGGAAGAGAAAAAGAAATTGAAGAAGTACAACTAGTTCTCGCAAGAAGAAATAAAAGCAATGTTATTTTGATTGGAGATCCGGGTGTAGGTAAAACTGCAATTGCAGAAGGCATCGCTAAAAAAATTGTCGAAGGATCAGTTCCAAAATTTATCCAAGATCATATTGTGTATAGTCTAGATATCAGTTCGTTATTAGCAGGAAGTAAATATCGAGGAGATTTCGAAGAACGCATTAAAATGATCATCAATGTTTTAGAAAGAAAAAAGAATTGTATTCTTTTTATTGATGAGGCACACATGATGAACGGAGCCGGTGCTGCCAGCGGCAACAGCAATGATCTAGCAAATATGTTAAAACCAGCATTAACTAAGGGCACATTGAAAGTAATTGCCAGCACTACATGGGACGAGTTTAGAAAACATTTTGAAAAGGATCGTGCATTAATGCGTCGATTCCAACGTGTCACAGTTGATGAGCCAACCGAAGAAACATGTATTAAAATTCTAAAAGGTGTTAAAAAATATTACGAAAAACATCATAAAGTTAAAATTACCAATCAAGCATTAATTGATGCCGTAACATATTCTGTCAAATACATGACAGATAAAAAACTACCCGATAAAGCATTAGATTTAATCGATTGTGCTTGTGCTAGATTTAAGATTAAAGATGAAGAAGGTGGAGTTGTCGACCACGATGAAATCGTTTACGAAGTTTCTAAACTTGCTAACCTTCCTGTTGAACAAGTAAGTTCCAAAGAAAGTGTAAACCTTTCAAATCTAGAGAAAAATTTACGAAACAAAATTTTTGGTCAAGAGCAAGCAATTAGTTCTTTACTCGATAAAATTTTTATCAGTCAAGCAGGCCTCAAATCGTTTAATAAACCAATTGGTAGTTTTCTGTTTGTCGGACCAACAGGCGTTGGTAAAACTGAGGCTGCTAAACAACTAGCATCAGGATTAAATGTAAAACTTATACGTTTTGACATGAGTGAATTCCAAGAAAAGCATTCTGTAGCCAAATTTATCGGTGCTCCACCGGGATATATTGGGTTTGATGACAACGCAGGACAATTAATTACTAATCTACAAGAAAATCCTAATTGTGTATTATTGCTTGATGAAGTTGAAAAGGCTCACCCAGATGTATTGACCATACTGTTACAATTAATGGATAACGGATTTATCACTGGAAATAATGGAAAAAAAGCCGACGGAAGAAATGCTATTATTATTATGACTAGTAACCTCGGTGCTGTTGATGCTGAGAAAAATAGCGTAGGATTTGGTAATTTAGAAAGAGACGGTGATCCCAAAGACGCTGTTAATAGATTTTTTGCACCGGAATTTAGAAATAGACTTGACGGCATTGTTAAATTTGGTAAACTTGATAAACCGACTATGTCTAAAATTGTCAAGAAGTTTATTGAAGAACTTAATGCACTTATTAAAGATAAAAGTATTCATGTTAAACCTACCAATGAAGCAGTAGAATTATTGATCGAAAAAGGATTTAATAGTAAAATGGGTGCAAGGCCCTTACAAAGAATTATCGATGAATTTATTAAGAAGCCAATGAGTAGAGAAATTTTGTTTGGAAAACTTGTTAATGGAGGTATTGTAGAAGTTAATGTCGTAGATAATAATCTCAATCTTAATATTATTGATCCAATGCCAATTTCAAAAGTGAAAGAAACAAATGAAAATTCAGAAACAAAAATCTAGTAAATTATTTTATAAAAAGTACCCTTTTAAAATAGAATGTTTGTGTGCCGGAGCACATAAATTGTCATCGTATTACTATAAAAATAGTGGAGATTTATTATTCAATAAAACGGATAAACCAGAAGATAGAAAAAAAATAAAAGAATTTAGCGAAAAAACTAAGTTTTTAAGTTCTATGAGTGATCTAAGAATCAGAACTGAAGGAGTTCATTTTAATATTTTTTGTATGAATTTTGAACAGGTAGAACACATTGAAAAAGAATTAAGTCCATGGATTTCTGCAATTAGAGGTCCAACATCTAAAGAAGAACTTGAATTTTTATTAGAAAATGGGCCTAAAAAAATCCTTTGTGATCGACTTCCTAGAAAAATTTTTAAATATAGGATATATTTTAAAAATAAATTTCCGCTAGATAAAAGACAGCAATTTCTTCAATGGGCTGAAAAAAATTACGATAAAATTTCGCTCAGTTATACCAGCAAAAGATGGATGCGTGGTGAAAGATCGTGGGCACAAGATCCATTTGGATATGTAAAAGATGACAAAAGTCTTAGCATGATCGGTCTTCAACTAAGCGGATTTGTTAAAAGTATTGATGAATTTGTCGAAAGGAATCAAGCATTGGTAACATAAATATATGTTACTATGCCAGCACTAAGTCAAAGTTTAACATTTACACAAAATTCAACCAGTACTGTTCTACTCAGTTACCCCAATACAGGAACAACCGCCCTTACCTATATTAGCGACCGCATAAAAGGCGACGGCTATTATAACGGAAGTGGCGGTTTTCATACTGTTCAGTTACAAATTAGTGATTTTGTAGGAAAATTTTCAATTGAAGGTTCTCTTGCATCAAATCCAACTTCAACTGACTGGTTTACAGTAGAGTTAGGATTGCCTAATAATCAAAGCATCGATACTTCAGGGTTGATCAGTGACGCTAATATTACTTCTATTCAATATTCCACAGCAACAACTTTAGTTAAAACCTACAATTTTATAGGAAATTTAGTCTGGGTTAGAGCAAAAATTAGTGAATTTACAGAAGGTACTGTAAACAGCATCAAATATAATCACTAGGAATATACAAATGGCCAAGCAAACAATTAACATAGGTACTGGTGAAACTTCAGGTGATGGCGAAAGTTTAAGATCTGCTTTTCAAAAAGTAAATTCCAACTTTGACGAATTATATATTACACCCGGTATTTCCGGACCAAGTGGACCGACTGGTGCAGCAGGAAGTAGTGGACCAACTGGTGCAGCAGGAAGTAGTGGACCAACTGGTGCAGCAGGAAGTAGTGGACCAAGTGGACCAACTGGTGCAGCAGGAAGTAGTGGACCAAGTGGACCAACTGGTGCAGCAGGAAGTAGTGGACCAACCGGACCTCAAGATTTTTCAGCAATATCGGAGCACGTTTTACCGGCAGCAGATTTAACCTACGATCTTGGATCTACCTCTAGTCAATGGCGTAGTTTGTATGTTGGCACAGGAACAATTTATATCGGTGGAATTCCTTTAAGTGTAACAACCAGTGGTTCTTTAACGATTAGTGGATCTCCTGTAGTTACATACAGCACTAGTGGTAATTTTGTTGTTAATGGTAACACAGTATTAGGCGGCGGTCTACATACTATCACTGTTCCAGCTGAAGTAGGTTCTACTTACAAAGGCCTACACGTAGCCTATGGTAGAGTGCATTCTAACGGTAATTCCAGCGAACTTAATGTTAGTAAAATTGTCATACACAAACCAGCAGCATCTACAGTAACCATAGACCCTGTAGGCAATCGAGATGATTTTCGAGTCAGCGAAATCAGCAGCAGTGATGTCCTTGCTATGTTTGTCTTATACGGCAATGTCAACGGTGCTAAACCTTTAACCGATTTACAGGCATTCGCTGAAGCAGCTATTGACACAGTTATTCTAGATGAGGGACAGGAAGGTGTGTATAACAGTGTAGAACAAATGAAAACATTGTTCTACGAAAATCATGAAACTCTAGCAGCAGCAGCAAATGGTCTAGACACTGACTTTGTATTTTATAGGACCAGCTTATCTACACTTAATGGCGGCCCAACTGTAACACGTCAAGGTTCGGGAGCAGTATTTGATGTAAGTAATAACGGCGACGGAACTTATTCTATTGCGTCAATTGTTAACAGCGGAACTAACTATCTACCAGGACATAGAATCAGCATATCAGGAGAAATATTTGGCGCTACTGTTGGTGCGGCATCTGCTATGATAGTAACCAACGGACCTAATCTTAACTGGTCTAATACCGACGTATCTGGAGCCGACGGAATGGATTTCTCATTCACGGTAGACGAAAATGGTAATGCCACAGTTACTAATATTACTAATGGCGGCACTGATAAGACTGTTGGATACACATTTACCTTACTAGGAACTGCATTAGGTCTAGCAACTCCGGCAGATGATATTAATTTTGAAGTAACCGCAATTACTTTTGCTCCCTACGATGCCATAATCACAGTTACATCAGTGACTGATACTACTATTGTTGCTGTCGAAGTCACTGGCACTGCGCCAGACTCTAGTTCAACAGTTTATACAAATGTCACTGGCACAAACTATAATGTAGGTTCAGGATTTACTGTAGCCAGTGTATCCAGTAGTAGTATTAGTTCAAACAGTATAGGAACTAACTATGTTGTAGGTGATGTCTTAACTCTATTAGGAGAAAACATCACCAACGGCACAACTCCAACAAACAACATTACTATAACAATCGACGCCGTTGACGGCCTTGGCCAAGCATATAATTATACTAGTTCAGGAACAATACCACAAGTTTGGCCAACTAATAATATCAACGACGGTGGTAACGATCAATACGATACAGCCAACTATATTAGAACCAATCTTGCCGATCGAATATCCTATAACAATGGCGCGACTGTAGTAGACGGAACAGCAGCATTTGGCACAGGAAGTTCTTACAGTTTTGTTTACAACACCGGAACATTTGGTCTGTTTGCCACAGGAACTAGTGTTACCTTTGTCGAAACCAATGGTAACAGCGGTGCTGACAGCAACAGCATTACTGATTCAGGACATATTTACGGTCCAAGCACAACAACATCAACCTATGACAATGCTGTTACACACCTTAATCTTGTAGGTGATGTTTATGCTGGTCCGCTGGTAACTTTTGTAAAAGCTGACAATACCAATACTGTTGACATTATAATCGCAGACGATGGTGATGGAGCAGGTGTTGGCATTACTAGAGGCGAAGAAAACGGTATATACAATCCGTATAGAGAAGACGGTTGGGACAGTGATGTTAGCCCTAGCGGCACACTATGGAACATAGATGGATGGAATGATTTAAGCAATGTAGAGTCAAGAACCTACAGAAACTTGTATGCAGCATTCGGCAATGGCGGATTAGGTAATAAGATTGTAGGCGCAGAGTGCGTGATGTATCTGCCAGACAACGGCAAATACTATGCCGTTAAATTTACTCAATGGACACAAGGTGGCGGCGGTGGATTTGCTTACACTCGCAGAGAACTAGATCTCGAAAGTCTACAAGAAGGCATACGTTTCAACGACGGTTCTGTATTGAAATCCGCAGAAGGCATCGGTCGTGTTAAGTTAGAATCACCGGGCAATCGTAGAATTGAAGAAGTCTATGGATTTAAGCAAGTCGTAGTCACTGAAATAATTACTACTAATCTAACTGCTACAGCATCAAGAAGTGCGGTAAGCGAGAATAGAATCTGGGTCGACACTACTACAACTACAATAGATAATGTACTAAACAATTATACTCTTGCTGGAATTTGGGATAGTAATACTATAGAATTTAGTTTAGATAATGCCACTTGGTACAAGTATAACGGTGGAATCAGCGCTGACGGGAACGAAAGAGCATATGGATTAAATCTTCCTGGTGGTATTTTAAACTACAACGCGGGTGATACGGTTTGGTTTAGATACAGCACAGGGGGAGAACCTGTGATATGGTGGGATAAGAATGAACTACCCGGAGGGGGAGGCTACTTCCGTGGTGCTGTTATAGACTATCATGCCTACGATCGTAATGCAGGAACATTAGTTGGCACCATACACATTGTCGATGATAATGGTAACGAACATGTAGCCCACACCGAAGTTACTAGTGGTGGCACTGAAAGTGAAAATGTAATACTGTGGCTGCAGGACAACGAAGGCCAACTCAAGTTTAGGCGTATAGACGGTGTCGGAACTACTATAAAAATACAGTGGACTGCTAAAGTATTCTACGGTTCAGAAACTTGGGATTAATTAGGGGCAAAATAAATGACACGAGTAAGAAGACTAAACGTAAGTCAAGTTGAAGGTGGAGGATCAAACGATAACAATACCAACAAAATTCGCCCCTACGGTGAACTTGCTCTTTATGTTGGTGATAACAATAAATTAGAACTGTTAATGTTTGACGGTGTTCGCACACATGTAAACAGCAAAGTTTTAAGCAAAGGCACATTCTACGGTGGAGATGCCGACAGCAGTGACGGATTAAATTATGATTCTATTAAATTAGTTCCTGATGAGTTCTTAAGACGAGACGGTAGTGACCAATATGTTATCATTGAACCTACAGGCGGCGAACCAGGACATGTTCACATTAGAGCAGGTGGCTCTATAGATTCTAGCACTGCCGACTTATTTTTAGGCGGTGAAAAAAATAATGTGCGTGTCAGTGACACTAATGATCGTGTGACTATTACCACAGATGCTGGTTTTGACGATATTACACGCACTTGGACTTTTGACGCCAACGGTGATTTAGTGTTTCCCGGAGCAACTAGTAAAATAGGTGAAAGCGAACCTGGACTGGTAGTATTCAGCGATAACAGATTTGCCATATTAACCAACGCAGCTACTACATCAAGCCAATCTTGGATATTTGATACAGATGGCGATTTAACATTTCCTAGTAATCTGGTTATAACTCCTATAGGCGATTTTGCTCCAGTAACTGGAACATTCATTACTCAAGCTCCTGGTGAATTTTTAGGTATAGTTTCAACAGGAGACGGGGGTGGCAGTCAAATAGGTTGGGCAGAAAATGCCTTTGTTCCAGGTAGGACGGCCGCATTAGCATTTAATGCCGGTAATGCTGGAGATGTGGATATCATAACCGGTGACTACACAGGGACTGTTTATACTTGGATTTTTAGAGCAAATGGTATTCTAGAATTACCTGGCGGTGGGGAAATTACATCCAATGAAATCACCAATGAAGTATTTGGAACTACAACAACTTCTTTAACATTAGTTCCGGCTGGTGCAACTGACGCAGGTCAGCGTTTAGAAATATACTCAACTATCGGAGATGAAGGTAATCATTTACATCTAACTTCTGGTAGCACATCTACTGAACTATATTTAGGTAATGATTCTCAATATGTTAAATTAGGCTCATCGGGTGAAATAGAAGTCAGTGCCCAAAGTGGATTGACGTTGCGTGGCGAAGGAGCAGGGTCTTATGCCTACCTAACATTACCAAACAATGTTGATTCGTCATCGACTATGGTAACATTGAACAATTCCAATGGTGATGTTTTAATACGAGCAGCAGAACCCAGTGACCCAGCTCCTCAACAATGGGCTTTTGGTAAAGATGGTAGTTTAAAATTTACAGATGGCACATCAACTATTAGAGCTCTTAATACAACCACCGACGGCCTACCAGGATTGAGTTTATTTGCTCCAGAGAGAATATTCCTTGGCATTAGTGGCACAAGCACAAATTGGAGTTGGGACTTTAGAAACTACGGTCAAAGTGACTACTCTACAGATAAAAAACCTGCGGTAATGTTGCCGGGCGGTAGCGTAATTGAGGAAGATCTAACAAATCCTCTATTGAATAATGGAATGGCGGGTCCATTGACCGTAAGCAGCCAAGATAACTTAACTTTAAGAACTAATACTTTAGACGAAGCGCAATCTCCGACAGCAACTTACGATTGGGTGTTCGGTAAAGATGGCGTCTTAACATTCCCTAACGATGATTTAACGGTTAGCAGTATTGAAAACGAGTCAAGAATATGGACAACGGCCACAGACATCACCGTATACCGCAACGGTCAAGATGGTTATGGCATAAAAGAAAATGAAGTAAGTGTCTATGTTAGTAACAGTAAAATCACTCAAGTTGTTCCAACAGGTTTAGAGATAGTCAACGGTTCATTAAAATTCCCAGACTCTACCATACAGACTACTGCTTTTATAATTGGAACTGCTCCACTAAGTTCCACATCTACAGGCACAGCAGGAACAATTGCATACGATGCAAGTTATTTTTATGTTTGCACCGCAACCAATAGCTGGCAAAGAATTGGTTGGGATCCAACACCTTGGTAAATATTAAATTATGCGTATACTAGACTTAATCGAATCAGATAATACTATTAGAACTGGAGATGTATTTGCTCTAGAGCTTGATAACGGACTTCTTATAGAATCTGTTATCGTTGGATTTATGAATGACGGAGTTGTTATTCAAGGTGATGACACGGTGTTATCATATCTATCACATACCCCTGTCCAAGAATCTATCACTAAATTTACAGAAATGCAACTGGCAATCATGGAGGGCGGTGGCAGTCTTGATGAAGCCGAATATCAAGGACGCAATGTTCAGTTAGGTAAACCCATGTCTGGTGATGTTAAAAAATCTAAAGTTTATGTAAAAGGTCCAAAAGGAAATGTTGTCAAAGTCAATTTTGGCGATAAAAAGATGAAGATTAAAAAGTCTAATCCTAAACGTCGCAAAAGTTTTAGGGCTAGACATAATTGTGCTAATCCCGGGCCGCGGTGGAAAGCAAGATATTGGTCTTGCAGAGCATGGGAGTAATCTAATGTTCTTAAAAGAATTTTTCAGCAAACCTATTGACATTGATCATAATCAAAAAAATAAAAATCAAATGCAAAATTTTGACGATGACTTATTTTGGTTTATTTTAGATAATGATCGGTTGCATAAAGAACATTTTTTTCCAATTTCTAAAAAAATAAAATCATTAGACGAATGTGGCGATCGACAAATATACGAATTGTTTATGCCAATGGTCGTAGACGGTTGTAAAAACTTTTATGAAGACAAAAAAATGTCCGGTAGGATGAATAAAAAATTTCCTCAAGAAATGAGAGAAGGCATTTGTAAAAGGTTGTATGACCACTATTGTGAAAATTATGGTTTGAGAAATAAAAATGAAAATCTTTGAAATTATAAATATCTTTCAAAATAAAAAATTAACTGAAGGCGGTAATGCTCAAGTCGCCGATAGAGATAATCCAGAGATTGTATATTCTGCTGAAAAAATTGATCTTGAAAAAACTAACAGAACTCAGGCTGCTAATTTAGTAAAACAAACAATTAATGCGTTGAATCAAAGTTTTCAATCCATTTATAAAGAACCAATTTTTGGAGAAGAATTATTTAAATCAAACGAATATTTAAGCGGAAGTTCTAAACACTTTTTTAATACTGCTGGAATTTCAGATCAAGAATTTACAAAATATAAACAAAAAGTCGGCGATATCGATGTACAATGCGATGTAGATCAAAAACCACAGATACAAAAATTTTTAGATGATCATTATAAACAACAGTTTGGTCCAGGAAGATTATTGGGATATTCTTCTTCTGCGGAACAATTCAATTCAATTTTTCGTATCGACGAAATTGGACTAAATGTTCAAATTGATTTTGAATTTGGGCAATATGATAAAGAATTAGGTCACCCCACCGAATGGTATAAATTTAGTCATAGTTCAGAGTGGGACGATATTACCGCAGGCATTAAGGGTGTATTTCATAAATGGATTTACAGAGCATTACCTGCTGCTAAAGTAACTCCAAAGCACATAGCAGCATATAAAGGCTCGGGAAAAAATCGTGCTATTAATATAGAACCAGAACCTACTCAATCAAAAGATATAAGTTTTGCAGTAGGAAGCAGTCAGGGAGGTGGAGCAAGTTATAAATTCTCTCCTTACTTAGATCCGCAAACTGGAAAACCTATGGATATAAAAGGTGTTCCTGTACAACAAGAATTGCCCAGCGCTCAAAGAACTTATATACAAAATTTAGATCAACAGTTCGAAATGTTTTTTGGAGTGCAGCCCAGCGGAAACGATAAAACTTTACAAAAAAGTTATGTAGGGACTTTAGAACTAATGAACAAATATTTAGATCAAAGTCAAATAACTGCTGCATTTGAAGAATTTATAAAAATTTGTTTTGACGAAGCAGCACAGATGATCGATCGAGATAATCCAGAATCCGATGCTGAGGCAAAATTTGCCGCAATTGATAAAGGACTAGAAATTTTAAAAATTTCAAACAAAAAACAATTACGAGATCAAGCAGTAGCAATGGCAAAAATATATTCAGATGAATATTTTGATTTACAACAATTTAAGAAATGGTTTGATAGTTTACCTAAAGAAAAACAAGATGCTATCAATGTAACCAGCAAAGGTGCTGCTAGAAAAGATATTCAGTATAATTCTCTTAGAAAAAAATTAAAAGCAGCCGGACAATGGCCTATTAATGTATTAACAGAAGAAGATGCCAAGCCAAATTATGGTAGGCAAGGTATTGAACACATTTATAGTCGTAGACCCGACGGTACTCCAAGTAGTACAGAAATGAAGCCTGCTGCATTCGTAGAATTATGCGACGAAATAGCACAACTAGGCGGAAATTTAGATAATATACAGATAAATTTAAAAGTCGACGGAATGGGTATGAGATTCGGTAAAGACGAATCTGGAGAGCCATTTTTTATTACTAGCAGTAGATCAGATCCAGTTAGATTAAAAGATGTAGGATCATTCTTGGCTTATAATCAAGAATTAGTAAAAAAAGGTGAATTAGATCCGAACAGCGAATTAGGTAAAGCCGCAATTGCAAGAGCAATTAATTATGACAAGGCTGCTGAAACAATTTTAAAAAGTAAATTTATTCAAACTTTACCCCCCGACACAATTGTACAAGCAGAAATGATGTACGATTCGAATATGACTCCAGACAGTCAAGGATTTAAAACATTTGTTAATATTCCTTACGATGTAAAAAAATTAGGGAAAGTAATGACGTTGGCCCCGTTCATGGTTAAAAAGTATTCAACTAAAGAACGAATACCCGATGAACAAAATATAATTAAAAAATTACTATCAACAAGTGATTCTAACATTAAAATTATTTCAAACGAATTAGATCAATCAGGAATAAATGTTGGTAAAATAATTGCTCCTGTTGTCAATTTGCCTGCAGATTTGCGGGCAACACTGACTAGCAGAAAACCAGCAGACAGAGCCATTAGAGATGCTCAAGTAATTCCTGTATTAGATAAAGCAAGGGCAGAATTAAGTAAGGCAATTATTGATAGTCCAAAATTAAAAGGTATGGATATGCTAGGCCCATACAACGAAGGTATTGTTGGAAACATGCCTAGTGGAAGACTATTTAAAGTTACAAGTCCCTTGATGAAAGAAAAAATATTACAAAAGCAATCATTTGGATCTGTTGAAAAAAGATCTGCGGTTGTTGCCATGGGTAGTTTTGCTGGACATAGAGGTCATGAACAGTTAATAAGTATTGCCATAGATAGAGCAAATAAAGAAGGAGCGACTCCATTTGTATATGTAGGTGGTAAAGTAGGACCAGATGATCCATTTCCTGTAGAAACAAAATTAGAAACTCTTAGAAAACTATTTCCAGGAGTAGGCATATTAAGTGTAGACGCACAATTTGATTTACAAACAGATAAAGCAACAATTGGTCAATTTGGTAAGAAAGTCGAATATGAACTAATGAAAAAACCGCCGTATTTTAATCATATTATTATAGCAGTAGGCGAAGACAGAAAAGCATTTGCAGATGGGTTAGTTGCATGGGCAACCAATAGATTTGGAAACCATCCAAATCTAAAGCATGTTAAATGGGAAGAAGATATAAGTTCTCGAAATGAAGAAGCAGGCGGAACTGGTGTAAGCACTACTCAAATGAGAAATGCATTAAAAACTATGCCTGAAAATCAAGCCCTTCAAATATGGAGCAAAGGTTTTAATGTAGAAAAATTAGGTGTTGAATATATCAAACACCTAATGGATGTTGCAAGAAAAAATATGAATATCCAACCTCCCGCTGCTGCTCCCGTAGTAGAATCATCTATATTTGATCCTGTACCTGGAAAAATAAATGTAGGTGATTTAGTTTCATTTAAAGGTTCTAGCGAAACATGGAAAGTAATAGCAGTTAATTTAGATCGATCTAAAGCAAAAATAAAATCAGTTGACACAGGAATGATTCATAAATTCGACACTGAAAATCTTTATAAAATTAATAATAAAGATTATACATCAGAAACTAGATTGTTTAATGCACTATTAAGGTTAAATTTTACCAATGAAACAGTATTACATCACTCAAGAAAATATCGCACAAGACAGCCCCGATGATTGCTATCTTGCACCCGACGATCCCGCACATCAAATAAAAAGACTTCAGTTTTTAGGAGGTCTAGGCGGACAAGCAAGATTAGCGGAATATAATCAACAGACTGCGCAATCTAGATTAAATCAAGGTGGTAACATTACAACAACCGCAGCAGAAAATGCTCGTATTATGCGTGAAAAAAATATTCAGCCAGGAACAGAAGAATGGTTTAAACTTTGGTTCAGTAAACCCTACCTAACTGGCGAACGTAAAATTTAATAAATATACGATCATGGAACAATTACACCAATTAGCAAAAATAGCATTTGCCAGCGAGTTTAGTTTTTATCTAAAAGCACACCAATTCCATTGGAACGTAGAAGGTATGTTTTTTGAACCTTTGCATAATCTATTTGGTAAAATTTACGAAGAAGTTTATGAAAGCATAGATGTGTTTGCTGAACAAATTCGTAGTTTAGATACATATATGCCCGGCAGTTACACTAGACTTAATATGTTAACACAAGTCGAAGACGAAACAGAAATCTTCGACGGTAAGCAAATGGTTGCTGAATTGCTTAAAGATAATGAAAAAATGAAAGTTATCTTAAAGAAATTGTTCGAAGTCAGTGAAGCAGCAGGCGAACATGGATTTAGTGATTTTATTGCTAGTAGATTAGATGCTCATGCTAAACACGGTTGGATGTTAAAGGCAACACTTAAATGAGAGCACGCGAATTCATGGTTGAACGCAAAGGCGGAAAAATGACCAAGCGTCAACAAAATCCTACCCGCGGCGTTAACAAATACACTGATGACGATAAGTGGAATAGCGATTACAAATTATATAGATTGGGCTTGGCACTGGCTGCAACTGATGGAAAAACAATGCCAGAGATGGATGAAGAAAGTTGGATCGGTAGATATAAAAGTCTACATCCATATAGTCAATGTGATCAAGATATGATCAATGTTGCGGCTAAAGTAGCCGGAGTTAATATACACGATGTAAACAAAGGTGACATGAGAAGTCAAGAAACACCAGATACTTATACAGTAAGTCCAGTGGCGAATTGGAGTAAAAAATGAACGAAGAATTTAAAAAAGTTAAATTACCTAATGAAACTAGGTACGTTTTAGAAACAACAACTGCAGGTGCTATTGGAACGAATAGTATTGCTACTGCGGAAAAACCCCTAGGTGAACTTCAAAGACGACAGACAATTTCTGTGCCTGTTAATCAGAAGCCTCGTCAAGGTCCGATGAAATCACAGACCGGTGCAGGTGCGCATCGTGATAAGAAAAAAGAACAAAAACAAGGTAAAGAAAAACATCGTAAGCCTTTTGATGAAGAGAAAGGTGTAGCAGAAGGAATTGAACAAGCCGATCTAAGTCCAGAGGTTATTGAAATATCCAAGGATCTTTATAAATCCTTGCGTCGTTCAGCCAGAGATTCGTTACGAGCCAAAAAAACTATGTTAGTTATTAAGATAACCCGTGAATTGACCCCTCAAGAAAAAAAACTAGTAGATGACACTATGAATCAATCTGGTATTGAGTATCAGATCAAAAATAATGTAAACGATTATGTGTATGGAACCTATAAAAATACATTAATCGGTATACCATATACACAATCTACTACGGAACAAGGTGTGGCGGAAACAACAGGTGACGAAAAATTTGATAAATCAATGAGAAAAATGACTGGAAAAATTACTCCAGGCGATGCTGACGAGATGTGGCCGACACAAGAATTTGAACCAGTTGATCTTGATCCATCATACTTGCCAAGTATGGAAAAATACAAGGCAAAATTATTTCCATTGGCTTACCAATACTGGACTGACGGCGACAATGCAGATGAATTAAGGGCATTAGGATGGGAACCCGATTATGGCGACGACTATGTTATGGTGGTGCTGTCTGGCATCGGACACGACGGTCACATTCAATACGACAAATATGATTTTGATGCTGAAGATGAAAACAATGAAGGTGTGGCGGAAGGCGATCAAGAACCTGACCACGAAATTAGCATGGCCAGCAACGAACTCCAAAGTATCATGTCTGATGCTAAAAAATTATTAGTTCTAATCAAACGTTATAGCGAGATGGAAGGGCTAGAAGCATGGCAACAAAGTAAAATTACTAAATCGGCAGATTATTTAACTGCTGTATTGCGCAGCATCGGTGGAGAACAAGGTGCGTTAGAATCTCAAGTTAATGAGTACGAAACCCACACTTATAAAGATAGTCAAGGCAATGTATGGCGTGTCAACGACGAGGGCGAAAAAGAATTACTTCGTGGAGCACCGGGCAGTAGTTATGGCGGTAGCAGATATGGATCAAGATATCCTAGTAGATCATATTCAAAGCCTTCAGGAATGTATTTTTATAACGTAAAACCTGGGCAAGAAAATGATGCACAATCTGCTGGTTTAAAACAAAGCAAAAGTGGAAAATGGTATTCGACTTATCAAAATTCACAAGCAGATAAATTATTTGGTCCAGGAAAGTTTTGGCAACCAAAAAATGAAGCAAGTGTAGCGGAAGGTATGAATTCTTTATCATTCTGGAAGCGTGAAGCACAAAAGGCCGGTGGTGCTGCCAATATTGATTGGTATGCTATTGGCGTCGAACACGGCAAACAAGGTATTGTAATGAATCCTCCATATGGTGTAGGCGCTAAAGCCGTAACATTATACGGCAAAGGATTAGATGCCGGTCAGCAAGGTGTAGCGGAAGGCAAGAAAAAAGGTGTAGATGGTAAAGCCTGCTGGAAAGGTTACAAACGTATGGGCACTAAAAAGAAAGGTGGCCGCACTGTAGACAACTGTGTACCAGTAGGCGAGGATTCTTATATCGAAAGTCTTATGAATCAACTATATGAAAAGGCTCCTCCAGGAGACAAATATGAACGTATAGTCAAGCATATTAAAGCAGGATATAGAAAAGACGGTAAACTAACTGATGTAGAAAAACGCAAGGCCTACGGTGCTGCTTGGAAGGCAAAAAATAAATCAAAAAAGTAAGTGAGCAGGAACCGCAAGATCCGGCACAGGATCCTGCTCAAGATAAACCTAAATTAAAGCCGGCAGTAAAATTAACTCCTGCCGTGTCATTGGATCAATGGGAACAAACTTTTTTAGATGCTGACCCAGAAAGATATCATCAATTTAGAAATAAAACTCCTGCTAAAAAAATTCAAATGGCACAGTCTGCTAGAAAACACGCTATTGAGAAAAACTGATGAGAAATTTTATAACATTAGTCGAATCGGCAAATAAAGGTTGCCCAATTGCCACACATAACATAGATATTAATTTAAAAAATCGGCAAAAAGCCATAGACGAATATCACTACGGGCCAGCCAATCCCGATAAACCAGAAGATTATTGGAAAAAATCTGCTAAGATATTTGGAGTAAGTGAGACAACTGCTAAAACAATGCGATGCGGTAATTGTGCAGCATTCGATGTTAGCGATAGCATGAGGGAATGCATTGCAACTGGGATTAAAGGCAACGAAAAAAATATTGACCCAAACGCAACTATAAATCTCAGCGATCTAGGATATTGTAATTTTTTACATTTTAAATGTGCAGGTAGTCGCAGTTGTAAAGCATGGGTTACCGGAGGCCCAATTACTGAAAAAGATAAAGGTAAGAAAGCAGATTAACATGAGATTTAAAGAGTTAAATGAAATTAGTCCTCCGACCTTTAAGGGTAGTTTAACTCCCGATCTGCTAAAAAGTAAACTTTGGCTATGCCAAAATTTAAAAGTGTTAAATCGAGAAAAATTCTCAACAATTTATATATTAGGATCGTGGTACGGCACAATGGCAATAATGCTAGACCGATGCGGAATAAAATTTAAAAAAGTGATTAATGTTGATTTAGACAAAAATCATATTGCTATTTCTAAAAAAATACTTTCAGCATTAAAAATAAATCATCAGTGTATCCAAAAAGATGTTAACACGTTAAAATTTGAACAATTGGATAAAAACAGTCTAATTATTAACACTTCAATAAACGACATTAATGGAACAGAATGGTTTGATAAAATTCCAGATGGGACATTGATAGCACTACAAAGTAGAAACAATGCCAACGGAGTATACGATACATTAGAAGAATTAGATCAAGAATTTTTTCTTACTGATACCTTAGTTTTAGACGAAAAAACTTTCGAAGATCCAGAGACTCAATATCAAAGATTTATGAAAATTGGCATTAAATGATTTGACTTTAATCCTTTAATTTTTATATAATTAAATTATTAAGGAGAAATTATGAGTAAATCATTCGGGACCCCCGAGCAGGCCAAAATTAAACAAATTATTTCAGAAGGTGTTACTGTTCTACAAGAAATTCAAGATCTTACTGAAGGGCTAAATGAAACTATTAAAGCCGTTGCACAAGAGTTAGATGTTAAACCCAGTGTAATTCGAAAAGCAATTCGTATTGCACTTAAAGATCAATGGGATCAGGTATTCCGTGAATTTGATGACCTCGAAACTATTGTCGATATCAGCGGACATGCTAATCGCCGTGAAGACTAAAAATGTTAGATTTGTTAAAGCCAACATTTGATTGGATTCGAGATGACTTTCGTTCTTATCCTTTTAGGTTCATTGTTGAGTTGGGTGCTTGGGCAATATCTATTGGTTGTGCAATCACAATGGCCCTTACAGTCCCAACGCCGCCGCTTCTCGTTCTATATCCTATTTGGATTACAGGTTGTGCTATGTACGCTTGGGCTGCTTACACTCGTCAATCCTTCGGAATGCTCGCAAACTATCTATTACTTACCACAATCGATTCAGTGGGTTTAATTCGGATGTTAATACAATGATTAGATTATTAAAATCACTTTTCCAAAAGTGGAGACAAAAAAAGCAATTAAAACAAAGAATTAAAGAATTGCGAAAAAGAGATCCATTTATCTATAAATGAAAATTTTTGGAATTAACGCACTCAATCACGACACAAGTATATGCGTGTTCGATAAAGACATACTTTTTCATAAAAAATCAAAAAACAGTCTTTATTTAACTAATGATCTTGTGGAAGAAGCAAAGAAATTTGGAAATCCAGATGTGATTGCGTGGTACGAAAACCCTTGGCTTAAAAAAACAAGACAGATCTATGCCGGTCAATTTAAAGATGCATTATCTTTTAAAAATTTGCCGTCTGTATATCTAAAACAATTTAATTTAAATTCAATTCCTATTTTTTATGCACCCCATCATCTAAGTCATGCACATTTTGGTGTTTATTCTAGCGGTTTTGATAATACGGCTGTACTAGTAGTAGATGCTATCGGAGAGTGGAATACTGTCAGCATTTGGAATTACAGTTATGGAAATTTTGAACGTGTTATGGTTAAAAACTACCCATATAGTTTAGGTTTATTTTATTCAGCATTTACAGAGTTAATTGGATTAAAACCAGTTCGAGATGAATCTGTATTAATGAATATAAGTCAAAAAGGAAATCCTTGGATTTACCACGATAAAGTTAAATCTTATTTAGATAAAAATTTGCATAAAGGAATATGGGATTGGGACGTTAACACAAGTAATAGCAACGATACAATTAATATTGCGGCTTCGGTTCAGTTTGTGTTCGAGAAAGAAATTATTAAATTAGCCAATATTGCAAGGCAGTATAGTAATAAACTTGTATTTACTGGAGGTTGTGCGTATAATAAATTTGTACACAACAAAATTAAGATTTTATTCAAAGATTTTCATGTGCCAAATTTTCCCGGTGATGCCGGTTCTAGTATAGGTGCCGCTTTATATATCAGCAAAAAAATTCTATAATAAATAATTTTGTTCAAGGTTAGCGAGCCATAATTCGCATTATTAAGGTTAACCGGCCATAAACGGTAGGAGAAAAAATGAGTTACGTTGATGCTATCTGGGATAGAGAAAAGGACACCGTTTTTGTTGTTGAACGAGACAATAAGAAAGGCAGAATTTATCAAGAATATCCTGCAAGATATATTTTTTATTACCCCGATACAAAAGGGAAACACCGATCAATATACGGAGAAAGTCTAAGTCGTGTATTGTGCAAGAATTACAAAGACTTTCAAAAAGAACAACGAGTTTATAGCAATCATAAACTTTTTGAACATGACATTAATCCAATCTTTAGAACATTAGAAGAAAACTATTTAGGTCGAGATGCACCAAAATTACATGCAGCATTTTTTGACATCGAAGTAGATTTTGATCCCGAAAGAGGATACGCTAGTCCAGATGATGCATTTATGCCAATAACGGCAATTACTGTATGTCTTCAATGGCTTGATGTCTTAGTAACACTAGCAGTTCCACCAAAAACACTAACTATCAGTCAAGCAACCGAATTAGTTAAAGACTTCCCCAACACTCACTTGTTCGAAACTGAAGGTGAAATGTTAGAAATGTTCTTACAATTAATTGAAGATGCAGATGTGTTAAGCGGATGGAACAGCGAAGGTTTTGATATTCCTTATACTGTTAATAGAGTTGCAAAAGTTTTAAGTAAAGACGACACTAGAAGTTTCTGCTTATGGAATAAGTTTCCTAAAAAGCGTGAATATGAAAAATTTGGTAAAGCCGCAACTACTTACGACTTAGTCGGTCGTGTACATATGGACAGTCTCGAACTATATCGCAAGTATACATATGAAGAACGACATAGTTATAGATTAGATGCTATCGCTGAATACGAATTAGGTGAAACTAAAACAGTTTACGAAGGAACCCTAGATCAGTTATATAACAATGACTTTCGAAAGTTTATAGAATATAACAGACAGGACGTTTCTCTGTTAGATAAACTAGATAAAAAATTAAAATTTTTAGATCTAGCCAATACAATTGCACACGAAAATACAGTTTTGCTACAAACAACACTCGGGGCTGTTGCTGTCACTGAACAGGCTATTATTAATGAATCACATCAGAGAGGATTGATTGTTCCTAGCAGATCAAACAGAGACGAATTAGGAGATACACAAGCCGCAGGTGCATATGTTGCATACCCTAAAAAAGGTCTTCACGACTGGATAGGATCAATGGACATTAACAGTCTATACCCTTCAGTAATTCGTGCGTTAAACATGGGTCCAGAAACTATTGTAGGACAATTAAGACCTGTAAAAACTGATCAATTTATACATGAGCAAATGAATTTGCATAAAAAATCGTTTGCAGCAGCATGGGAAGGTATGTTTGGTACATTTGAGTATGAGGCTGTCATGCGGCAAGATCGAGCATTTGAAATTACGTTAGATTTAGAAAACGGAGAGACTCATATTTTAAGTGCGGCTCAAGTTTATCAACTTATTTTTGAAAATAATAAGCCATGGATGTTAAGTGCTAACGGAACAATTTTTAGTTACGAAAACGAAGGTATTATTCCCGGATTGCTAAAAAGATGGTATTCAGAACGTAAAGAGTTACAGGCTAAATTAAAGGAAGCAATTAAAGCCGAAAATAAAATTGAAGAAGAATATTGGGATAAAAGACAACTAGTTAAAAAGATTAATCTAAACAGTTTATACGGAGCCATTCTTAATGTCGGATGTAGATTTTTTGATAAAAGAATTGGTCAGAGCACTACGTTAACTGGAAGACAAATTGCCAAGCACATGGCTAGCAAAATTAATGAAGTAATTACTGGAGAATACGATCACACTGGAAAGAGCATCATTTATGGTGATACTGACTCTGCTTACTTCAGTGCATACAGTACATTAAAAATTGACATTCAGAAAAACTTAGTCCCCTGGGATAAAGATATTGTTATTCAACTTTATAACACTATTGCAGAAACAGTTAATGCCACTTTTCCTCATTTTATGCAAGATTCATTTCATTGTCCAAAATCTAGAGGAGAAGTAATTAAAGCAGGTAGAGAAATTGTTGCCAGTAAAGGCCTCTTTATTACAAAGAAAAGGTATGCTGTTCTTTATTACGACAAAGAAGGTAAAAGACTAGACGTCGACGGTAAACCTGGTAAAATTAAAGCAATGGGATTAGACTTAAAACGTGCAGATACTCCAGAATTTATGCAGATATTTTTAGAAGAAATTTTAACCAAGGTACTAAACGGTGCTCAAGAAAAAGAAATATTGGAGAGAATTAGTGAGTTCAGAACAGAATTTAAAACTCGCCCAGGATGGGAAAAAGGTTCGCCCAAACGAGCCAACAACATTACAGAATACGAAGATAAAGAGAAGAAGGCTGGCAAGGCAAATATGCCTGGTCATGTCCGAGCAAGTATTAATTGGAATACGCTCCGTAAGATGAATGGTGACAAATATTCTATAGGAATCGTTGATGGAATGAAAGTCATCGTCTGCAAAATGAAAGATAATCCCCTAGGATTTACCAGTGTTGCATATCCTGTAGACGAACTTAGACTACCTAAATGGTTTCAAGAATTACCGTTTGATCATGCAGAAATGGAAGCCACAATTATTAACAACAAATTAGACAACCTAATTGGTGTTTTAGAGTGGGACCTAAACTCAACTAAAGATGATAATATGTTCGGAAAATTGTTTTCCTTTAATTAAAAAAAATTGTTGACTTTTATCATTAACCTAAATAAAATAACAGAAAGGATTTTATATGAAAGATATTTTACAAGACATTGTTAGTCACACACACAGCCTGGGATTCCTTAATATTGTTAGGGTAACCGGCACAGATGAAAAAACACAAATCGACAGCATGGCCGATGATCGAACTGTTATCATGTTTGCAGAAACATCTAATCCGTACGAAGACATGATCGGAGTATTTGGAATGGCACAAATGAATAAACTAAAATATTTGTTAGATTGCCCCGAATATAAAGAAGGTGCAAAAATTGAAGTAGTCAAAACTGACAAAAACGGAGAAACTTTTCCATCCGGACTACTTTTTGAAAATGCTTTAAAAGATTTTAAAAACGATTATCGTTTTATGAATTCCGAAGTTATTAATATTAAACTTCAAACAGTTAAATTTAGAGGCGTTAAGTGGGATGTCGAAGTTCAACCAAGCATTGCTAGTGTACAAAGATTTGCATTCCAAGCAGCAGCAAATAGCGAACATGCTACATTTTTAACAAAAACTGACAGCAATAATTTAAAATTTATTTTCGGTGATGCAGCAAGTCACGGTGGTGAATTTATTTTCGCACAAAATGTCACAGGTAGTCTAAACAAAAATTGGTCTTGGCCTGTGTTACAGGTATTGAGCATACTCAAAGCATCCGATGTTAACAATTGCAAAATGAGTATCAGCAATGAAGGTGCTCTACAAATTACACTGGACAGCGGCCTAGCAACTTACAAATATATTATTCCAGCATTGACATGATTACAAGTCTATCATCTGGAAAATACATAACTGTTAACGGCTCTTCTGGATCGTATTATAATAATTCTTCTCAGACGTTTACAGGCATGTTACGCTATCATAGCGGCGGACGAGTTGAAGTTTTTGATGGTACTTCTTGGATGCAGGTTAATTCAAATCAATTTGTAGATTTAAGCCCAGATACTCAAATAATTATAGAATGGGCAAGAAGTAAGATGATAGAAGATCAAGAATTAGAAAAACTAAGCCAAGAACATCCTGCTGTTAAAGCCGCATATGAAAATTTAAATCATGCAAAAGAACAGTTAAAAGCAACAATTATATTGAGTAAAGATGAAGAAACCACCAGTTAACTTAACCCCATTACAAAAAGACTATGCTGTATATTTGCCAGCTATTAGTAGTTTCTACAGTACCTATGTTGCCAAGCAACGCCTAGAAGAATTTGTTCCTAAAGATCGAATTCCTAAAGGATTTGATCGCGGTATTGAGGGAATGAATTTCTTAAATGAAGAACAAGGATACTTTACCTACAAATATGCTCTTTATTCAGCAGGCCATGCACAATTAGATCTTCAAAAAAGTCTAGAACAAGAGTCTATGATTCAACAACGTGATCGTGGACAAACTATGATTTTAGGAGATTCTGGTGGATACCAGATTGGTAAAGGTGTTCTTAAATTTGATTGGTTAAATTTTGAAGGTGCAGAAGCAAATAAAACACGTCAAAAAATTCTAGAATGGCTAGAACTAACTGCTGACTGGTCTATGATGTTAGACGTTCCAACTTGGGCCTGTGATCATATACACAGTCCTAAAACTGGACTAAAGACATTTGAAGATTGTCTAGAAAAAACACGTTTCAATAACGATTACTTTCTTAAGAATCGCTTAGGTCAAACTAAATGGCTAAATGTTCTACAGGGATCAGATTGGGATACTGCGGAACAATGGTACAATGGTGTAAAAGAATTTAGTGACTCCACAGGTCAGTACGCTGGCAAAGAAGCAGAAGGGTGGGCCTTTGGTGGTGCTAATATGTGTAAGATGGACATTACTCTTAAAAGATTAATGACCATGAGGGAAGATGGAATGCTGAAAGGCAAAAATTGGATCCACTTCCTGGGCACTGCTCAATTAGATTGGAGTTGTTATCTTACATTAATCCAAAGACAACTAAGGAAACATATCAATGAAGAAGTTACCATATCTTTTGATTGCGCCTCACCGTTTATCGCAACTGCACACGGGCTTGTCTACACAGACAGTTCACACCAAGCCAAAAGGTGGAGTGTTATTATGGACAAAGCACCAGATAACAAATCACTTTCAAAATCAGACATCCCATTCCCATGGAAATCAGAAATCGCTGATAGGTTAACTATGGGAGACATTTGCTGGTATGCTCCGGGAATGTTAAACAAAGTAGGTAAAGAAGGTAAAACTTCTTGGGATAGTTTTGCTTACGCTCTAATGATGGGCCATAATGTTTATTGCCATATTGCAGCAGTGCAAAAAGCACAACAATTAATGGACATCGAATCTGCAAGATTTAATCCAAATTGGAGATTGTCGGGAATCGAAGGTAAAAAAGAAAAAGAATATAGCGAATGGGTTCCAAATCGAATACTTTACTTTAAAAACTTTTTAGATGAATTGTTTTCCACAAATACTAAAAAAGAAGCATTTGATCTAATTGAACAAGCATTGCCATTTATAAAAAGTTTGGAAGGCGCTAGACTACAAGGCGGTCCTGCTCAAAACAATTTTAGAGTTTTATTTAAATCTAGCGAAATTAAAAAAGAAGAAATTGATCTTGCTAACCCAGATGACGACGAATTAAGAGCCTTAGAAGAAAGTATTACAGGAGAATTAAATGCCTCGTAAAAAAGAAACAGTAAAAGAAAAAGATGTAAAATGGCCCAAAATTATTCAAGGTAGTCATAGTACCAGAACCGAATATGAAGATGGTCGAGTAGAATTCGTTACAGATTGGGATGCTCTTCAAAAAGATGTTCATAATGCATTGACAGAATATGAAAATTCCGTTAAACTAAAAAAGTCAAAAACTTCAAAAGTTAAAAAATGAAAAGAAATTACGCATCTGGTGTTAACGAAAACATTGTTTTCTTTACTGGCAAAGAAGTAGAACGGACTCCAGCATACGGAATGACTACATTATTTGTAGTAGGTATTCAATCCGTAGAATCTATTGCACTTAAAATGCAAGGTTGTGAGCATATCTTCTTTGGTGCTAACCATAGTTATAATCCTCAAACTTATGACGAACATAAGGCTTGGGAAGAAATGATCCAATTTTTCCTTGATAGAGATTATCTATGCAGTCTTGATATTCCGATGAATCAAGTCGAAGAATTTCATGAAGGTGGTCTTTGCGAATATGATAATTTTATTCCGCAAATTCGTGTACCAATTCCGTATATTAAACTTTGGAATTACAATACGATGCTCAAAATTGATGACAAAGGTTTTAATTCAACTAACCCCGGTGTGTGGTCACACAGTCTACATACACTAATGGATCGTAGTAAATTTACAGACTGGAATCAATATAATAAGGACAACGTGCTTCAATGAATACCGAACAATCCATGATTTGGGTAACTTTCCAAAAAGAAGGCATTCATCATTATCCAGACGCTAGGTTTAATCCTAAACTAGTTACTAATGATGAATATGATGTAAGTTTTTTAGGTTATCCACATAGACACATTTTTCATTTCAAAGTATATATCCAAGTTCATCACGATGATCGTGATATTGAATTTATTCAATTTAAACGTTGGCTCGAAAGCCTATACAACGAAGGCACACTCGAACTCAACCACAAATCCTGCGAAATGATTGCAAGAGATCTTCATGCAACCATTAACGCAAGATACCCAGTCCGAGAGGTCTGGATTAGTGTAAGTGAAGACAACGAAAATGGTTGCTTCATTAAATTTCCATCAACCCTTTAATTTAAGGTATTTTTAAAATGGCATTGTCTCCTAACGTTCAACGCACTCTTGTTATGAAGCCCGAAGTGACTAAGATCTTCGATGATCTTGAAGCGTGGCTCGATCATTGTCGGTTTAATCTGCTCAAGTATGACGAGAGAGATCTTTACAAATCCCCCGAATACAAAGCATGGGCTAAGGAAAAAGGAAAAAAGACAAAAAGTTATAAGAGACATTCATAATAAAAAAGCCGCATTATGCGGCTTTTTTTTAGATCTTTTCTTTTGGAACCCAAAATCTATCCATCTTTTTAGGTACTACTTGCCAATCTCTACCCAGTACTGTACCATCATTAAGTGTTTGAACATAATCAATATCATTCATATATTCACACAGTTCTTGTGCAGTATAACCAGCACGTAAACATTGTTTTTCTACCATTTCTGTTTGAATAACAGGCCTATCTCTATCGATCAAAGTCCTAGCACCTTTAATAACAGGCAATTCCCATCCTTCAACATCGATTTTGATTCCATCAACTTCTGTAAATCCAAAACTATCTAATGTTTTAACTTCGACTGAATATTTAATTTTTTCAACTTTTGGTTCTCGACGTTTTGCCCATCCACTTTTAGTCAACTGCATTTCTCCTTCTGGGACAATATGATTATGGCCAGCATTTCTTGGATGACAATACATTTCAGTATTGTATGCTTTATCACTAAGTGCATATGGAAAAATTTCAACTTTCCCCACAGGCGCTAAACTTGCCCAAGAATCATCTGCTAATTTATACCATCCGTCGCTGTCAATAAATGTAGATTGATTATGTTGTAAGTTTTCTTCAAACCAACTTCTTACCCAAGGTGTAGGTTCAAAACTTTTTACTTGTTTTGCCCATGTTGCATATTCAATAGTGTTATTTCCAATATTTGCACCAACATCGATCAATGTTCTTGCATTTTTAGTTAGATCTCTGAATCTTCGTAAATTACTAATTTGATAACCTCTTCCTGCCAATCTTTGAAGGTATAATGTATCCTGGTCTTCTAAAATAAATTTTCTTCCTATGCGATTGGTAATATAAGTAGTTGCGGGACTATAAACTTGTGTCATATAATATCCTTAAAATTGTTGAAGATATTTATGACACAATTTTTTTAAAGTAAGGATTCGTGAATGTCAATTTATATAATAGATCTAGAACCGGTTGAATCTAGATACACAGCACAATGGAAAGATCATGTACCAGAACTTCTTAAAAAAACAGGACATCAAATTCAAGTTATTAGTGGCCCTAAAGATATTCCTAATGCCACTACTCCTGGTGCCTTTCTTAATTTTGGGGGGACTAATGTTTATAAGTCTAGCCAAGTTGAGCAACTGGGTCGTTTATTTTGCGCCGGAGCAATTAAGTCTGGTGATCATTTTCTGTTTACTGATGCTTGGCATCCTGGTATCATAAACTTAAAATACATGAGTGAACTTCTTAACATCCCAGTTAAGATTCACGCTCTGTGGCATGCCGGTAGTTATGATCCACATGATTTCTTAGGCCGACTTATCAATGATGCACCATGGGTTAGACATGCCGAAAAAAGTTTTTTTCATGCCATCGATCATAACTATTTTGCAACTAAATTCCATATTGAAATGTTCATGGAAAATCTTTTAGGAGTAGATTTTAGAACAGGTGCGATGAGATACATGGAAAATAAAAATATCATCAGGTCTGGCTGGCCTATGGAATATATGGAAAAAACACTTGAGCCTTTTAAAGGTCTCACAAAGAAAAATCAAATTGTTTTCCCTCATCGAATTGCTCCAGAAAAACAAGTAGAAATTTTTAGAGATCTTGCCAAACATTTACCACAGTACAATTTTGTAGTTTGCCAAGATCAACAACTAACAAAAGACGAATATCATAAAATTTTAGGCGAATCTAAAATAGTATTCAGTTGCAGTCTACAAGAAACACTAGGTATAGGCTGTTATGAAGGTGCGTTAGTGGGTGCAATCCCAATGGTTCCAGATCGGCTTTCCTATAAAGAAATGTATTACGAAGGGTTTAAATACCCTAGCCAATGGACCGAATCTTGGAAGTCTTATGAAATTCACCGACGAGAAATTTGCTTTTCTATAATTAGATTTATTGACAACTACGATAAACATCTTGTTTATCTAGAAAAACAGGCAACAGATCTTACAAATTATTTTTTCAGTGCAAATTCGTTATTGGAGAATTTTAAATGAAATGGTTACTAAATATTCTTGAAAAGAATAATCGAAAAAGAATTGTATTGGATAGACAATCAAATGAACCATATCTCGAACGCTATTATCTATTTCTCCGCGACAGAAAATGGTTTCCTTTCAATGTGTTCTTGCACAAGTTTCTTAAGTCAGACCCCGATGATGTGCATGATCATCCATGGCCTTACGCTACTTTAATTCTCAAGGGTGGTTACTACGAATGGGTTCCACAATTTAATTCTACTGGAAAAAAGATTGGCGAAATACGTCATTGGAGGGGACCCGGTCATTTTCGTGTATGCCGGTCTACTTCGTATCATCGCATCGAACTTGCCGAAGGAGTAGAATGCTGGACAATGTTTATGCCAGGACCTCAACGTCGCGAATGGGGGTTCTTAATTCCAGGACAAGAACATGATCGTTGGGTACACAACAACGTATACTTAAAACATAAATCAAAAAATGGATAAAAATAAAGAATTAGAAACTGCCGATGTCCCTTGGACAAATCCCATTAACGAAGATTATCATGTCACTGTTTACCGAGATGGATATCCTGTTTCTCTCGGACACCTGTTGTTCGTTCCCAATTACAACACTCCAGAAGTTATTCAAGATGCATTTTACGATGCATATAAGGCAGGACTAGAATTAGTAAAGTCTGGAAAGGCAGATGGGTTTAACATTGGGTTTAATTTTGGTAGTGCCGCAGGACAAACTGTAATGTATCCTCATGTGCATTTAATTCCTAGATACGAAGGTGATGTTGAAGATCCCGTTGGAGGAGTAAGAAACGTTATTCCAGGAAAAGGTAATTATAGAAAGTGGCCTAAATGAGAATCGAAGACGAAATTAAGTTAGATTTTAAAGACGTATTAATTCGCCCAAAGCGTAGTACACTTAGTAGTCGCAAAGAAGTTGATTTAAATCGCACTTACAAATTTAAACATAGCGGGTGGGAATGGACTGGTGTTCCAATCATGGCTGCTAACATGGACGGAGTGGGTACTTTTAATATGGCGGAAGCATTGCAAGAACATAAAATGTTTACTTGTCTTGTTAAAAGTTATCTACTGAATGATTTTATTTACATGCAAGAACTTATCAATGGTAAGCATTTTGCCGTTAGTACAGGCACCAGTGACAAAGATTGGACCAAATTACAGCAAATTCTAAATACGTATCCAGAATTACATTTTATATGTATCGATGTAGCAAACGGTTATAGTGAACACTTTGGAGACTTTGTTGCTAAGGTCCGTGCTAGATATCCTACACATACTATTATTGCAGGTAATGTAGTTACTGCTGACATGACACAGGAGTTAATTTTACGTGGAGCAGATATTATTAAAGTTGGTATTGGGCCTGGTAGTGTTTGCACTACTCGTATTCAGACAGGTGTTGGCTATCCGCAATTATCCGCTATTATTGAATGTGCCGATGCCGCTCATGGTCTTGGTGGACACATCATTGCTGACGGCGGCTGTACTTGTCCTGGAGATGTAGTCAAAGCATTTGGGGCCGGTGCTGACTTTGTAATGCTAGGCGGTATGCTAGCCGGTCATGATGAAGGTGGTGGGGAAGTAATTACAAATTATTTTAAAACCAATGAAGTCCTAACCAAAGAATTTGATAAAAATGGTGATTTGCTAATTCATAACTATAAAGTTGAAGTAAAAAAATTTGTTGAATTTTATGGCATGAGTAGTGATACTGCAATGGATAAACACCACGGCGGAGTAGCAAGTTATCGTAGTAGTGAGGGTCGCACAGTTACAATTCCATATCGAGGAAAAGTGAACGATACTGTATTAGATTTATTAGGCGGGTTAAGAAGTGCTTGTACTTATGTAGGTGCACCTACATTAAAACAACTTAGTAAGTGTACCACATTTGTGAGAGTAAGCAGACAAATAAACGATGTGTTTGTTAAATAATTTTTGTTATTTTTTGATCGTAAATTGACGTACAGGCTTGCATTTTACATGGTTCGGGTTCTTTTAACAAATCAAAATTTTTAAAAATATTTCCATGATTGGTATTATTGCAATCTGAACCAGAAATGTAACCTTCTGCCGATATTTTTAATTTTTCAATTCCGGCAAAACATTTTTTTCCTGTAAATGAGGGACTGGTCTCTAGTATTTCAACCCATTTTTGTTTAAAAGTTTCTTCTTGTTTTCCTCGATTTTTATCAACCCATTCTTTTCCAAATAATTTTTCTAACTGATTTTCTGTATACGGCAACAATCCTAACATATATTCGGCACTTTTATATAAAGCAGTTTTTTCTACATGCATATTATGCATTTCTTGTACTAACTCGGCCCTGTTCCAATCTTCATCGAAATAGTCAGGTCTAATTGGAACCATCATTTTAAAAGTTGTACTCTTAGATTTAAAAGTTTGAATTATATAATTAATAAGATTAGGATTTTGCCAATAATGATAAGTTAAAATCAAATTATCTAAATTAGGTTCAATAGCAAACCAGTCTAACCAAAGTTTTCCACCGTTGGTACTTAATGTTGTTGTTCCACCATTTTCTTTACACAGTTTTAACAACATTGGAAATTCAAAAAATTCTAACGGTTCTCCTCCATCAAATTTCCAATTAATTATTCTCCCCATACTATTAAAATGCTCTATCATTTTTTTAGCAACTGACATGTATTCATCAAAATGCCTAATACCGCCTCCCCAAAATTTTGAAGGACAGTATGAACATCCGCCTGTGCAATAATTATGAATGGTCCAAGAAATTTCAGTTTTATTATTCATTGCTCTTGATTTTTCTAAATATTAGTAATATACTTACTTATTATTCAAGGAATAAAAATGGCAAAAATTAAAGTTAGTGAACTATTTTATTCTATCCAGGGAGAAGGAAGATATATGGGCGTGCCTAGTGTGTTCTTAAGAACATTTGGGTGCAACTTTACCTGTGATGGATTTGGAATGCCTAAAGGAGAAAAATCAAATGAACGACACAATGTGGCAAGTCGTATTTCAGAGTTTAAACAGTATAGAGATTTACCTCTTGTTCATACCGGTTGTGATTCTTATGCTAGTTGGGATCCTAGGTTCAAAGACCTTTCACCTATGGTTGAAACGGATGGCCTTGCGGAGGATATCGTCAACCTCTTACCATACAAAAGATGGACGAGGGAACATTTAGTCATTACTGGAGGCGAACCTCTTTTGGGATGGCAACGTGCTTATCCAGAGTTACTAGAACATCCAAAGATGCAGAGTCTTAAAGAAATTACATTCGAGACGAACGGTACTCAAAGATTAGACGAAAAATTTAAAAAATATCTAAAAGAATGGCAAACTGCTAACCGTGATCGAGAAATTACTTTTAGTGTCAGTGCAAAACTTCCTGCAAGCGGTGAACTGTGGGAAGATGCAATTAAACCAGATATTGTATATGATTATTCCACAGTCGGTTATACGTATCTTAAATTTGTCGTAGCCACAGAAGATGACATTAAAGATGCGTTAATGGCAATGGGAAAATTTAGAGACGAAGGTTTCCTTGGTGAAGTATATCTTATGCCTGTTGGAGGCGTCGAAAGTGTTTATAATTTAAATAATAAAAACGTAGCACTGGCATGTATGAAACACGGTCTTAGGTACAGTGATAGATTACAAGTACCGCTTTTTAAGAACGAGTGGGGAACTTAAAATGAATAAATTTATAGAAAAACTTTTTGGTATTGATAAAATCAAAGCAGAAACTGAAGCAAACATTCGTGCAGCAGAAGAAGCCAAAAAACAAGCAGAAGAAGCAATCGCCGCTGCTGAAACCGCAAAAGAAACAGAACGTTTAGCCAAATTAAGTCCAAAAGAGTTAGCAACAGAACGAAAAGAACCCTGGGTTGCGGTTTTAGATACCCATGTAAATAAAGATAATCTCAGAAACGGTTTTTTTGAACTTGACTGGAATGAATATTTTGTGTTATCGTTACGTGAATCTGGTTACACCGGAGAAACTGAAGAAGCAGTAGTAGATCAATGGTTTCAGGAACTATGTAAAAACATAGGATCAGAATCCGGTGTTAACATGGAAAGAAGAGGAAGTGGCTATGTCAATCGAGCACTTCGTGATGATGGTATGACTGAGGTTTATTAATGGCTACATATATTCTTGTCGATACTGCTAATACTTTTTTTAGAGCACGCCATGTTGTTAGAGGCAGTCTCGAAGATAAAGTGGGCATGAGTCTCCATACTGTATTTGGTAGTATTAGAAAAGCATGGAGAGATTTTAACGGCGATCATGTTGTCTTTTTCCTAGAAGGGAGATCATGGCGTAAAGATTTTTACGAACCCTATAAAAGGCAGCGTTCAGAAGCAAGAGCAGCACTATCTCCTAGAGAAGCAGAAGAAGATCGTACCTTTTGGGAAACATTTGATCAATTTAAAGATTTTGTTATCAACAAGACAAACTGCACAGTATTGCATAATCAGCAACTAGAAGCAGACGATCTTATTGCTGGCTGGATTCGTTTTCATCCTAAAGATACACACATTATCATCAGTACAGACGGCGATTTCGCGCAATTAATTGCACCGAATGTAAAACAATATAATGGTGTAACTGGAGTTACTACTACACATGAAGGATACTTCGACGAAAAAAATCGCCCTGTTGTAGATAAAAAAACAAAGCAAATTAAACCGGCTCCGGATCCCGAATGGTTACTTTTTGAAAAATGTATGAGGGGTGACACTAGCGATAACATTTTTAGTGCGTATCCGGGTGTAAGAGAAAAAGGAACAAAGAATAAAGTTGGTCTAAGAGATGCGTTTGCAGATAGAAACAGCAAAGGATGGGCATGGAACAATCTCATGCTACAGAAATGGATTGATCACGAAGGGGTTGAGCATCGTGTGCTAGACGATTACTATCGCAATGTTAAACTTTGTGACCTTAAGGCCCAGCCTGATGATATTCAGAAAATCATCGACGATACCATTATTGCAAATAAAAATTCAAAAAATGTTGAACAGGTGGGGATTAGACTTTTGAAGTTCTGTTCAACATATGATCTTCAAAAAATTAGTGAGCAAATACAAAGTTATTCAGAACCGTTGAATGCGAGGTATACCACATGATTATTTCAAAAAATATTGTCCCAAACAAAGAATGGATTTTAGAAGACGAACAAGGAAAAATTGGATCTATTTCAAAAAAGAAAAAAGGTTACGACTTTCTTAGAAAAGGTCAAAAATTTGAATTTAAAAATCTAAACGAAATCAAAAAAGAGTTAGGAATACAAACATTAGAAAATTCTAACCCTTCTCCTTGTGTAGAAGAAAAGTACGAAATTTACGACTATCCGTGTAGTTCCAAACCGTTTAATCCTTTATACAACATACGAAAAAAATTACCGTTATTTTCTAAAAGCAATAAAAGTAAAAGCCAATATTGTGCAGGATATTATTTGGTAAAATTTAGAAAAGGATGGGTAAAAAGTTTTTGTCCAAAATTAATTACTATAGAACGATATCAGCATCACGGTCCATTTAAAACAGATACTGATACAAAACTATTTTTAAACAAAATTAATAAAATATGAAACATCTAAATACTTTACCAATTGAAGATTTTTTAGATAAAGCAAGGATTGCTATTAAATCAAATCAAAAATCAATCACTTTAACTTTGCAAGAAGTTATCAATTTACAAAGTAGTTTAGCAATTGTAATGACAAAATTAGCAGGTGATTTAGATCAAAAAGCATCGACTCCTACACCTAGTATGGTCCAAATAAAAATGGACGGCGGAAAATTCTAATTATACATAATAAATATACACGTACTTTTTGGAGATACGTGTATACTATGAGCCGCCCAAAACCAAAAATTTTATTAGAGATTGTAAATAAGAAAAATTATAAAACAGATCAAGTTTTAGAATCCGATGCCATTTGGGCTGTTTTTTACAAAGGTAAACCAATAAATTTAAAAACTTCAAGTTTGTTAGGGGAATCTACGGGTCCAAAATACAAAAAAGTTAGTTTTTCAAATAGTGGTCATGCCTTCAATTTGGCTGAAAAATTAAATAAAATATTTGATACAGACGAGTTTTCTGTTTATAAGTTAACTACTGGTCAAAAAATTAATAATGAATCCGAAATTTAATATAACCACACTAATAGCAAAAATTTTAAATCTTCCCTGTGACGAAAAAAATATAAAAAAATATACTCGAGTATGGTGGGTAAACCCAAGAGACAAACGAACTGGAGGTCTTCAACTTACCGAAAAAGGGTTTGAAGTATTCCAAAAGTCAAATATAAAACACTACGAAATAGTATTAGAATCTCCAATTATATACACAAACAGTATGATAGTTTGGTTAGACAACAAAATAGATTGTCCTTACTTTTTAACTAATAAAAAAATATTTGTATTTGGTGAAAAAACTGCTGTCCAATTGTTATTGTTTTCCGGAGACTTAAACAAAATGAAACGGGCTCAAGACAGATTTCAGCAAAAAGTCCTTGACAATTCGTTGCGGTGACGCTAATATAATAAAACAAACTTAAACTTTAGAAGGTGTTTTATGGCAAAAGAAGCAATGTCTGCTAACAGAACTGTCAGCCCTAACGAAGCAAAATTTGCTCTTCGTAAGGCTATTAAAAAGCAACGTCCAATTTTCATGTGGGGTCCTCCAGGTATTGGTAAATCTGATATTATTAAACAACTCGGAGACGAACAAGGTCGTGAAGTTGTCGACGTTAGATTAAGTCTATGGGAACCTACTGACATTAAGGGCATTCCTTATTACAACAGTCAATTGAACTCTATGAGTTGGGCTCCTCCTGCAGAACTTCCTACTGATCCAGAATCTACTGCTATTCTATTCCTAGACGAACTCAACTCTGCGGCTCCTGCTACTCAGGCTGCTGCTTATCAACTAATTTTGAACCGTAGAGTTGGAACATATGTTTTGCCAAAAGGCGTGGCAATTGTTGCTGCCGGAAATAGAGAAACTGACAAAGGTGTTACATATCGTATGCCTGCACCGCTGGCTAATAGATTTGTTCATATCGAACTTCGTGTTGATTTTGATGATTGGCACCAATGGGCTGTTATGAATCGTCTGCATGAACAAGTTGTTGGTTACATCGGCTTTGCCAAGCAAGATCTTTACGATTTTGATCCAAGGAGCGCCAGTAAGGCTTTTGCTACTCCTCGTTCTTGGAGTTTTGTTAGTGAACTTCTCGAAGACGACGACGTTAGCGAAAATACATTAACCGATCTTGTAGCAGGTGCTATTGGAGAAGGGCTTGCTGTTAAGTTTATGGCTCACCGTAAGGTTGCCAAACAAATGCCTAAGCCCGAAGATATCCTTAAAGGTAAAGTTAAAAAGTTCGAAATTAAAGAAATTTCTGCAATGTATTCTTTGACCATTAGTCTTTGCTACGAACTACAAGAAGCAGACAAGAAAAAAGTCATTGAGTGGGACGAAATGGCTGATAATTTCTTTGGATTTATGATGAACAATTTCCCAACTGAACTTGTTGTTATGGGTGCTAAGGTTGCTTTAACTAATTATCAACTTCCGTTTGATGCTAGCAAACTAAGCAATTTTGATAAATTCCACGACAAATACGGAAAATATATTATCCAAGCAATGGAAGGTTAATAAAAAGGCCCTGCAGGGCCTTTTTAATTGACTTTAAATAAAAAAACTTATATAATGTATTATGTCTAACAGGAGAAATTTATGTCGTCAGTGATGAAACAAGAACGCCAAAAAAATCAAGATTGGGTCGGAAAAAAATTTAATGAATCTGAAAAAGCAAAAATTCTTGATAAACTAATTACTGCTCGTGTGGGATTGTTGCTTCGCCATCCCTTTTTTGGTAATTTGGCCACTCGCATGAAATTAGTAGATGCCAGTGACTGGTGTCCAACGCTGGCTACTGACGGTCGCAATTTTTACTTTAATTACGGGTTTGTTAATAAATTGACTCCAAAAGAATGCGAATTTGGTTTCGCACACGAAGTACTTCATAATGTGTTTGACCATATTGGACGTCGCGAAGGAAGAGATCCTCGACTGTCTAATATTGCCGCAGACTTTGCAGTTAATCAAATTCTTGTAGATGAAAAAATTGGAAGTGTTCCGAAATGGATACAAATTTTTCAACTTGACAAATATCGAGGAAAGGCCTACGAAGAAATTTATTCAGACCTTTACGATAATGCTGAAAAAATTAATATCGACGAACTTGGAGAATTGCTAGACGAACATTTAGACGGTGAGGGCGACGACGGAGATGGAGATGATGGCAATGACGGAAAAGGTAAACGTCCAAAATTGACTCCAGAAGAACGTAAAGCAATTAGAGACGAAATTAAAGAAGCAATGGTAGCAGCCGCGCAAAGTGCAGGCGCTGGTAGGGTTCCAGCAGGTGTTGCTCGCCTTATTAAAGACTTTACTGAGCCGAAGATGGATTGGAGACAATTACTTCGAATGAATATTCAAAGTATTCTAAAAAGTAATTTTAGTTTTGCCCGTCCAAATCGTAAAAGTCAACATTCAGGTGCTATCCTTCCGGGCATGATGAACGAAGAAACTATCGATGTTTCTGTTGCTATTGATATGTCTGGAAGTATTTCAGACGTCCAAGCAAAAGATTTTATCAGCGAAGTAAAAGGAATCATGGATGAATACGTAGATTTTAAACTGGATATTTGGTGCTTTGATACCGAAGTTTATAACTATGCAAAATTCACTGGTGATAACGCAGATGAAATTGTTTCTTATGAAGTTAAAGGCGGGGGCGGAACTGACTTTGAAGCAAACTGGGGGTTTATGAAGAACGAAAACATCACTCCCAAAAAATTCATTATGTTTACTGACGGCTATCCTTGTGGAAGTTGGGGTGACGAAGATTACTGCGATACCCTTTTTGTAATTCACGGAAACGAATCTATTATTGCTCCATTTGGTCAAACTGCATATTATAAATAAACTAGGTATATTATGCCATTAAATAGGGGAAAAATAAATCCATTAAATGTTCTGGGTTTAAGAAAACTATCTTTTATCCCAGAACATTTTTCTAAAATATCTATTGATCACAAAACAGATATCAAATTATTAGAACACTGGATTGAATATAACTTAAATAGCAGATATGGTATTCAACAGAGATTTAGCATAGATGATGACAGAAAAATGATCAATGTAATTGATATTGGATTAGAAGATCCGAGAGAATTAACTATGCTTACTGTAGGTTGTCAATACATACATAAAAAAAGGAACTAAAATGGAAAATTTAGATAATACAAAAAATACACCAGAAAATAAAACACCAGATTTAACAATTGCAGATCTTACAAATTTAAGAGCAGTGGTTGATGTTGCAGTAAGACGAGGTGCATTTAGTGCATCAGAAATTTCCGGTGTTGGTTCTGTCTATGATAAACTTAATGCATTTTTAAACGCATTACAGCAACCTAAGTCAGAAGAACCAAATAAAGCACCACAATAAGGAGAAATAAATGAAACATGTGGGAAAAATGAAAAACAATGCAGCAAGAGTTGCAGTTGTTTTTAGAACATTGCCCGGAGAAGCAAATAATGCATTAGTAGTAGGAACTTCCGGACTTCCTGATGCATATCACGACTCTCTAATGAGTCTTATTGAAAGTGACACAGGTCAACAAGCAAATGAATTAGCAGATGTATTAGCGTCCCGTCGTTTTCCAGATGGGGAAATAATGCTTCAATGGCTACATTCAAGAGGGCAACTGAAAAAGGTTCCCACTAGTTTAGTTTTAATGACTCCTAATACTCAAACTGCGATTCCATTGGACCAAGTAAATCAGGCTATTGCAGAAAGTAAAGGAATTCGTGTTGAAGATCTAGCAGTAGGTGAAAATTTAACCGCAGTTGAATCAAAAACTACTGAAACCAAACCAACTCGTCAACGAGAAGAAATCATCGTCGATACTACGGAAACTACAACTCAAGACTCACCTATTACACCTTCCGATCTTAGATCGATGGCTGACAAACTGTTTAAAGAAGCGCAGGCTCTTAGGAGAAAAGCAGACGAGATTGATCCGCCTGCAAAAAAAACAAAGACAGTTAAAGCGGAAGCATGATCAACTGTATAGTTGCAGTAGAACGCAACCAGGGCATTGGATTTGAAGGTCAAATGCCCTGGCCTCGCCTTACCGGCGACATGCGTTGGTTCAGAGAACAAACTACTGATCAAATTGTTATTATGGGTCGAAAAACTTGGGATAGTATTGGTGCAAAAATTTTGCCTAATAGAATTAACTTAGTGTTAAGTAGATCTAAAATTAAAGGTCCAGATTTTTGTTCAGACGACCCAGATAGACTTTTACAGTACTCTAGAATGTTTTATCCTTTTAAAGAAATTTTTATCATCGGCGGAAGTGCCGTTTATCAGCATTATCTTGATATTGTAGATCGATTTTACGTTACAGAAATTGATGCAGATTATAAGTGTGATACATTCTTTGATTTAAATTATGTTCGAGAAAACTTTACAAAAATAAAAGAACATGCTACATTTAATGAACCAATCAAATACACAATAAAAGAATATAATTTATGAAACATCAAGAATTTGTATATCTAAACGCATTGAAAGATATTTTAGAGAACGGCGAACATAGGCCGGACAGAACCGGCACAGGAACTATTAGTAAATTTGGTGTTCCGATGCGTTTTAATTTAGAAAACGAGTTTCCCGCAATCACAACTAAAAAATTAGCGTGGAAATCAGTAGTTAGCGAACTACTGTGGTTTATTGAAGGCAGTGGCGACGAAAACAGATTGAAAGAAATTCTCCATGGTGAACGATATATCGATAAAAAAACTATCTGGACTGAAAATGCCAATGCACCATATTGGGTTGAAAAAAGATTAAAACGGCATGCCGGAGATCTTGGAAGAATATATGGAGTTCAATGGCGGAAATGGCGACAACCACTAATTCGAATTAACAAAGTCATTTTACAAAATTTAGATCAATTGCAAAATTTAATTGACGGTATTAAAAAAGATCCATACGGTCGGCGCCATATAATCACTGCATGGAATCCAGGAGAACTAGACTTAATGGCATTGCCTCCATGTCATATGATGGCACAATTTTATGTAGCAAATGGGAAACTTAGTTGCCAAATGTATCAGCGTTCAGCAGATATGTTCTTAGGTGTTCCGTTTAATATTGCATCATATGCTTTGTTTACACATATGATTGCTCAAGTTACTAATTTAAAAGTAGGAGAATTAATTGTTGTGTTAGGAGATGCACACATCTATGAAAATCATATAGAGCAGGTAAAAGAACAACTTACAAGAAATCCTTTACCATTTCCTACACTGAGTTTAAATTCAGAGATTAAAGATATCAATAAGTTTACAATGGACGATGTACAGTTGTTAAATTATAACAGCCACGATACCATTAAAGCACAGATGGCTGTTTAAATTAAAATTTCAATTAATCCCTTTATTCCAGAATAGTCAACCAAAGATTTTCCTAAAACTGCATTTGGGTTATCACCCTGTCTATATGCCTCTGCATATCCAGGATAAGAACTAGTAACTAACAGTTCACCTTTTTTAATAGGTCCAATTACTTTACAAAAAACTCTGCCCCTTAATGCAACATAAGGATGTGTTTTATCATCTCCTGCTGCTGCATTCATCATATAAGCAGGATTTTTAGAAATAACCCCTGCAACTGAGGTATCTGCTCTGTTGTGTGTTTCAGTTATTTCTTTTTTCCCACCTATTACTACCACAGTTCCAACATCGTATGATTGATCTGTTTCATATCTTTCTGCTAGGTCTGCATAATAAGCACTGGTCGCAACTCCCCTAAATAAAACAGAATTTACAGATCTTTCAGTAGGGTTATAGAAAAACGTAGATGTAGAATATATTTCTGTTGCTTTTAAAACTGAAGTAGAAGTATTAACGTATGGAATTGGAAAATTTCCTGTTGGTGGAGAAATTTTCATAGTTAACCCAATCGCCGAGGTTGCTGTATTTGCTTCTACAGCATGGCGTGCTGAACCCCAAAAATAATTCCCAGAAGATTCAGAATTTCCAGTAATTGCATCTGCACCAATTAATGTAATTCCTTTTGATACTTTAGTTACAGAAAAATTATTATATATAGGATACTTAGGAAACGGAGATTCAGTTGCAAGGTCAACTGTAAAAGTCTCGGCTGATGCAACGGCAATAACTTCATTATTAATCCCCACTACCGCCTTAATCATATATTTTTTAGCACGATCTTCTGCGCTGTCTTCGATGTCCCCCCTCCACTGTGCTCTAGTATCAGCACCGCTAGGAGGACCGATTAACCCAAATTCTGATCCATTAAATGCGTATAGTTGTTCTTCAAATGTATTATACCAAAGATCTCCAATTTTTGGCTGTAATGGAGTATCTGTAGAATTGGTTAAATTTGCTAGAGATTTCCAACGCTCGCCATCAAACGCATTTACGTTTTTATTACTTGTATCAAACCACAGTTGACCTTCAATAGGCTTAGGTGGACTAATAGTATTAGCAAAATTTTCTAAAAGTTTAACAAAATTTTCATTTTGCCATTCGCCATAACCTGCATAATTTCTACCAACAAAAATTAAATCTGTATTAGTATCAATTGTAGCATCTTGAACTACAGCAATTGTAGTTCCATTAGTTTTGTTTAAAATATATGGCATACATTAATCCTGAAATACAATATTGTTGTTTATTGTGGTATAACTATTCAAATAGTTGTCAACCGGTCTCCACAATAAAACACCACCAAAATCTTCTATTTGAAAATGTCGAATAGATATTTTTGCATTATATTGACAAAGAACTTTTACTTCAGAACCCGCTTTAAATGTACTTGTACTAAACAAATAAGGTAAAACCTTTGTTCTCAATGCATCATTACTCGATTGAATTCTTGTGTCATTTGTAGAAGTCGATCCTGTCTGTGTATCGCCGTAAGAAGTAATATCTAAATAAGTCGTTAGATTTTTATCATATACAGTATTACCACGGACATACAAATCTCCCCTAATGTCAAGTGTACCTAATAATGTTACCCCGGACACTACTTCAGTAACCTGAGAAGTATTAAAATATACTGTAGAACTTGATGTCGACATATCAAATGTCGCAGTTGTTATCAATGCAGTAGGTCGACCATATGAATATAAAACTGCAACATTTTGTTCTTGATTAAAATCATTTTCTAAAATAGGAGTTGCCGGCCTATCTAAACCAAATTTTCCATATAAAGATGATACTTGCGGTCCAATAACTTTAAATTTATTTCCATCCCATATATTCAATTGACTATTGACAGTATCATACCATAAATCTCCAGTACTAGTAGAACTAAATCCGCTGTCAGAAACAGATGCACCGTCTAAAGTCTTCCATCCTGTTCCGTCCCAAACAGTCAATTTTTTTAATGTAGTGTTAAACCAAACTTGACCAACTTGCGGGCTTCTGGGTTGATTAGCCGAAGATGATGCAAAGTTTGTTAATAATCTTGTAAAATTATTATTTAAATACTGACCATAATTATTTAAATTTTGGCCGAATAAATCCAAACTAGTAGAAACAGAATCTACTTCTCCTGTCGGTAAAGTTAATAAAACTGTTCCATCATTATTATAAATTACATAGGCCATTATTTTATCTCTTTATTATGTAATGAATTGGAATGCCTCCGGCAGCAGATGTAACTCCTGTCAAATTAGGCAAATTAAAATTAGCACCAGACCCACCATAGGTATATCCAATTACTGTGAATAATTTTGAATCTGTAATAATATTTTTCGATGATCCATTGCAAATATACCAATCATTTTGCATTAATGTTGTTAAAGTTGATGTACCGTATGCTGTTATCATTCCAGTTTGAAATATCTGAGCATATACATCTGAAAGAAAATCAGATTTACTAATTTTGTTTAATTGACCAGATGCAATAGTGGATGTATCAACTACAAGAATCGTTTGAGTAGCGGTAGTAGATGTAGTTAAAACTTGTCCAGTAATTAATTGTGAAGTCGCTGTTGTTACTAAATTCACATTGCTAGTTCCGTTAAATGAAACAGGCGAGGATGTTTGAACTTGTCCGGAGATAGAAAAATTTCGCCCAACTTCAAGTTGTGAAGAAGTAGTTACCGCCCCGTAAATAGTAATTGGCGAGGAAGGACTTCCAATTTTAGAAACAAATATCTGTCTAAATGCTTTAATTGGAGATCCTAGATCATATGAATCGTTTGCCGCCGGTTCAATAATTACTCCAGAACCCACAGCGGCTCCAACGACCACCTTTCCAGTTAATGTACTGATCCCACTTACTCTTAAATTTTCATTTATATTGACACTTTTAGCAAAGGAAGAAAGTCCGCTAACACTTAATGCCAATGATGTTGTAGTAAGATTTAATGTATTTGAAAATCTTCCAGAACCTAATACGTCAAACGTTGACTGAGGATCAGGATTGTTAACCCCAACCGTATTTAAAGATCCAACAAATTTAATATAAGACTTATTGGTTATTCCTACTGTAAAGTTAGACGTTTGATTTGTGTATTCTACTTTGCCGCCAGCATTCGAAAAAACATTAATCTGTTCACCAGAATCAGCGTTTCTAATTTGTATTCCTGCTGAAGATTCTACTCTAAATGTTCCCGTATGCGTTTGAGGGGTTAATAAAGATTTGTTTTTTAATACTTCAGTTGCCCTTATTGACAATGTCGGAGAAATATATAAAGAAGTAGCACTTTCTGCCACACCGTTATATCTTGCCGGTATTCTTCTAGTTAAATTTGTTCCAGGTTTTATAGTAGAAAAACCATCAATAACAGTTCTAGGTGTAAATTCATTGTATGCTAAAATTTCAACAACCTTGCCATTAATCCAATTTAATATTACAGGATAAGTTACATTGGGATCAATATTACTCTGTAGCCTAACTGTTTCAGAACCAGACTTTAGTTCGCCTGCTTCTATATTTGGCCCAACTGTGATCCAACTACTTTGATTTCTAATCTTTACTTGATACGATGAAGTATCAACCCAAAGATCTCCAACTTTTACGTTTTGACTGTAACTTAAACTTGGATCTTGAGCCTGCTGAAACACTCCATTAGTAGGTTGCCATCTATTGCTTGTATTCGATCCGTTATTGACTCGCAACACACTTCTTTCGGGATTACTTGTATCATACCATAACTGGCCTTTTATAGAATTAATTGGCGGATTAGGTCCGGCAAAATTTTCTAACAATTTAAGAAAATTTTGCGAAATATCTTGTCCGTAATTAGTATAACCCGAACCAACAAGATCTAAACTTGTACTGTAATTATTTTTTCCACTGCCAACAGAAGTACCAAGAACTTCAATAACTTCAGTATTATTAGGATCTGAAAAAGTTAAAGTAAAAATATATGATGACATATTTTAAGTTCCAGTACTCAAACTTTGAATTCTAATTGTATAATCAATTTGAATCATTCTGTTTAAAGATTTTTGAACAGGATGGAAAATTACATGAGTTAACAAATCTCCAGTATTCGGACCGTCTGGGTTAAATGCCCTTAACCCTAATTCGTCAAAAACAAATGGACTATCTAAATTAGTTTCATTGTCAAATGCAGACTGACCACTAGGTTCTCCAAAATCTAATAAACAACTTATTAAAATATCTGTGTAAACAGTGCCTTCTATGTGCCTAGTTTCCATGAAATTTCTTGCAGGATCTAAAGAATAACTGCTCTTAGAATCTACATTTTTATAATAGGTTTGATTATATAAAGTTGCACCTCTACCAATGGAATTTGGAGTTAGATAAGTAATAACGCCATTTGTTACTCTAGTCCCTCCGTTACCAAAAACCATTTCGGAAATGATTCCTCGTCCTTGATTAGAAATACTTTGAGCAAGTGCAATAGAAAAATTTTCATAATGAATTGCATTTCGTTTGTTAATAAAAATTTCTCCAGTACTAGGATCAAATATTTTTATATGACCTTGAATACTAAACGCACCGGTCTCATGTTTTAAATCTTGTTTGTTATTCATAATGGTATTTATCCATATAATTTTATCGAATTTCTACAATAGTTTCATTACTAGGTTTTAATTTTCTAATTTTATCTGTTAAGTGTTGAGGAATATTATAATTATCGTATCCAACTATTTTATTTTCATGGTATACTGCTTTTAATAAACATGGATTAGAGACATCACTATGATCTTGCATGTATCCCACACCCAATGCAACTAAAGCATATTCGTCTGTATAACCTAAAGCATTGGCTACATTTTTTGAATCAAAACAAATAGAAAATCCTGTATCTAACCCAAGATCTTCAGCAATTGTCATTACTACGCCTGCACCAATTCCAGATTCTAAAAATGCCTTTTGTATTCTTTTTTCAAATCTATATTTTTGAATTGCCCAATTTTCTTCAGTTCCGTCAACTTCCTTATATCTAGTTACCCACATAAAAAGATATTGTGCAAGTAGTTGCCCGTTAAAATATTTAACAACACCGGGTCCTAATAATTTATTATTTTCATCAGCCCAAGCATAGTTATCGTAAATATTTTTTTTAATATCATAAGAATTTGGACCAAAAATGACACATTTTTGTTCGTATCCGCATTGTTTACTAGGAACTCGATATAAGTTTTCAATAATAGTATCAATTTTTTCTTTTTCTACTACTCTTGTATAATCCCACCATCTTGCGGTAATTCTATTTTCTAAGTATGTCATATTGTTCCTTCAAAAAATTATTAATTTGAATTTCCGTAATACCATTTATCAGGAATTTCTGTAGAATGTCGCCTTATGAACTTAGATTGAATTGACTCGGATTCCATCAACGATGTTGATGTATTCCAATAATTTCCTATTTTTTGTTCTATTTCAACTTTAGTTCTTAAAGTAAAATCTTCAACATGAATATTTAATTCAAAATTACCAGTTGATTCATTAAATTTAACAGTAAATTCTGGATCAAGTGTTCTTAAACTTGTAGACGTAGAATCGTATGCTAAATTGTAATCATGTACTTTAGACGCAGTTTTTCTCAACAGTCTACCACCAAATTTAACAGAAATCTGATCGTTAAGGTACTGCTCTAAACCATTTGTTGTACTTAATATAATACCATCTCCACCAGACTGATACATAGTTCCGGTGTTAATAACAAATGAACTTGAACTAATAGCAATCGTGTACGTTCCATTAGAATTTGTAACAGTATTAACAACATATGTTCCAGTGGCTTCAGATGTTATATGATACTGTTTCTTAATGGTATCAGTATAAGGAATAAATTGTTGAGGGCTTTGATCAAAGACTTTTGTTCCAACATCGGATATTTCTGCAGGAGAAGTACCCATAGTACCCCTTCTAAGTCCGCTTAGTACATTACTATCTTTAGAGAAAAATTCAATTCTTTCGCTATCGACGAATATAACTCCCGGAATATTTCTGTGGAAATTAGGAGGTATTAAACTTGAAGAATCTGTTACATGAATTTCAGTATCAGTTAACTTTAATTCTTTAGTTAATCTTGTACCGTAAAAATTAGATAATCTAGAATATGTGGTTCTATTAAAAATGTCATTAAATATTTTATATCCATAAACTAAATTAGATCGTAATGTTGTCGAAACATATGAAATAGTAATTTCGTCATCAGATTGAATACTAATAGAATTGTTTAGTGAAACTGTTCTAAAATCATCCAAAATAGTAAAATCATTGTTAGCAATCAAATATTGTTTATTCAATGCTACCCAAACATATCTACTATCAGATACCGGCAATCCTAAAGTAAATTTTAGACCAGCATCGCCTTTAAATCTTTCCGTCCTCAACATCATTCCATCATAATCAGCAAATGATATAACTTTAACTGAACTAGAAGGTTGAATTGGAGTTGTAAAAATTATAGTGTTATTATTAATTACATAATCAAAATTAACTAATGATTCAATTGCTAAAATTGCGCCGTTAGATGCTATTCCAGATGATATTGTCACTGTACCAGTAACACTATTAATAGAATAATCAAAACCAGGAGCAAGCAATCGACCGTTTAAATAGACTTTAATATTTGAATTAGTATATGTTCCCGGAGGACGGCTTGTATTGTCAATATTGAAAGTTGTTGTCGATCCATCCAATTTATAGTAATTAACATCAGGAGGATTTAAACGCTTTCTGCCTTTAACTAAAGTAGTCGAATCTGGTTCATATACTTCAACAAATACTTGAGCACTTAACGGCTCAGTTGTTCCTAATAAATTTGTGACCAAAATACTAGAAGTAGGTGCTGCAATACTAAATTGTTCTTCAAATATTTGACTAAATTTTCCAAAATTAGATTTTAAAAACCAAGCCTGGATTGTTCGTTTACTGTCTGCAATATTAGTTACCCTAACTGCCGCCCTCTTATTTTTTGGTCCCGCAGGTATTAGTTCGTAATTGCTAGAATTAACTTCACGACCGTCTATTGTCACATATACACTTCTTATATCATCAATAAACGCAGAACTAATCAATGTCGCAGTACTCTGTCCATATTCAGTTAATAACGTAACCGAGTCTGCAACATATTCTCCGCCAATAGTTAATAAATTGTAACCTACTTTACCGTTAACATCTTGAGGCGCAATATACAATTCATCATTCATAACGTAAAATTGAGAAGAGGTTGTAAAGAAATACTCATCAACAACTCCACTGCTAGGAGGTTCATATATTCTATCTAACATCTTTCCTTCGAAATTTACAGTTATATAAATTGATTCTTCTAAAGGTACTCCCAATTTAAACGATGATATAGCGTTTGCACTAATAGGGACTATACCGGACATTGCAATCGGCGACGATTTATTTTCTTGAGTAAACACATTGATAGAAACAGATTCATATGTATTACCTTTAACATGCTCTTCCGGTGATTGACCAATATTTTGAGATATTAATCCACTACCGTCAATAACTAAATCACCAGGATTAATGCCAAGGGCTCCTACAAAATTTCCAGAACCGTTCCACGACCCTGCACTTATTTCAGTATCTAATTCATCAAAACTAAAGTTATCTTTCCAAAATTCTACAATTGGATATCCATACAAATCAACTTTTATTTTGTTTGTTACATTTGAATTTAGATTAAAAATTTCAACATTATATGTGTTATTTGAAGTAGTTGAAACATTATAATAACTTCCATACAATAGATCGTTTACATATATGGTAACCGTAGAAACACTGTTAAATAAAACATTTGTGTCATAGGCCACTGTTGAAGTATTAGATACTAAATTTTCAAAAGAATAAATGTTGTAAAGAGAATTTACATTAACTTCATTAAATACCGCCGGAACAGTTACCTTTGCAGTTACACCTAAAGTTTTTACTGTTGATGTTGTCAATAATGTAATAGCGTGTGTTCCGGTTCCTACAGCAGTAAATCTATCTGTTCCAGAATTAGTAACAATATATTTTCCGTCAAATCCTAAAATAGTTCCGTCGTCAACTCCGGATATTTCTATAATAGAACCACTAGTTATTTTTCCATTAAAATCTTCGGTAGTAAAAAATACTATATTTCCTTGAGTAGTTAAGGAATCAGATATAATTCGTTTTAATCTGTATTCAGAATTTGCAATAGAAACTGTTTTAGTAGAAGTATTAACAGCAGATACTACTGCATCACTTCTTATATGAGATGTAGAAGTATTTGTTAATAAAATTTTCTGACCAATACTTACACCTTCAACAGAATCTAGATAAAGAACTGTTCCAGAATAATTTATATTTTTAACTAATTTAGCCGAAGTATAATAGTTAACTAAATTTGACCACGCTGAATCGTTATCAAAATAACCGTAATTCCATGGTAACGAATAACCAAAATTTAACCCTTGAATTACTGTATTTTTATATTCTGCTCCCGACATCAATAGCGGGATTTCTTTACCTACCATATCGTCCGTTGGTTGATAAAATTTGTTAATTCTATCAACAGCATGATAAATTGATATATTTTTCTCGTAGGTAATTTTAAATTTTTGTCCTAATTTTGGAATATAATTTAAAAATACAAACTCACAATATTGACTTGTATAATTATTAATATTTTCTGTAAAATATTCAATTGTATAATCAGTTGAAAAAATAATTTTACTATCCAATAAAGGAACAATTTTTGATTTATTCGGTTGCGCTAACCATGTTAATCTAAATCTATTATTTCCAGTACACTCAAAAGTTTCAGTAATTCTAGAACTATCTATTTCTTCATTAACTCCAGTTCTATCAAATTTAATGCCTAATATATTTTTTCTAATATAATCATTGCCTAATTCTACCGAAACCTTTGCAGGTTTTACAACATTTGGGCCGCCACCGACTATAGTAACAGTAGGTGGTCGAACATATCCGCTTCCAGGATTTGAAACTAAAACTTTAAATACTCCGCCATTTCGAATATATGCTTCTGCAGTTGCTCCACTGCCTGTATCACCGAGTGCAGGAGTTATAACTACCGTAGGATTCTGTGTGTATCCTTCTCCGTTGTCAGCAACTAAGACATTCTTAACATAATATTTGTAATTGTCAGCCCACCATTTCCAAGGATACTCAGTAATCTCACTACTTGTCAATCCAACTAATTCATAACTGTTTGAAACAGTATTAAAATATGCAGGCAAATCAAAATCTGTAGATACACTATTTGAAGTTTCATTTGTTAATGAGTATTTTGATGTGTAAGATCTAATTTTTGTTCTATATGGTTTTACTTCTCTAATATAATCTTCGAAATAGTTTTCGTTGTCTAACCTATAAACTGATTTTTGATCTAATTCGCCAACTTGATTGTTAACAGAAATAAAACTAGTTTTAAATACCCAATCTAAAAGTTTTTGTTCAGTAAATGCATATCGAACTGCTTTAAAGAAGAATAAATTCCAATTTATTTTTAGATTACCTACAAAAATATCGTCTTTTAGGGCATATAAAATATGATTTAATTCTTGATCAGGAATTTGATCATATAAAGTTTCTTCCAATGTAGCAGCGTCATAGGAATAATTAGATTCTTTAAAATTCCAAATTTCATCAGAAATTTGAATTGTTCCATTTTGGCTATAGACAATTTTATATTGTAGGGCAAAATCTCCTATTTGATCACTATCTAATTTTTCTAGAATTATGTATCGACCATCACCTACATTATTGATTTTTACATAATCACCCGTGACAGTAGAAGACGCTATCGGCAATTCTGTTGGATCTTTTAATACTACTGCGTAGTCTTTATAACCATTGTAATTTTCGTCTACCCAATCTACATAATTCCAATACAACGGAGTATTATAAGATTGTGTCTGAATTCTTGTCCAATTTTTAAATTCATAATTGAAAAGATGTTTAGTCCACCTGTTTCCGTATTCTGAATTTGTTCGAACAATCGTCGTGTGCCCTCTTATAATAATTTTTTCTGAACTATCTAAATTTCCTAGATAATTTTTTCCAGGGTTAGAAATTATTACATTAATAACTCTTCCACTTCCGTCAATTTCAGATAATAGTTCGGCACCTTCTCCAGAACTAGAAAGTATTTCAATTTTTGGAGGAATGCTATACCCAAAACCAGGATTTATAATTTCAACACTAACTACTTTTCCATTATATGTACTATAGATTAGTTCTGCTTGTGAGAATTTAGAAATATCAATTTGATCTAATTCTTCTAAATCATCAACAATAAAATCATACTCTCTAGATAAAATATCTGGTATTTCTTCTTTCTTATTTAGGTTAGTAAAATCATAAAACCCAGTAATTTTATTTTTTATTAGTACAGAATTAGTAAACTCAACAAGATTTCTTAACGCCAATAATCTATCTTTAAACATTGATTGACGAGGTCTTATTTCTATGCCATACCTATTTCTTACTGATAAATTTAAATCAGGAACTGTTTGACCTAAATCATCGTGACCTAATAAACTATCAAATAACTTTTTAGTTAACGTGGTAGTTGGGACACTGTCTTTATTTCCTTCTTCTAATAGCAACCATTCTGTATGTTTAGGAATATTATTATTAATTTCATCAAATGAAATGTTTGAATTAATTCTATCGCCGACTAAAATTGGTTGAACATTCGCAAACGAAATAGCATTTTGAGACAATATCGATGCAAATCTTATTCCATTTGCAGCAGGATCTAAAATCAAATTAGCAACTTGTATAGCACTGATTCTTCTATTACGAGAATTAGGTACAGTAACTTTATTTTTTACCCAGAAATAATAAACATTCTCAAAAGAATTAGTAACATTGTTGAACACCTGTTTAACAGACATTACTGAATTATCTGGATATTTTGGTTGTCCGCTAATTCCTTTTGTTAATCCTTCATTAGTATCTGCTTGCGCAGCCCATTCTGACGGCAATAAATCGGATTTAACCCATTCGTAAATATCTATACTTGATCCAGGAAAAATTTTACCCCAATTATTTTTTCTAAATATTTCATCGCCCTGTTCATACCATAGATATTTAACAGTACTTAGATCCCACCATAAATCACCTATATGGTCATCAATCCAACTAGAATTTGAATCTACAGAATTTAATGCAGTTCCTATCGAATACATTGCAGGATCAAACGTAGATTTGTATTTTAACTCTTGTTCTGCTAATCCTATAATTTTTCCTTTTACAGGATCAAAAATATCTAGATACTCAATTATTTCTTCTTTAAAAGAATCTATTAATTTAATACTTTTGATTTTTTGAGAATCTACTAGATTTGGTTGATTTCTTAAAACTTTCCAACTGTTGATTGAAGTATCTAATTTGTCAAATTTAAAGAACGTAGAATCGTCTAGAGAAGTAGCATTTTTAATCCACGGTGCGCCTACAAGAATAAAATCATTTAGAGAAGACACAGAAAAACCAAATCTACTTCCTTCTAAAATTGAAGAATCGCTTAATTCTTCAGATTGAATAAAATATCCATCTAAGTTGTTGAAAACATAAACAGTTCCAGAATCGTCAACAGGTGAAATAAATTCTGTGCTTCCTTTATCAAATGTTGTTTTTCCTACATTTGAATTTTCATCAAATACATAAGTTGATGATCTATTTCTTCCAAGAGCGCCTACTGTTAAAATATCTTCATTCTTGTTTAGAGAAATACTTACTCCAAATTTTAAATCTGTAGTAAACGATGGATTTTCTATAATTTGATTTAAGACGTAAGTTCCAGTAGATGTTAAATTTGTAGCAGAATAAACTGCAATATTTCCAAATGTACCATCACTATTTTTTATGTCAGGAGACGAAATTAATAAGAATTTTCCTGACGATGAAACAAAAATATCAGAACCAAATGTTCGATTTTCTTCAAACGGAGAATATATAACTTGCTTTGAAACTAAATTTTTATTAAAAATTTCCACCAACCCTGTTTTACTACCGGTTGTAAATCCAGGTGCCGAAACTGCAATAAAATTTCCATTATCGCTTCCGGATATTTTTTCACCCCACTTACTGTATTGAGTAAGTATTACGGAAGAAGTTAAAGATATACCAGCGGTATGTTGAACTAAACTTATTGCGTTAGAATCAGTAGAAGTAGTTAAATGATATGCAAACACAAATCCAGTTGATGTATTGTTAACTCCATCGCCAGGTGCTCCAATTAATACTGTCGTAGCAGTTGATTTGTTAACTTTATCAACATATATTGTATTTCCGAATCTTAAATAATTTGCTTTAGCAGATGTGTTAGAGTAAGAGCCTGGAGCAAGCAATATTGCTACAGTTTCTTCCTCTTCTACTGTAGATTTTTCTCTACTAATTTTTACTAATCCTTCAGAAATAAATCCCTTAGAACTTCCCGTGCCCGTACTAAAAGAAATTGTTCCAGTGTTGTTAGTAATAATATTAGATGCTTTAGGTGCTCCAGCAAAAATTAATTCTTTACCATCATCATAATTTAATGTATATCCAAATTCAGAATTTGTCGATGTACTGCAATAAATTTTGTTGTTTGAATTTAAAATGTATTCGAACAACTTATCTAATATATTCTGTTTTTGGTTGTAAACCCATATTCTTCCAACACTATTAGCACTACCGCTGTTCCAAGATGGAGAAGAAACTAAAACAACTTGAGAATTGTCTCTAGCATAAATTGAATACCCTAATTCTTGTCCAAAAGGATTACCCAAAGAATTAAAATAGGTTCCTGTACTATAATTTTTAACTTTTTCATAGACAGACCACTTTTGATCAACTTTATCTACCCAAATTTTTTCTCCGTTTTCAAATTTATATAATTCTTTAAACTCTGAAACTTTTAAAAAATCTTCAAATCTAACTGATTGAAATTTAAAAATACTACCTAGTTCAACAAGATCGTCGTCTACAATCGAAGATAGAGTAGAATCAACTGTAAATTGATTTAATTTTGGTACTGCTTTAACATTATAGATACCGTTTACTTGATCATTAAAATTAACAACGGAAACAATATCTCCAATTTTTAAATCATGAAATAGATCACAAGAAAATGTGATATCAATTCCAGGTGAACTTACAAACACTCCTGTAATTTTTGCTGTTTGTTTAGAATACCTGTAAACGTCCCAATTTCCATTGTCTAAAAATCCTATCCATATTGTATCTTTTTCATTTAATAAATTGTTGTTTGCAATATCAAGAATACTGTTAGTGTTGTATGCTGTTACATTTACATCATCGGGTCTAACATAACCTGCTGAAGGAAATTGAAATAAACTTTCGTCTTGCACTTCATTTTTACTAATCTTAAATACGTCATTTATTTCAAAATTTGTAGGCTTAATTAAAATATCTTCTGATAGAATATAATTAATTAAGTTATTTTTTTCTGCAGGAACTTCATTGCTAAACTTAACAATATAAGGATTTTCTAAAGAATTTCCTTCATTTAATTTAAATTCTACTTCTTGGAATGTTTCGTATCCACCATAATGACCGACTCTAAATGCCCACTCTTCAGTAAAATTAATACTTCCTTTTCTAGCATAAGATCCAACTTTTACAATTTTATCTAATGCGTTTTTGGTTCCTTTTTCTTTAATGTAACCTTGATAAAATTTATACTGAGTTGTTGGGTTAGTAAAAATGTTATTTAAATAAGGTCTCTCAGAGTAACCTATTAGGTGTTGCGCTAATTGTTGTTGAGAGATATCAAAATTATCAATATCTAAACTGTAAAAATCTTCAAACTGATTAATCTTATAAGAAAAATTAGGCAATAAATCTGGAGAAGGTTGTTCTCTTAATTTCGACCATTCATTAAAATTAAAAAATTCACTTCCCACAATTTTAATGTTTGATTGATAATAAACTCCATTATACCTAACAATTGAACCCGGCAAGTAGGAAACAAATGGTTTCCAATCGCCAACAAAAACTTCATCATAAACAAATCCCGGACTAAAGAAATCACCGTTCCAATTTGCTGTTCTAAATCCAGAAATTTTTAATCTTCTTTGTCTGTAGCCGGTGTCTAAATCATAAATTATATCATTGAATAATGTCCTATTATCAAAAATCATTGCATGTTCTTTTTGTACAGTATTCAATAATGCAAAAAACAATCCTTCTTCAGTGTTAACAGTTTCGATGACACAAATACCATCATCTCTAGATAACTTAATATTTTCTTTTGGAAAACTTTTTCCATCTGCTTTTAATAAGTTATATTCATAAGAATTATAATTGATATCATCAACTATAGAATTCTTATTTCCAAATTTTAAAGATTTTGCAAAAGGACTAATTGTTATGAGATTATTATTACTCCAATTTTGAGTTGTCCAAAATAAAAATTCTTTCGCGGAAAATTTCCAATCTAATATCTCAGTTAGGTCATTATCATACTGATCAAATATAAAACCATTTGATTCTAACCAACGACTGTAACCTAAAATAACATTATAAACTTCTTGAATTGTAGAATACATTGTTCCATACGGAATACGAACAGACCTTGATTCAAATAAAGATGGGACTAAAACAGTAACTCCGCCTTTTACTGGTAATTTTGATATTGGTTGGAATAATGTAGGATCAAAATTTGAAGAAGCATTATGACCAACTTTTACTCTATAGTATGAATTATTGTATCTAACCAGTTGACCTGATTTATAATACCTAGTGGTATTAACGTTGGCTGTAGTTGTATCAGAAAAAGTTACACTAGAATTTGCATTACCAGTAATGCTAGACCATTCAGTAAACGGTTCTGCAATCCCTCCGACCGTAACTGATTTTGAATTTCCAGATATAATAGCAGGAAAAATTTCAAAATATGGATTTGATTTATCGTATCCTTTAATTAAAAATTTTCCATTGTATTTTTGAATTACAATACCAGAAATTCTAAATGATTGAATTGTATTACTTTTATTTAAAATAAGGTCATAATTTTCAGGAGGTAAAATGGCGCCCTGTGACATAGAAGAAACATCAACAGTGTCCATAATCAATTGAATTTTGTTTTTACTTGTAAATCCTCCCAATTTATGAAATAGATTAAAGTCTAAGAAAGACAAATCATTTTTTAAAGTGTTTAAATAATTGAGATTTTTCAATCTACCATATTCTATAATTAAATTTCCAAATCCAGAACTTTGGTTATTTTCATTATCAAAAATTAACTTATTTGGGTTCAAATATAAATCATCATTGTATAAAATTTGATTTAATTCATTAATAGTTGTCCTACTAACATCAAACAATTTAGAAGTATATGAACAAGGATCAAGTAAGGCCGCTACAATGTTTAATGCAAAAGGCCAAAGACTGCTTCTTCTCCATGCAACTTCTGCAGGACTGAAATCTCCAAATTTCCAATCTTGTTGTTTTTCAAATATAGAAGATTCTGATACTAAAAATGTATCAGGAGATTTTAAATTTCCAAATTCATCTACCGGTATAATAGATAACAATCCAGATCTTGCATAATTTAAGTTATATCTATTTTCTCCTCGAATGTATCCATTACTCAAGTCTGTCCAAAGCAATACATTTGAAGATGTATACGGTGCTAATCCGTAAGTAGTTGTCCACCAGTTTGGTCTTTCATTAAAACCCAACATTTCCCACGGTGTTAAATGAGGCTTATCTGTATCATAAAAATACTGGTATATTCCTCGCCATGAACCGCTTACATTTTTTGAAAATAAAGTATCAACAGTTGTTGAATAGTTAAATGTAAAAGGATTTGTTTCATCAAAGGTTGTATTTGACGAAAAATTAACATTAAATTGATTTGTCCAATTTATAAATTCTTTTATTAAAATATTATTAGAGTCGTCGATTGTATATCTGTTGATTCTGAAAGCACCAGAAATGACAGAATTCATATCAAACAATTTAGAATTGTAACTTACTTTGATATTGTTATAAATTCTTTTTTCAAATTCTAAAATAATTTGATCCCTGTAATCACCATATGCCTTTGTTAAACTTCCATCGTGTCCAAGTATCATCGTCACTGGACCTTGTACATAAGAAGTATCTTCGACTATTGCAGGTTTAAATTTTGGATACAACCCCAATTTGCTAGGAGTCGGTGGCACAAAAGATCCTGTGGTGTCGTTATAAAAATAAATTTTAATTTTATCTCCAGTAGATAAATTTGATAATATTTCTACTGTCGAGTCTAACGAATTTATTTGATAATCTTGACCGTTAATTAGTAAACTATCATTTACATACACAGAAAGTGCATTAAAACTTAACTTTGTATTGTCAAAATTATCTCTAATAGGGTAAATTTTATTAACTACGATACCAACCGTAAATTCAGTAACAATTTTGTCTTCACCATAAGGTACCATATCGGACCTGTAAAATAAAGAATCTATATTGTTGTTTCTGTTAATATACTTCAGTGCAATATCTAATGCTTCTGCAGGAGAAAACTGACTTTCAATCTTTCCTAATGTGTCAAACAAATTTAATTTATATTGGTTATATAAGTACCCAACAAATCTTAAGGAATCTAAAACATTATGATCTTTTTTTGCTAAAAATAATTTTGAATATACTAGCGGAGTAGAATTAATTATAAGCCTTGTACCAAATTTTGAATAATTGCTTAAATCTCTTAAATTGCTTTTTCCCGGAAATTGTCCTTGAAAATTTGTAATTTTTGGTATCATCGATCCTACATGATCTGATAATTCACTTAATGTAAAACTAGAAATTGGACCATTTAATGGATTGTTAGTTAAGTTTAAAACAGGTTCATAAAATCCGTTGTTGTTTGGAGAATTATTAGAAAATATATTAAAATAAATGGCATCATTTTCTTTTAGCGGCTGTGAAAATGTGACCGTTGCTGTTTGATTAAAAGAAACTGTAGATTGAACAATATTATTGTTAACATAAGAAATTACTTGAGTAGATGTATCAAAAGGATAATCTAATGATTTTAATTCTATTGTTGTTGTATTTGTTTGAACCGTTTGATTTTCAACAATTGGAATTTTATATCCTTCCGCCGAAGACCAAACATTAACTAAAAAGTTACCTAATTTTAAATATCCTAATGCAAGACTTTTTTGAGAAGTTACGTTATCAATAGTAACATTTATTGTATCAGTAGTGAAATAGTTTTTAAAAAGATAGTTTCCTATTCCCGAATTATTATTCTTTAAAGGAAATCCTAAAATTGAATCAGAAATTCCACTACCAATTTCGTAACCAAAAATCTTTGTTCCCGAAAAATCATTAGTTATTTCTTGTTTAGTAAAACTAATACCATTTTTATCAAACAAATCAAACAACGGAGCATCATTTATAGAGGCATGTTGCTGACCAAATTTCCAGTTTTTATCGTCAGCACTGAAATACCATTCAGTTCCTCCATAAATATTTCCAAGATTAATTGCTACAGAGTCTAAGTCATTAGGGTTATAAAATTCTACTAATTTTATCACAGTAGAATCTAAAAACGGATCATAATTTATAGATTTAATTAATTCATCGCCTATTTCTTTAATCCAAGTCGACTGGCTTAGATTGAAATACCATCTAGATTCTGATTGAGAATTTCCATTTTTAATATAAACTAAATCTCTATCTTTTGTTTTATAAAATTCAACTAATCTTAATTTTAGAACTGAGTTGTCATTGAATTGTTGAACTCTATAAATAATTCCTCTTTTGGTTAAATCAGCAGCAGCATTATAAACCACTAATTGATTTTCTAATAAGGGTACACCGTCTATTGAAGAACTAACAACTCCATTTAAAAGTGAAGTTAAATTTGTAGTTGCTGTATCAATTAAGTTAATTTGAATTCTATTTTTAAATTCAATGCTGTAAATTTTTCCTTTTACATTTTCATTTAAATCATTGTTGAAAATAACTTTTTGTCCGCCTTCAACTAACACACCGTCTACATAATAACCGTATGTTCCATCAATTTGATCAAAAGCGTTAGTTGTTATTGTATCTATTAAATCAACATTGCCAATTCCCTTAACACCATAATTGTATAGTTTTAAATTTGCTTTAAATTCTATAATTGGTCTCTTTGCTTTACTTTGAACAGGATAAATTGGTGATTTATTATTAATCAGAGCAACAGTCTTAATTACATCTTCATGAAACCATCGATTATATCTAGTCCAAGGATTTAAATCATTGCTAGATTTATTAATTGTGATATATTCGGGTGTTCCGGGAAGTTTTCTGTCGCCGTCAAAGGGCAACGAATCAAACGGTGCATTATCAAATTTTTCGTTAAAAGTTTCTGCAAAATTCTTATTAATTTCTAATTTGTCAAAATCAACTAAAACAATAGAATCTCCTACCCCTTCAACGATATATTCTCTACCAACGCTTATTTCAAATCCATTATAAGTTTCATTTTTACTAAATGTTAATTTCATACCATTGGATAATTTGTATCCATAACTAGTAGTATAATTTTGATTTCCTAAAATAGATGGCAAAACATTTGAAGACAAATTGTCAATTAGTATTGATTCAGGACCCGACGGTAACCAGTAATAAAAAGAATAGTTGATTAGTTTATCCCAGTCAATTAATGGATCGTATGCACTAAACTCATTTTTAAAAAGTTTATTATGATCTTGTGTATTTCCACCTTGATTTTTTATTTCATTTAATAAATCATCATATGCAATAGCATCTTTTACATTTGACAGAGAATCTTTAATAATTAAAGCCGGCTCTAACTGATAATTTCTTCTTAATGGGGTATCTTTTTCTAAATAAAGATCTAAAATTGTATTATAATTAGGTGTTAATTTTGAACCAATAAATGCATTAATTCTTTCAAGTTCGGGCTCTTGAATAAATTGATCAATGGTGCTAGATAAAAATTTAGAATTTTTTTCTGATCTAATATATTCAGGAAGAAGATTTACGGTTTTTCTTTTTTCTGCCATTTTAAGTTCCGCTTGATGTTACAATATTCGAAGATGACTTTAATTGCGACGCAGTTATAGCACTTATTACTTCGATATCATTAATTGATACTGAATGAATAAAAAGTTCATTCGGTTGACTTGAAATTTCATAAAAACTTCCGAACCCTGAATTACCTTTTGGTACTATAACAAAGTTAGTTATGTCTGGAGTTAACTTGTTCATTACGTATGTAGAAAGTTCACTAAAATAAAAAGTTTGTCCAAATTCCCAATTTTCTAAAGAGAAAAATTCATTTATAGCATTTAAAATTTTAGTTTTTATATCATTATCAGTTATTAGTCTTTCGTTATTTTTTACTGCTTTAAATGTTGCTTGCAAATTAGGATCTGCTTTTTCTCCAAATAAAATTTTATACTTTACAGGATGAAAAATAATTTCATCACTAATAGATTTAATGTTGTCTAATTTTGATTTATAGTTTTGTTCTAAACTTTGCGTAGTTGGCGCAAGTGGTTCTTGATTAACCACTCCTGATAGATATTGTCTAAATTCATTATCATACGAAACTGTTAAAAGATATATATCAATAATATTTGATTTACTCGGATCTATTCTTCTATTGTTTCCACTATTGTGTGTATATTGAAACTTTAAATCAGCCCTTCCTGATCTTCCTATATAGTTTTCGTCAAATATCAAAGTTGAAGTTTCTGTAGACCACTTTTTTACCACATTCTCGTTTGGATTATAAAAATAAAATAAATCTCCATTATTAATCGGTTGGTTAATTGGATTCAAAAGATAACTATTCCAATTATCTTCTGATTCAATAGCATCTCTTACATCTGTAGTTAATCTATAAATGCCATCAGAATCTAATTTAAAATAAACAAATTTATTATCGCCGACAATTTTATCAAAAGAATCAGGATCTTCAATTTGACCTAGCGTGTTAAAATCATAAAAATTTATTTTAACTTTTCTAGGATTTACATAGCCATCTTTTTCTATTGTAGGACTTTCAATTTGCCATAGAAAATCATTACCTAATTCTCCAGTAATATTTGAACTTTGTACCCAAACTCCTGACATTTTTTGAAATATAGTTCCATTAGTAGTGTTCAAATAATAAGACCCATCCTGTCCAATAGTATTAGAAGGATTTGTAGGGCCTCCAAACCATTTTGGTATACCTGTTGGAACTGAATTTACCGATAATACATTAATTTTATCTTTTAAAACTGTATTATCATTAAAATTGTAATTCACAGAAGAGTTGTCAACAAAAAATGCTGTTTTTTGATTACTTTCAAAAACAAAATTTAAAGTTCTATAAGTTACTTTATATTTTTTACCAGTCCATACAAATGAAATTATCCAACTTGAATCTAATCCTATATCTTCGATATTATTTTGATTTGCTAACGAAAATGCATCTTGAAGATTTAAATTAGAATTTAAAATAAATTGCCATTCCCTCGAAACAGAATCAATTGTTAAACCAAAATTTCTTTGTCCTAAACAAAAATTAGAAATTTCATTTTCTAAACCAAAAGACAGCAAATTGTTATACTTGGGTATAACTTCTGTAGGAATAGCACTATTTGAATTTGTACCGTCACCGGGAATTTTTGTTGAAAAAATTATAGGACCAGTGCCGTCGTCGAGCGCACCAAGCCCACCGTTTGAACCATCTAATACTACCTGTTTTACCATCGACCAAAAATATATTTTTCCACCAGATGGAATAATATTTGATGTTGGAATAGTCTTAATGTTGTTGTTATCGTCAAAATACTTGCCGGTAGGAGCAATGAATTTTACTAAAGCACCTGGAGTTATATATTTTAAATTAGATATAGAAAATGTTCCAACTGAAAAAACTTGAGATCCTAAATTAAAATATCCTCTACTTTCGTTAGGAATTTTGTTAACTTCGGTCCATCTTATACCTAAATATGCTAAATCAATTTTAGAATACTTGTCTAAATAAAAATTTTTTAATTTTGAACTATTAACAATAGGCGCTAATTGATTTTTAATTACAGAAAGTATTTGAGATCGGCTGGCAAAATCAAATTCAAAAAATTCTTCTATTTCTTCTTTATACAAAATCCCGTCATCTGCAAAAATGTTTGTTTGACTATACTTTCCTGTTACATCAGAAATATCAAAATATTTGCTTAATCCACTAGAAATTCTATTAATACTTTTAACTTTTAAAATATCAGACCCGGCATTTAATGGAGAAATGTTATAATCTTCTCCAGTAATCATTCTATTTTGTGTGTAATAAAGTTGAGGTGCTTTTAACTGTATACTAGCATTTGATTCTGGGCCAGCACTATTGCTTACCGTATATTCAAGACTTAGCGTTAGTTGCAATTCTTGAGACTGACCAAATGAATTAAAATATGGAATAGTAATAACTACTCCAGACATCTGCTCTGGTTTAATTATATAACTTAAACCATTGCTCTGTCTGTAAAATAATCGAAAATCTCCTTTAGGTAAATCTCCAAAAACGCCATCAGCAAAATTTAAATCAATTTGATCATCATTTCTAGTTGATACAGCATATATAGATCTCAAACTTTGATTTAAACTATTATAAATTACGTTATTTCCTAGTAATGCCGGGACTTGAGTCCATAATGTACTATAATTTCCGTTTTTGTCTAATTGCCATAACCAAACATCAGAATTATTAATATTAGGAGTATTAACGCCAACAATTTCATTAGGTACCGGATTATCTAAACTAAAGTTCGCCAAACTTAATGTTCCTTGTCTAAAATGAACTAAAAATCCTGTATTTGGACTAGCCGAGCCTTGATTGTCATTTTTATAAATTAAACTAAATGATTTTCCAGGTGCTGGCGAATCTTCATAAATGTACGATTCTCCTGTAAAAGTACAAGGAACAATTTCAAAATTCATTGACACCCCATTAATAACTTTTGAAAAATTAAAAATAGGCACATCATTATTAGAACTGTTAACTACATACCTTTCTGTTAACGCTCCAGATATTGTATCTCTATCAACTGGATTGCCAAACGCTGTAGTCATTGCAGAATTCATTATGTTGACAAATTGCTGATACCAATCTTGATTTGTTGGATCGTTCCACGCAATAACTGTGTTTGCTAAATTTACACCGTTTGCATCAAAAACATTATCTGTAGTAGAAATAGCAGTAACTTTTAAAAATCCGTTTGCTGGAACATTTCTTGCAGGATTATAACTAATTAACTGTGCTAATCTTAAAATACTCTCACGACGTTCAGCAGTTTCTAAAAAGTTTTCTCTAGCATTTAAGTCAATTCTAAAACTTAAATTTTGGCCAAGGTACGCAATTAAATCAATTAACGCAATGTATTCACTACTGTCAATGAAGTCATTAAATTCTTCAGGATAATTTTCACGAAGATAAGAAATCATTACCCTTTTAAGGGTTTCAAAATCATAACTTTTAAAATCGGCATTTTTAAAAGATTGGTATACTTTTTTCCAATCTTCTGCCACTAATAATTTTGTATTTGTAGATGGAATCATAATTTTAACTCGATACCATATTTATTTTTAAAATAAACTGCATACTTTATTCTGCAAGAAGGCCAAGTTTTTGATCAAACATTAACCTCAATTGCGTACTTTGATTTGTCTCAGTTAAATTCAAAGTAATTTCTAATAAAAATCCCTGTTCGTATTCTCTTATATCAATCTGTGTAGGATATGTTCTAGGATCAAAAGTACAAATTGTTTTTATATCATTAGTTAACAATTCTCTTGTTTCTTCAGTTAAAGGTTCCATTAATAAATCCCAAATTATTGTTCCAAACTGAGGATTCATCACCCTACTACCTTTTCTAGTATTAAAATGATTTAAAATATTTTGTTTGATAAGATCATAATCATACAATTTTGATCCAAAGTTTAATGGGTTAACTGTACTAAACCCTTTATAAAATTGGCTTAATTTATTAGTATGAGTTTCTCTGTAATTAGAAACATTAATTTCAATAGTTTTGTAAGGCATAATAATATTTATTTTAACCTCCAGACCCGGTTCTTATAGGATTTCCCTGACCATCTGTTACAATTCCACCAGAGCCTGTTCCTAAAAGTTGTCCTTGCAACTGACCTAAAAAGCATTCATAAAAACCTTTTTTCTTTGCTTTAATATCAGCAGTATTATTTCCAACAGCCTTGCAAGCGGCTTCAAAATAACCAGGATTAGTTTGATCTAATTTAACTCTGTCTAGTAGATATATAACTGCGGATTCCGCTGCAAGATCTGGTCTGTTTAATAGTTTAGGATTTTTAACTAAATCCCATTTCATTAATTTTCCATATTTTTCATAGTTGGCTCGACCGGTTATTTGTATATAGCCTCGGCCAATAAATTTTGTTCCGTCACCAGGTTCTTTATTTCCTAATTCTCTACCTTTTGCGCCTTGATACCCATATAAAAATTCAGGTAAACTATTATTAGGATTTCCTGCATACTTTTCTGCAAGGCTTCGATCTCCTTTAAATATACTAGGAAACACTTGTAACAATCGATTAGCAGTATAATTAAAATTTTCTTCTTTTACTTCCCATAATGTTTCTCCTCCGCAAATCCCCAATAACGAAGCGACTGCATAAGGACTTTTTAACCCATATTTTTCTGCGGCAGTTTTTAAAGCATCTATCCCAAACCCAGATGTTCCTTTGTTAATTGCTCTAGCATATTCAATTGTACAAGTTCCCGGAACAACTACTGGAGGGTTTGTTGGTTCAACTGGCGGTGTATTTTGACTTACTTGTCCCGATGCTCGAGCAGCAGCAGAAGCAGGATTTGGAGGGATTCCGTCGGCTGTTCTATCTGCCAATGTTACATCTGTTTTGGGCGGTTCTACTTTTGGAGGATTAATGTTTTCGTGTTGATCCCACGGTTCGTGTGTTGGAACCCTCTGCATAATACTTTTAATATCTGGTGCTTTATAAAATTCTCCGTTTGACCAACCAGAGTTTGCTTTTCTATTAGGTAAAGTGAATAAAGGCAAATCTGGAGGAATTGCTGCATTTTCTGCACTGCTAGGTGCGGCAGCAGCAGGGCCATTCAAATGAATTACTGACCCGCTTGCTATAATTTGTCCGTTGGCGCCTAAATTTAGTGTTGCAGCAGTTCCTATGTTGATATTTGATTCTGCTCCTATATTAAAACTTGCGCCCGCTGTTTCTTTAATATCACCGGCGACATTTAAATTAAACGAATTAGCAACCGAAACTTTAGCCACTCCCCCAATCGTTTTATCATAAGTTTTCGTAACAGAAATTTTGGCATCTTTATCAACATTTAAAAAATAATGGCCGACAATATTTGTTTCCATGTTTCCATCGGCCCTAATGTGTATGTTGCGACCTGCTTCTAAATTTATATCTCTATCTGCTCTAAAATTAAAATCATTTTCAGTATGAATACTAACACTATCCTGAGCAAAAATATCAATCTTACCGTTACTAGTTAATTCAATCCATGCTGTACCTTTACTGTTAGCAATGTAGATTAAATCTTGACTATTATGCATTAATATTTGATGCCCGGTGCGTGTTCTTAATCTTACTAATTCATTTTGACCATTAACATCCCCGTCATCCATTACAAAAGTTGTACCACCCAATCTGCTTACAGGTATCCTTGCTTTAGATTGATATCCAATTTCTCCACGTTTTGCACCGGGGCTATCATCAATGGGCCCTGGTGTAGATATTCCGAATACTCCGCTAGGTATTTCTCTTCTTGCAGAACTAGACGTAACACCTCTTGTAGTATCTAGTAATAAACCTTGTTGCAATAGCCTATCAGCAAAAGGATGAACAGGTTTGGTAAATTTGTCAACACTTAAAGAAAACTTTCGAGAAGATTTATGAAATTCAGCAACTGGTAACAAATCTGTACCGTATTTTCTTCGTTGCTCGTCCGTAATAGCAGATTGTTTTGATGCTGCAATTCCAGGAATCATGTGATTTTGAAACATGTCAGAAACACAACCAAACCAATATCCCTGATTAGGATCCCCGTCAATAAACACAACCATAACTGTTGATCCAATGTCCGGAGGTACTGCCCACCATCCGTAACTTTTTTGAACATCGTTAAAATCAGAACTGTTAGTGCCTTCGTATTTTATGCTTGTATTTCCTGCAAATGGACTTAAATATCTAACAATATATGTTTCTGCTTGAAGATCAAAATCTGGTGCTACACCTTTAAATAGTGCAACTTCTAAACTTCCCATATAAGTGGGATCTAGGTGATTTCTAACCTCTGCTAAAAAAGGGCCGGGCGACCCTAATTTTGCCGAGCGTCTTTTTTCAAAATTTGCCATATTATTCTTCCATTATTCTAACGGTGGTAGTCCTAATCTTTTTCTAATTATTGGATCATCACCTGTATAAGGAGGCGCATTGGGATCATTTAATTTATTAAACAGTCGATCAAGTGGACTTGGAGAAGATGCATTACTTCCAAATTTAGACCCAACTGATCCTAATATACTTTTATCTTTTACAGATTTACTTCCTATTTGATTCGAAATTAATTTTGACGAAGTTTCATACTTATCTTTAATAATAGTACTATCAATTCTATTTTCAGTCGAAATTAAATTTTTATAAGGATTAATTTCAAAATTTTGAGGGTTATTTGAAACTTGACTTAATAAATCTTCTGGTACAATATTCGTTGACAAATTTTTAAAACTTCTAGACCCATATAAGTCTGCAAGACCTTGCACTCCTTTTTTAGAAACTACAGATCTTGCATAACTTTTGTCAATCTCAGATAAAGGATTAGGTGCAACAGAATATGGCGCAGTAGGAGGAATATTTGGAATCTTGCTCGACGGCAATATATCAAACGCTAAACCTGTATCCACGGCTTGTTCTAAATTAACATCAGAGGGAATAGATTTTGATAGGTCTTTTATTTGCCCTAAAACTTTACTTTGTAATTTAGGATCAATACCAGATAAAGAAGAAGGATTAATTCCTACGCCGGCAGCAACTGCTTCTGGATCTGCAGGACCTCCGGCAAAAGATTTAATTTTATCTCCAACTTTTCCAACAAACTTTCCAACATCATTTGCCATTCCAGAAACTGCATTTAAGGTATCTTTACCTAACTTCTTAAAAGGCTCTACTGTACCTGAAAATTGATTTTCAGGCAAACTAGTATCAGCAGGGTTTGTTATAGAAACAGTTGCCCCCTCACCAATTCCAGAACCGACATTAGATTGATTTTTAATAGATTTTAATGCAGAATTAATAACTCCTGTTGCTAATAACCCTATAGCTCTTTCTTTAGGCAAATTTCCAGTAAGAACATTTGTAGCAATTGCCAATGCTGCTGCAGAATCTATATCTCCCTTGGCTCGATCAAATAAACCACCAGGATTAATAGAAGGTTGAGGAATTCTTGAAACTGCTGGTACTATATCTTTAGCCTGTCTAGAATTAATATAAAGTCCTGTAACACTGTTTTGCATTCTTGATCCTTGAAAGATTGCAGATGAAGGAATGTTATTTGACATTAATCTAATGTTTGATGAGACATCAACTGGCAAAGGTTGTCCAATAACAGATGATCCTGCAAATAATCCGCTAGGTCTGCCTGCCAGTCCATAGGATCTAGTTAAATTAGTAACAGGAGTACCACCAAGACCACCGCTGGGAGGTGGAGGGGGTGGAGGAGGTGCCTCTTCTTGAATTTGATCTGCGGCAGTTGTAGCAGAAGATCCTTGGCTAAGTTGTTCTGCTATCGTTGCAGAACTAGGTCTAAAACTAGCACCCCTAGCAGTTGAAGAA